TATGGTGTATTTGAAAATTCACAATCTAATACGAAAGGACAAAAATACTTATTAGGGTTTGAAAACGAAGATAGCGTGTAAAATTAAAATGTCAAATATTCAAAAATAATTTATGTTTGCTTTTGTGCACTCGAAAAAGTTTACGTGTACAATTGTTGACATTGATGCGTTTGGCGTTGACCGCACTATACACCGACATCGCCGTTCACGCGTGTCAATGTCGTAACGAATTGTGCAAATTGGAGTCGAATGCAAAAAAGTTTTAAAATTTAAAAATTGTTTGCGTTTGACAAACGACATCAACTTTTCACATTGGCGTTGTTGTTTGTCAACACGTCGTTGTCAATACGTTCTCTTGTTGCTGTTTACGATCGTCGTTGCTGTTAAAATTTGTCGTTGCTGTTGTTTGATCGCCGAATCTATGTGGTCGTTTGGAAACGTCAAGTTGAACCGTTACAAATTATTAAGTCTTTAAAAATATTGTATTTACTATGAGTTTTTTAACAAATTTGCGTCGCGTTAACAAATTGTACCCTAACAACAGCAACTTTGTGCTGGACAACAATGTGTTGCGCAACATATCTCCGGCGGGATTCACCAATGTTTTCAACGCGCCCACCACTAGAAACCTCGGCTCCAACAGATTTCAGCCGGGCTACAATTTGGGCAACAATCGCTTTGTGAGCACGTCGGACGTGAACAGGGTGATGCGCAACAACGACTCAGCCGGCATTCGCAACATATTTAGCAACGCCAACAACAATCAGATCGATTCGTTGGGCTTGTTGAGGCGCGCCGACAACGTGCCCGATGCCGGTTTGCACAGCAGTTTTTTGCGAAGAAACGCCGTCAAACAAAACTATCCGAGCACCATGACCCGAAGCAGCGCCGGAGTGCAAAACGTGCTCAACAACAATCCTCGTTTAGCAAGTTATTTGCAAAATTTAAAAACGGCCGGCACCGTGCTGCTTCTGGGCGCCGGCGTATACTTGACTTTCAGCGCCATAACTTTGGTGCAAGACATTATAGAAGCGCTGAATCGCGTGGGCGGCAGTTATTACGTGCGCGGAAACAACGGTGGCGACGAATACCAAATCTGCATGCTGGTGGAGCGCACTTGTCTCCATCCCAACACCGCCGACACGGACGTCAACTATTGCGACTTTGATCCGCTTATCAGCGACCCCGTCCAACTGCGCGCCTTGTGTAACGGCTACGATTACGAAACGGAAAAAACCGTGTGTCGCGCCAGCGATCCGAGCGCCGATCCCCTGACGCCGCAGTACGTGGACATTTCGGATTTAGCGGTGGGCCAGACGATCACTTGCATAGAACCGTACGACATGGGCGATCTTATAGGCGATTTAGGCTTGGATAATTTGCTTGGCGACGAAGGAATTTTGACCAACTCGTCCAACGTGAGCAAAAGCGTTAGCAACAATTTGATTCCCGTTTTGTTATTAATAGGCGGGTTGTTGCTGCTAGCGGCTGTAGCGTTTCTAATATTCAAACGCATGATGATGACAAAAACGGTCAACATTGACACCAAAGTAAATCAAAAATAAAAAACAACATTCATTTAAATCGTTTATTTGGTCCATTAATTCACATTACATAAAATATAAAACCTAACTTAGCTACAAACACAATAGAATGTACATTTTTTAAAGAAAATTTAATCGCTTTTGTCCGCAAACGATCTCAACACATGCGCACACTCAAATTTGTCCAAAGCCACTTCAATCATGGCCTCAATGCTGAGAAAATCGGTGGCGTAATGAGAGTACAGATTCAAGAGTCCGTTGTGTTTGTTGTTGACATCTTTGCGATTCATAGGTTTTAAAATGAAAACGTGGTGAGTGCCGTGTTGAAATTTGTCAACCACGTCAAGCGGCACAAAGTTTTTAATGGTGTTGCCGAACCACACGTACACTTTGCCTTTTTTCAACACCGTCACACGTTCATCTTGTTTGGTGGACATTAGCAAAAAATTGTCGTCGTTCGGACGATTTTTCATAACGCGCAAATACGCTTCGACAGTGTGCACCGAAGCGTTGTTCTCCTTTTTAATGCTTAGCATCTTGGCCGTTTCGGTGTTTTTAATGTCGTACAACAATCGCACCACAGCGCCGTATTTGTACGTGAAATAGGTGTTTTTAACATCTTGCGCTTCGCGTTCCTTTTTCGAACTCCACCAAGGCATCAGCGCATTGACGACTTTGCTGATGCGGCTTTTGGCGCGATCGGCGTCGATGAGGTCGTAGGCTTTGATTTTGTTGCAAAGCACACTTTTGAATTGTTTATTTTGCGACAACTCCAACACGGTGAGCACATATTTGGAAACGTCGCCGGGTGCCGTCTCCAAAGGCGTTTCTTTGCTCATCAAATGTAACGGCATCGTAAACAGACTGTTGTTGGCGCAAAGATTTATCAGCTTGTCAAGCACCATTGTGCCTTTTAAAATGCCCAGCGAAGAAGTCATTTGAATGGTGCGAATGTTGACGAAACAAATGTCCAAATTGAAAGTTTTCAGCAAAAGATTTGTAAAATTGTAATCTTTTATTTCGTTGAATTGACAACAATCGTCCGTTGTCGCCAATTGTACAGCGGTGAAATCGTCCCATTTAGGAATGTTTATTTTCATGGCGATTAACAGCGACCGCGATATCATAAAACGCACGCGCTCCAACGACACCGTCATGACAAAACGATCCAAGTGTCGATAGCGATGCGAGTACTCGTTGTTTGGCGCGGACACGCAATTGGCGTACATGAGACAAAACGGTATCGTGGAGAATTGGGGCGCTTGATGCACCACAAACATGTAAATGGATTTGTTTTGAATGTAATCCAAAAAACGTCCGTCGTTCTCGACATTTAAGTTTTCCAAATTCCTCCACTCGTTTCCATGATTGACAAGCAAACTGTTATACGTTTTCACAACATTGCAATTCATCGTATCATCGACAGCGTTGGCAACATTATCGTTGTCGTTTTTGCAAATGTCCTTGTCGCCGGTTTTATTGGTGTCGTTGTCATCGTCATCGCTGCTGCTGCTACTGCTGCTGCTGTTGCTGCTATCGTTGTAAACGTTTTCTTGATTTGGCCTGTTAAAAATCTTTTTTTTTATAATCATTTTTGGTACAACTTTGTTTTCAATTTCCTTGTTAAGTTTAGTAAAATATTGTTTATCGCAATCGTTGTCAACGTTACCATTGTTAACGTCATTGACGTTAATGTCGTTGTTGATGTCGTTGTTGATGTCGTTGTTAATGCCGTTGCTGTTAACGTTGTTATCGACGTAATTTACAGCATCGCAACCTTTGTTTTGTTTTTCTTTGTCTGGGTTTTTTTTCCCATCGCAATGCGTGTTAACAACTTTTTCAATAGCAGCGCAAACATTATCTTGAGTTTGAAATAATTCACTGCGGTTGTTGGCGATGTCATTGCGGTCGTTGGCGTTGTCGTTTACAACGTTGTCGTTGCCGTTGGTGTTTTCAAGCGTGCTACGTTTTTTTGTTTTTTTGTTAACTTGTTGATGAACGCTGTGAGATCTTTTGCGATTGACGGCTGCGGCGTTAACTTGCTGCTTGGCATCATTGTGTTTCAACGCCAATTCCTTTTTATAATTCATTTCTTTAGTTGTTAACGACGACGACGACGACGACGATGACGACGACGACGACAACAACGCAAAAGACGACAACTCAGACACCGCCACTGTTTTATTATTTACTTTGGATTTTTTTTGTTTTCAACATTTACTTTCACACTTTTTGGAAAAACATCTGCTTTCATGGAAAAATCAGCGTCACAATCAACGGTAGCCGGTGTCGACAACGTTGTCGAATTAATTTTCGGCGGCGAAACAGCGTTCTGCGCAATATTTGCGGGCGACATTGAATGAACTGTGTACAAGACTGGCGGTGTGTGCGGCGCCTCAATTACAGATTCCGACACGAACGTTGAATCGTTGCCGCTGCAATTGTTGTTCAACGTCGCCGGTGGAAGTAACGGCGGTTTTGAATATATTTTTAATAAATCGATCGTCGTTGCCGCGGCAGCGTTTGCAATGTCCTTTTTCTTTAACATTTTTTGGCGTTTCGGTTTACGGGGAAGCTTTATTTTTTTTGCTTTTTTTTAACATTATTTTGTTGTTGAGAATCGTTTCGCTGTTGATAATAATGTTCTTGTTGTTGTGGCTGCAAATAATGCTCTTGCCGTTGTGGTTGTTGTTGTTGTTGTTGATAAAAACTAGCATTGTGATTTTGATTGTAATTTTGTGTTTCGTAATGTAAATTTTGTTCAAAATTAAAGTACGCATTCTGATAATTCGGTGGGTTAAATTTTAAATAATCGTGCAACTCTTCTCTGACCATTGTCGCCGGTTCGTTGGTAGTCTGCAACAGTTTCTCCAAACCTGTTATACGATCTAAAACATCCAACACGTTTTCTGCGCCGGCATTAGAAACGCTGTTGACGGCGCTATTGCTAAAGTCCGTTTCGCTTTCTGCTAAATGCCTGGCAATGTTTTGCTGCGGCGGCGTTTGAATTTCATCGGCGTGATAAGCGTTCTTTTTCAACAACAAATCATTATAATCGCTCATTTGGCTATCTATTGTATGGTTTAAAATGTCCAAACAGGACTCGCTGTCGGGAATGTTCAGTATAGCCGCTGCTATTTCTAAGTTGACACTCTCTTCGTTCTGTTCGCAAATCTGAAACAAACAAAATGAACGTCAATCTCGTGTATCCTGTTACACAAGAGAAAATTATCACTTTTACAATGTGCAACACGCTTAATTCGATTGTTGTTTTCGTTTTTAATTACTTTAAAAGCACCTGCAGCATTGCCGTTTCGAACTCGTCCTCGTCAACACCCTATTTCGATGGCGCAGGCTCAAATGAGGAAAACGTAGCTTTGTTCAATAAAGAAAATTATTGCTTTGATAACAACGGCAATATTGATACGCAATTGGTGAGCGGATACGAAAAACACGATAATAAAATCTGCATAAACGTGTCGTGTTGTAAAGATAGCGATGAAGGCGCGATCGAGCTCAACAGCGAAAAAAACAACACAATTTCCACCACGGTCGCTTCTCAACGCAACCTCAACGCCTACATGGTGAGCTGCATTCGATTGCCGTACTTGGCACGCAAGCTTGTAAACTTGCCAATTTTCAACGTGCCGTTGGCGGCGGCCGTCATGCAAGTAAAGCGACGGCAAAACAGCAACAACGAAGGCGGCAACAATGGGTTGTGCGAGAACGATGGCAAGTGCCAAGAGCTGCAAGTGTGGCATGTGATCGGGGTGCGTCGCGGTCGAGAACCAGCCGCTTTCAAACGCATCAACGGCGTCGTCATTGACGAACGAGGCGTAGAGAAGTTTTACCAAAAAGAAGTGATAGAGTTGCGCGGCAACATTCCGTCGGCGTTTGTTCAAAATTTACAGCGCGCCGTCGCCCACTACGACGATTGTCAAGTGATGGGATTCGTGTACCCGCATTTGCACATTAACGACAACGCCGTTCATCTGATTTACAAGGACGACAACGACGGTTGAACGCGCAATGACACATACACCGGTGAAGTGGATATAAATAAAAAAATAACATTGATATAATATTTTATTTTTTATTACAAATTAAAACTAACATATGCATTACAACAATTAGTTTTTCTACGTACATTTGGCAAAGGTAGTTTTACAACAGCAAGGTTAGACTAGAGCAGAAAACCTTACACAACAGCAAGTTTTAATTTTACAACAGCAGGTTTCTGGTCAAAACATCTATACAACCGTCGGAACGAGTGTTTTCCACGCAACCGTGCGCGTCTAGATCAAATTGCATCGAAGGCGGACAGTGGAGACGCGTTCGACACGGACACACAAAATAGGCGTTGCAATCGAACGGATCGGGCACCGTTCCGTGATACCCTTTGGGACATATTTTGTCCATGTGCAGATCGTTGTGCATATTTTTCATTTTGTGAAACACTATTAGTTTTATAATGATAAACAGAGCTAGCAAAAGCCACATGGCTCAAGCGTTGGCGGATGATGAAAAATTGAGTATGCCCACGCGATTGTTTTTGCCAATTTCGTTGCCGCCGTTGTCGACGGTAAATTTGATTTTACTTAACAGTAAATTGTCAAACGAGGCGCTCATTGTGGGTTTACATTTGCTGGCAAACAATTCGTGATCGCACATCGATTTTATGTAGTTCATGATTCCGTAGTTTTTTAACACCACATAGTGACAATACGCATGCTCCATGATCATCAACAGCGTCAAGTAACGCGTCGCTTCGCTCTCCGACACTTTGATGTCGTTGTCGTGCGCGCGATTGTAATTGTAAAAATGGTCGTTATCGGCGTCGCGTTTTCTGTTGTTGCCGCCTCCGCCGCCGTTGCTGAACGCTTTCATCATGCTTATCAAATTTTTCTCTTTAATCAACGTGTCCACGTTGATGTCGGTGTCGAATTGGCGTTCCAGCATTTTAACGATGCTCAAACGATCGATCACGCAGACAATGTCATCGTTGTCGTTGCTCATAAACACTATCGGCTCGCCGGGTATTGTGTGGACGCGGTTATCCGACACCACAAATTGAATGGTGTTGTCGAAATTGTTCACCAACGAATTGACGCGATTGTGAACAAAACCCAGCGACGCGTAAACAACGCTCATGATGTCCGTGTTGTTGGACCGATTGCGAAACAGCGCCAGCAAAGAATCTTTAAGTTTTAAAGTGTGCAACATGGCCATGTACTTGACGAGCACAAGTTTGGTTTTGAAATTGTCATAGCTCTGCAAGCTGTTTAAATTTTTAGCGTCAAATTCGCTCAGATCGTAGTCTCGTTTTAATTGGTCTTTGCCGCCGATGATTTCGGTCACCGTGCGAATTTTGGGTGTGTTAAATTTATGTTTTTTCATCGTAAACTCAATCGCTTTGCGCGCGCGCTTTCAAACTCACAATTTCGTTGCGCGCTGCAACAACACTTATAAATTCGTTACTCGTTTTTGTTGAACGCAACGATGCGTTCTTTCGCCCTCGCCAACGCGTCTACATCATTGCTCGCTGCGGTGTGTTTGTAAACGGATTGGCTCGCATCGTCGCGTTCAACGGATTCGTGTAAGCTATGCGTCCCGCCGTCGGATCCGCCGGAGAGCTGCTGTTTCCTCCGTTGCTGCTCGATTGAAACAGCATTATGAGCAATATCACGATTACTAAACCTATAAGAATCGTCATAAGAGTGCTGGTGTTGAACAGCGTCGGATTGTTGTTGATAAAACGACCGGCGCTGTTGGTGTTGGGTGCCATCATGTCGTCCATTTTTCTACAATTTTGATTTTAAATTTTTTAGTCTAATTTAAATTCACACTAACTCAAATTGCGATCGATCAAATCGGGCGTTATCAACAATTTCAAGAGCGTGTTTGTCACCCACGTATTTTTCAATTCGGCTATTTCTTTAAACGAACTTTCGTAATCGCCTCTTATTAAAAGATAGGCAGGCACCGTGTTCCCGAAAACGTATTTCGTGATATAGAGTTTTTGGCTTTTGTTGATTACGTACAAGTCGGTTTGCAAGCGTTTCGGCGGCGAATGATGCGTGTACCGTATCAGGTCCAGCGAAAAATCCAACGTTTCACTGGCGCCAAACAAACTGTTGTTGGCAAGGATGGCAAACAATCGCACTTTGGGCACGTAAAAAGCGTTGAGCGTTCCTTTGATTTGAATCATGTCGGGCCTCACGAAAATGTAAGACGGTTGGTTGAGGCGTGTTGCGGGAAATCGGTTTTTGGCGTCAATCTTTATGTTTAGTTTGCGATACGTGTTGACCGCGCACCTGTCTATCACGATTTCGCTGTACGAAGCCTGCGTTCTTGTCGTGTATTCTTCGTCGTAATCGTTGACGGCACCGCCGCCGTTGGCGTCTTGCGACTCGGGATCGCTAAATCTCACAATAAATTTGTACAACGACGTTTCCGTCATGTACTCGTTGAGCAGATCCAAGACGTCGTCGGGAAAAGCGGCGTCGTAAATGTAGTCGCGCTGCACGAACCTGACGTGGGATGACGAACTTCCCAGTTCGATGCGTATTTCGTCAAACAGCCTGTCGGGCCGGTTGGTAATGAATTTTTTGGTGTTGATAATTTTATAATTGTTGCGAAACAACGAGAGTCCTTTGTAAAAATTTCGCAAAACGCATTCGTACGTGACGCAGTCAAACATTATTTTGTTTTCGGCAAAATGTCGCGCCATTGGCTCTCCCACCAAGTACAAACGATACGATTGCGACGCGGGCGCGTAGGAATCGCAAATTCTCACTCCGCTCCAATCAACCTGCGCGTTGTCAAACACGTAGCCCACGTTGTTGTTCATCAAACAGTAATTTTCATTGTTGTTAACAAAATGACGCTCGCTGACAACCTTTGAAAACTCTTTGTACATTACAACGCGCAATAGAGCGGGATTTTTAACAAACAAATTGGTGGCGTACACCGGCGTGTCGGGTTGAATGTACACGTTGTTGTCCAAAATCAAAATATCTACATAGTTTTTGTTGCACACATACTTGAATTGGGGTTTGACAAATTTGAACATGTCCACGTTGCGATCCACCACCAGATGTTTTAAATTCATCGACACCAAATAGTCAATGTATCGCAACAGAGTGCGTTCATCGAGCTTTTCAAATTTGTTGCGCAAGTATTGCGAAAGAAAAGATTTGCTTTCTTCGGAAAAATTGTCAAAATCCGACAAACGAAAATAAGTGGCCAGAAACAAATATTTGTAGTGTCGCGCGTCCAAACTCAATTTTTCGTTGAGCACACTCATGGCGCTGTTGTGCACGGCGACAAGCAACGCGCGCACAACGTCAAAAGGGCGTAAGAAAGTCGGAAAAGCAACGGCGACCGAATCGCGACAAGCGTTGAGCGGCGTTTTTATCTTACATCAACAATTGACCACGACGATTGAATCGGTTTGATAACAAACTACTATAAACGCGCACGCGTTTCGACCGGTGATTATTTTGCACAACGGCGGCGGAAGCAAACACAACGACGTCGATATTGCCCACAATGACGACAACAAAGCAAAAAATGTACAACGTGACAACGTTCGACCGAGTGGTCAGCATAAACATGAAGTGTTCCTCGCTTCACCATCTGTTGACGCTGACGTCTCAATTTTTTAAATGGAACATTAATTCTTTTGAACTGTACCTCGACGACGGCACGCTGATCGACACCGATGACTATTTTCAAACGTTGCCCGAACACACAGTGTTTACAATAAAGCGAAATTCCTAATGTTACATGTTGTGTTTTTTCTATTTACAATAACAACGCCGCATCAATCTGTGTCTTTTGCGAAAACAACTTTGCAAGCGGGACACACTGGATAAAGTTTGCAAAACTGCCAAAGTTTGGCATAGCACACGCCGCACATTTGGTAGCCGCAACAAGTGTTTTTTATCAAAAAATGTTCTTCAGCGCTTGTGGTGTGACAAATGTTGCAGCGGTACAAATCGCGTTCGAGAAACACGCACATGGCGTTGACGCGTCTTTGTAAAAGCGCCAAAGCGTCCAAGTAACGCCGCGAATCCGCGACAATGGTGTTCAATGCTGCGACGCTTCGTTCCACCACGGCATTGCAGCAATAATCGTTTAAAAACATGCTTGAAATCTTTAACAGTTGTTTGCAATAAGGCGCAAAGATGTACATGTTGTTTTGATACGCCGGCGTGGAATTTATCTCCAACAAAATTGACACAATAGCGGCGATGTCGCGAATCAAATAATGAACGCAACGCGATTGGCCCAACGAAACGAGCGCGCGTTCGTCGTTTTCGCAATCGCGCATACGCAACGCTTCGTCAATGGGGGTGTTGTGCGCTTGCAAGTATAGTTTTTCAACAATTTCGAACGCGGACATTTTGAATTCAAATTGAGCGACGGCGTTGTAAGCGATGTCGCAAGGGGTGCGCAAATCCAATAGTACAAATGCGTTCATTACCTCTGTGGCGAAATCCATGTCGGCGACAGGATGAAATTGGTGAGACGTCGTCGCCGTGGAACACAATAAAGAAGGCGTCGTCACAGATAGTTTTTTTGTACAATTTCTGTTTTTCTTCTTGCATTTTTCCTCTTGAAACATTTCTGCGGACATGACAAACAGTGTGCTTTAGATTTTGTTTACAAGCAATCACCACCGTCGCCGTCACTAGATCCGTTGCTTGTTACAATTGTTGCGTGTTGCGCTTATTGAATGGACGAGCAGATGTTTATTTAAACAAGTTTATTTACACAATAATTATTAAATGGACAACAGCAACAAAAACAATTAATATTATTGTTGCCGGCGCGGATGCCAATGACAACGACAACCGTCCTTGCCGAAATTTGTCACCAAACTGCAATCATTTTAGACAAACGTCTTCAAGACAACCAATATTTATTAAAGCAATTTATTAATAAAGTTATTTTCCTGCCATTGTTCCAGGCCTCCCATTAAATTCGTTTCCGCCGGCAATGGGCAAAGGATCGTCTGCCGACACGCCCATATTAGGAATTAAACGCACGTTCGCATGCAAGGCCGTACGTTTGTGCACGATGCATAATTACAGACCACCTATGCGATCGTTCGGTGTTATTGTTTGCGTTCTGTCTACATTATTGCATCAACAGAAACGCAAAACGCTGCCTAAAAAACAATGTGAAGCAAATGGATAACACAAATAAATAATCTAAAAACACCAACCTAAACGAGAAACAACATCGCCGCGCTTGCGACAGTCTCCACGCGCAAACAATTTGCGTAAACTGGACAAAATAGCTGTTTTACTTTCGTTTTCCTTAAAAATAATAATATTTTATTGTAACCTATTCAAAGAGCAAACTTGATATTATGTTAATGCGGCGTTTCAAGTTTGCTAAAGATCAAATCAATAAAACGATAAAGCGTTGTGTAACACCACAATGTTTGTATTGTGTCACGTGTGCAAACGCGCACGTTCACCGATATGTATAGGAGCGCGCACACGCGTTTGTGGCATCATCGCTGTCACCTTTAAACTTTGTCACGCAAGCAGGTTTGTTCGTGCGACACAGCTTGCGCGCACGGTCGTTTCGGTGGCGCGCCAGTCTATTATTTGTATAAGCGAGTGCGCACGCAACAAACCACAATGAAACGCGCGGACAACCGCCGTCACCGTCATGCAAACACCGGTAATGGCGTTGAAGATGCGACAACGAAAACGACAATTCTGCCATTTGTCAAAAACGTCGACGCCGCCGCCGCCGCCACACCGCAAGACCTGCGAGCCTATTTTCTCAGCGACGAAAATGTTAAACTGTTGAAAACGGTGTTTGAGTTTTTTAAAGATTACGCTCAAGGAAAATATCGCGTCAACAATTTGGCATCGATGAATTGCAAGGATGTGCGCAGGCCAGAAGTGATTGCACAAACGGCGTGCAATCAATGCAAAACGCCGTTTGACGGTGCGCCTTTCACAAAACTAGTGTGCGTTATTGACGAAAGGGTGGTGGACAACAATGAAAACGCAGACTACACAAAACACGGAATCGTGTGCGGTTCGTGCGGTGAAAAGTACGGATGCAAAGAAATAACGGACAACATGGGCGACAACGACAGCATCAGAGATCGCGACAACAACAGCGGCGACGGCGACGGCGTGTACCACAAACGCGTTTACGCCTTGCCCGTGTTTCCGCGTCTAACTTTTGCCACGCTCGAACAGCTTTGTCGGTTGGGGTTTGTCACCAAATATTTGTTTCTGATCGACGTCGACGACTACAAAATTGTGCGTCGAATTAAAGAGGACGACCTGCGCAACGTCTACTTTTCTTTTTGCAAACTAATAAAGGAAAAAGCGCCTTACGAACAAATTGTTAGCGTGAGCATGATCACGTACGCCCAGACTTTGTTCACGGAAACGAGCCGAGGCTGTTGTATCGAATTGGATGAAAAAGGAGGCGGCGCCAAGTCGGTGATAGGGTTTGACGATGCTCGTTGTCAATTGACGCAATTCATAAAAACGCACACGTTTGGCGGTTTGTATTACTTTTACGAAGTAACAAAACGCGTGTACCGCAACTATTCTTTTGATTATGTTCTTTACTATGCGGTGAGTCCGATAGCGCACGACGACAACGATTACCGCCTGGATTGTTCCAAATGCAAAACCAAAATATACAAAAACAACATTATTCTCTATTGTTCCAAGTGCGGTTTTATGAATCGATCGCAATGCATAAAACAAATGAACGATGTCAACCGGCGCCGCACTTGCATTGACGATTTGCAAAACATGAAATTTTTCAAGGAATGCGTCAAGGCTCACAAGACAGTGGCCAACTGTATTTTGTACTACGATATGAATGTTTACAATAAAATGTTGGCGTCTAAAAAATAATTAATTTGTGTTTGTTTTAGTGTTTCTATAACGATTCAATAAATTTATTACATCAATAGTTTATTTTTTATTTGTGTTTAATATCCATTATCCATACATACACACACACACACCTGTTGCGCACTTGCCAATTTATCCAATTAAGCATGTCATTTTCTTTTGACTTTGCGCACAATGGCAACTTTAACAGCCGTAGATCTTACAAACGCCAGCAAGTACGCCACTCACCAGCATCGGTTGGCTTTTGTGTCCCGATGGCGGTCTCGCTTGCCACACATTTTGATAGATTACGAATTGCGACCGGCCACCAACGATGATTTCTACGTGCCCAGCGGTTTGGCGCAAAAGGCGCTCGCCGTCAAGTTGACTTTTAGCAAACGAGGCTGCGACAGCATGTCGTGCTATCCTTTCACGGAAACCAACACCATCAACGCCTACACGCCGTTCGGCTACACGCAAACGTCCGACACCACCGTCGCTTACGCTCAGCCGGCGTGTTACAATTTGGACAGGGCGGCGGCGACGCGCGAAGGCGCCGAAAACGAAGTTCAATCGGCTGAGTTTCGCTACACGGATAACAACAAATGCATCATGATGGATACGATTTCCAAAATGTATTTCAACTCGCCGTACCTTCGCACCGAAGAACACTTGCTCAGAGGCGTTGACGATGTGCCCGGTTTCAACGTAACGCCCAATCCCGACCCGTTGTTCCCCGAAAAATACATAGGCACTTTCAACAACGCTTACTGTCGACGTTTCGGCCGCGAACTATCCAACGGCGGCTGCTCTATGAGTTGGTGGGAAACCTTGCTGGGGTTCGTGTTGGGCGACAGCATTTACGTTACTTTTAAAGTTTTATTCAGCAGTGTATTGCTGGATTTATTTTTGTTTTCATACACAAGACCATCGAGAGATTTGCCCGTCAAACCGACGGCGGATCACGTTCGAGTTTTGCAAGAATGGCGTGCGATCCGCGACACCAAAATCGACGTTGATTTCGAAACGCGCATGTTAAACTACCAAACCTTTGCCGATTTGGGCATGGACGACAAGACGGCGCTCGTGTACACCGCCGAGATAGGTTTCAGCAGGCGACTCGTTACGCGAACTTTAAATTTTCGCAAAGCCACACGCACCGCCGCCGATTACGACAACAAAACGCGCAACAGCAACGACGCGACCGCCAACAACGACAACAATTACTTAAACGCCGACGATATTGATCAAGAATTGATCGACATCATTAATGATTTCATGAAAGATTCCATTTTGGTGAGTTTGTGGGTGAGCGCGGGATTTGACAACGTTTTGACGGCGCTCAAATTCATGTTGAAGAAAATCAACTCATTCTTGATTCCTCAATTGAAACGCGCATTGATAACAGGTTCAAAAAAAATTACAGTCAAATTGTTGGGCGAAACGTACAAAGCGGCCGTCGTGCACACAATCAACAGGGTGGCGTTCAAAGCCGTGACCGCCGTCGCCAAAGCCATGACGCGCATCGCCATCAAAGCGGCTTCGGTGGTGGGAATTGTTCTTATTCTGTTGAGTTTAGGCGATTTGGTGTTGATGTTCTGGGACCCGTTGGGGTACGCTAACATGTTTCCAAAAGAGTTTCCCGATGACATGTCCAATTCGTTTCTGTCTGCGTTTTTTGAATCGATGGGCGAAACTTTAGACATTGTAGAATTTTTGCCTGAATTTTTCGACGAGTTCGTGGAGGAAGACGACAACGCCGCTTTTGATTCTTTACTTCACATACTGGACTACGTGTCCGTGTTGGAAGTCAACTCCAACGGTCAAATGTTGAATTTTGAACAAAGTGAAGAAATAAACGACTTTGACGAATCCACGTTGGTCGGCAACGCCCTCGCTTCCAGCGCCTTGTACACGCGTTTTGAATTCGAAGCGTTTACAGAAAGACACAACGCCGCCGTGTTTCACAATCGACAAAACAACGTGCACAACATCGCCAACGGCGTTGCCGTTGTGCTGTTTGTGTTTGCCGCATTTCTAGTGTACGTTAGCAACGAGCCGGACTATCGTTTTGGCTTGCTTTTTGCTGCTTTTATTTTCATGGCTTTGTACCTGCTCATAGCCGACTCGTTGACGTACTTTTTGAAAATGCGCAAGCACGTCGAACGAGAACAAACCATTTGGTTTAAAAATTTGTACAATTTTTAAAAACGCATTCCATGCAACATTTGTGGATCGAACGACGCCGTTGCCTCCATATCTATTGCAGTAAAATATTAATATACAATTTGCGTAAAACACAACACGACCATTTCAAGTACATTTTTTGTTTACAACGCACGCTATCAAACGATCCATCATGTCGAGCGAAAACAAGAAAGTAAAAAATAACAACGCAGACGACATTGCGGGCGCCGTCGAGGACAGCACGTTCAGTTTTAACGTTGGCAAAAATGGAGTGTGTTTTTTCGAAAGACATTCAACAATTCAAACAAACACGACATGGCTGCAGAGATTGGTGCACATTCTACAACACGATTTTTCGCGTCGCATCTCCGTTTTCGAGTGCGGTTCGCGATACCAAAAATTAAACGAATGTTTGGCTTTTTTAAAAACACACCGATCGTTCGAAGAGTATTTGTTGGAAGAGAAAAACAAACGTATCGCTTTTCAACGGCGTTGCGGCGATTACAACAACAGAAGTTTTGTGTCCGCGACGCCGTTGAAAGTTGTCGGCGGCAAAAGAAACGGCGTCGGCGGCGACGCTACAACTCGATTGTATCGCGTCGCGGTCGCCAACAGCAAATTTCGAGCGCAGCCTTTGTATTTCTTCGACAAAGTAGAAGTGCGTTTGCAAACCAACAATTACGGCAATTATTTTTCGATAACGTGGCCCGGCATGTACAAAATTATTCACGAGTACGCCGCCGCCGTTGCCGTTCATTTGAAACAACCGTTTGTGCTCGTCAACAAGATCGTGTACGCAAACGCGCCTTTCAATCGAGTAGCGTGCGCTGTGCAAACTCAACAATTTTTCAACATCACGCGAGATCTCAACGAAATTATTTACAGCAGCGGCCAGCTGCTCACCAAGGTTTATTTGGAGCCCATGATATCCGAATACTACGACAATTTGTTTTCGAGAAACGACAACAAAGTGGAACTGTTGATGGGCGCTTTGATTGAAGGAGTAAAACAAAACCCAACAGAACACGAATACACCACCATAAACAATAAGACCTTCAAGGAAAAAACGTTTTCTTTGGCCATCAAACCCATGATATTCATCAACGTGCAATGATGAGTTTGTTATTTGTTTAAAACGTTACAATAGTAGTAAAATAGTGTGCATCTTATACTGCGCATTTAGCCTTGTTATTGATGCTATTTTCGTTGCCGTAGTGTCATTTGTAGTTTTGTTATTTTTATACTAAAAATGTCCGAAATCAACAGTGCTTGGTTTGTGTTTCGCATCAACGCCGGCGACATTAAAAAGCAGTTTGCCCACATTTACATTGACTACGTGTGCGGAGGTGGGATTTTGCATCACATCGAAACGCAACATTGCACTCGTAAACGACTGGTGGTGCGATCAAACGAAGCGGCGCGTAAACTGGAACGGATCGATCGGTGTTTTTGGTGGCCCACCGGGCGCAGGCTGAGGTGTCGTTTTGAAAACACTAACACAAACATAAAAAAATTATTCGTCAACGGCGACAATGACAGATACAACAACAACAAAAGCGGCAGCAGCAGCTACCAACCGTGTTCGGATCGTAAACTACGACGCATGCATCAACAACGACAACAGTATGAACGACGTCGTCAATGGCATTGGGAACAAAGATCGCGACAGCATAAAAATTTGAATTGTAACAACATCGATAAAATCAATACAAACGACGATGACGACCAAAATATTTGTAAAAGAAATCGGTCCGTATCGTCGTTGTCCTCGTCGTTGTCGTTCAACGCCGCGTTGATTCAACATGATTCCTATTTCAACAAACATTGCAAACGTTTAAACGCTGCCAATTTTATTACCGACGAAAGCGATTACATTGACAACGAAAAAAATACAAACGGCAATAACAAATCATTTGATGACAACGCCGACGACGACGACAAAGAAATTAACGATGATGAAATCTTGCAAGAAATTGACCGATGGTATAACAACAGTTGTGTAAAAGTGTCTCTGTGCCAAGATGACAATGTAGACGTTTCGGACGGCGTTGACGATGTAAACGGACAGGACAATGTTGACGATGTCGACATGAATGTTTTTTAGTACAATAAAATGCAATGAATAAAATTAAAATATTTTATTGAAAACAGCCAACCATTTGTTCAATTTTAAAAGTTTGCACTGCTAAATTGCAAAAATTCCATTCTCATTTGATACAGTTTAAAATCTATAGCCGCTATCTCTCTTTCGTCTTTGGTGATGCGCTTGATACGTTCCCAATGTTCCAATTTGATGCTCAATTGGCGTTTTGCTTGCAGCACTTTGTTCAATTGTGCGCGCAGTTCCTGGGAATGCGTCTCGTGAGGTGATGCGAGCGCGTCGAAACGCGATCTGCTGTTGAAAGTCGACGAAACGCGGCGAATAGTTGCCGGCGCGCTGTTGAACGTTGGACAAGTCGTTGACGATTGTGCAAACGACGACGACGACGACGTTTTGCTGTTGATTGCCTTTGGCGTTTGCATCTCTAGTGCCGATTTGTTGGCAGCGCGCACGCCACTTTTTTTGTCATTAATTTCGTCGTATTTTGAATAGTTTGATTTCTTTGTAAAAAAAGGCATTGTACACCAACAAGCAAAGATGCTGACTTTTAAAACAAGATGATATTCTCATAAGATGAATTTTGGGTTTTATATATAAAACTAATGTCAAAGGTGAACTCGTCCGTAAAGCATAAAATAAACAAAAATTATCGTGCATTTTAATCTGTATATTAGTCTAATTAACGAGTTCTAAGGTCAAAAGAGTTGTTGTAGTAATGCGTATATTTTTACAAAGCTTGTTTTTTTTCTTTATAATACACCATTGTACCGTTGCGGCGTTTTATGAAAACGACGATTACGACGACGACAACTTTGAAGATGACAACGTCAACGACAAAAACTTCAACGCCAGTTACATCAATCGTGGACAAAATAAAAAAGCAACAATTTTTGCGTATCGAGTGCACGGTGTCGAGTGTGAAGCAAATTTTGAAAAACGAATATTTCGAGTGCTAAAAATTCACAATCGCACCGTTACAATGCAAACTTTCGCGCCGCAATCCAGCACAACAGGCCACGAATCCTTAAACACGTTGCACCATTATCCCGGAGTGGCAACCGAGGTCGTGTTTCCTCCGATAGCCTCCACCGACACGGTGCTCGACCACTTCGGCCGTTAAGGAAACCGGGGTTTCGTAACTGGTTTCCATGAAGGCTTTTTTTATCCGTCTACGTAACTGGTTTCCATGAAGGCTTTTTTTATACTACTATGTAACTGGTTTCCATGAAGGTTTTATTTATACTTCTACGTAACTGTTACGTAAACTCTTCCGTATGTCTGGCCACTTATCATTTAGAAAGACGTCATCTATCAGATAATAAATTTGCACTTGATATTGATAGAATGTCAATAGTTAATTTTCTTGAATGTAAGCTTACTCTGACTATTGATAAATTACTAAAAATGGATTTAATGGATATTGAATTCATCTCAACGAAAAGAGGAGGCGTTGCTGCCCTACATGGAGGACACAAATATCATCGGAAAAAAAAGTACACGAATGGTAATACATTTTGGCTATGCTGTAATTATAATCGTGGATGCCATGGTAGCATTACTTTAAATGAAAAAAACCAAGTCAACAGTTACAATTCACATGAGTGTTTGCCAAACAATGAACAAAATAAAGTTTTTAAGGAAATTGATAAACTGAAACACGCAACAGGATCTAATTTTGAGTCGATTCAAAAACAGTACAGTGAAATGGTGTACAAATTGGAAAGTGAAGGAATACATTTGATGGCTGACATTCCTCCATACGAAAATAAGAAAACGGGTCTTTTTAATAATCGGAATAAAATCCTTGGAGTACCTAAAATGCGTTTTCCAACTTCTTGTGCCGTAGTAGTTCCAAAAAAGTTTCAACAAACATTCCTTCTAGCTGATTACTTTAGTGAAGAAGATGAACAAGCGAATTCTTATATTCTGTAATAAAAATATCCGATACTTAGTAAAGTGCTTTAAACATATATTGTGCGATGGCACATTCAAGTCCTGTCCAAAAGTTTTTAAGCAAATATACACTATACATGGCTATAATGAAGAAAATACATCTGTAACTCCATTAATATACTGTCTACTCCCAGATAAGACCCAGAAAACCTACGAACTACTTTTTCAGCTTATTGAATCAAACTTTCGAGGCTGGAGGCCGTCTAAAGTAACAATGGATTTCGAAAAGTCTGCTATGAATGCTGTACGTCAAGTATATCCAGGAATAGAAGTCAAAGGTTGCTATTTCCATTACAACAGATGCTTATTCCGAAAGAGTAAACAGTTGAAAATTTCATCACCAGTCAAGAAACGACATGTGTCACGGTGTGCCGGAATAGCGCGATTACCACCGGAATTTATAGCAAGTGGTATTGAGTATGTGATGCGTAGGAAGCCCGCTGGTGAAGATATAAATAGATTCAATACTTATTTTAGAAAACAGTGGCTAAACAATACTGACTTTGAGAAAACTTGTTGCTGTAGCAAGGAACGGATCAGAACAACCAACAACTTGGAAGGTTGGCATAGCCGGATTAATCGGTTCATCGGACAGAAAAATGTTACAGTAGCCAATTTACTAGACATATTAATTAAGGAGACCAAAGTCAGTAATATTTTTAAAACTAACTGTAAGAAAAGTAATCGCTACCTAGAAATTGATACAGAAATTGATAATGCTATAAACGATTTGCAAAACGGGCAAATAACTGTGGGCCACTGCATTGAAATAATTTCACCTTATGCATTTTTATTTTAATATTTAAAGTTTATATTTTAAATAAAACAAGTTATAAATAGTACAACATTGTTTTCAATTCATTCATATCTCTCAGCTGTATTGAATATAGAATGACAAAAAGAAAGTACCTGCTAACTTTTATCGCTTTCTTCTTTCGTAGTCAGTTTCGTACGTGGCTTAAGAGATATTGGATAAGTACTCCTTCGAAACCAGTTACATAGTAGTATAAAAAAAGCCTTCATGGAAACCAGTTACGTAGACGGATAAAAAAAGCCTTCATGGAAACCAGTTACGAAACCCCGGTTTCCTTAACGGCCGAAGTGTGCTCAACGTGCTGTTGTCGGACGGCGTGTTGGCGCGCGTAATTCTCGACCGAACATTTGTCAATTTTCACGTACACAAAAAAAGCATGGTAATCGGACATGTGCACGCCTTTGCTACCGCCGATGCCCTGATTGTCAACGGCGTGTTCGTGGGAGCGCCTGTTTTTCGAGGCAACGAACTAATTTCTGTGGTGACACAAGTGTTTTTAAATCCGCGCGACAAAACGCAAACAATTTTTGTGATCGCCAACGAACGATCGCCCCGCTTCGTGGCGGGCCGTTACGATTACGATGACGACGGCGCAATAACGGTGCAACAGCTTCGCGCCAATATGTCGGTGTACGGTCGACGTCAATTCCCCTTTCAAAACAACAGTCCCGATTCCAGCACACAATTGTTTGGCGCGCAACAATACAACGCCGCCGCCAACTCCAACAAAAATTACTATCGCAACAAACCGCGTTCGGTGTACGTGTTTCACAACGCGCACACTGTGCACGTGACGCTCGTGGAAGGAGAGTTTGAAATAAACAATTTAACATTTGATGGTCCATTGCTTGACAAAAACCATTGATGCGACGATGGTTTACTTGACAATAACTATTTTTTTTACCATTTTATAATAATTTAATAAGTTTAATGGTGCATTTGTTCCTATATTGCAGACATAAAAACACAAACGCACACATCAAACAATACTAAAAACCATGTCGCAAAACATATTTCTGGTTATCCGCGCTGACATTGCGGCCGTCAGCGAGCAAGTAGCCGCGTTGCAAACGGTCGTCGAGCAAGTGCAGTCTTCTTTGCCCGACGGCGATGAAATCAACACCAAGCTGGACGAACAAGCGGCCGCGCTCACGGCTCTGCAAACGACCGTGAACAACATCAACGAAATACTCACACCCGAGCTACCCGACGTGCCGGTGGTACCGCCCGTAGTTAGATTGCCGAAGAATGGAAAAAATAAAGTATAATTTTTATCTTCTTATCAGCGCTCACACATTCTAAGATAAATTAATCGTATAAAAGCAAAACGAACCTGGCGATCGATAATTATTATTCGCGACAACGATACAAACACACGCGCATCATGTTGATGATGGATTTTGAAGTACCTCAAAACAGAAACTTTGAAGCGCCGCGTACGAGAAAAATTTTAACCGTAAAATGTTTTGCTTCAATTCACGATGATCTTTGGATAAATTCAAACGATTTATATGATCGAAACACTGTCTTGACTTATGTTTTTCCAAAAAACAGAACGTTTTTTTATGAATTTAAAAATAAAAACAAAAAATTGAAATACGACTATAAACACGTTGAAGGCTATGATATATTGATTAATAAAGATGGATTCAAGCAAATGATTAGAGCCGTAGAAATTGACAACGGCCCCCATGGATATTTGGCGTTGTTATTGAGATGGGCGAATAAAATTTTTTATACATTGGAGTATTTTCACAGAACTTTTGTTAACAAGTTGTCGTTGCAAAAAATACTGTGGGGAACCATGTGGCACGACAAGGTTATAACAATGGTAGTCGACGATGTAAAGTGGTATTATATTAACGATTTCATGCCCAATTATCGTCAAGAAATTTTCGAAACTCAAGCTTTTTCAAACAGTCACATCAAAACGTTTTATACATTGTGTAAAAAAAAATACAATTGCAGCATTTATTACAACCAGAAACTGTTCAACAAGGTTGATAAATTTGCAACAATGGAAGGCATTTTGGAATTGATGATTGCAAACAAAAACATGCAAGGCGACGAGATTGATTATTACGCTTCTTCTTTTGCAAGATGGATGGAAATCAACAAAAAGCCGGAAACCGACACGATTTTGATCAAAAGAAGACGCAAAACCTGGAGCACAATCAACAGCAATGAAGTTTTTACAAAATTTAATAATTGGTACAAGCAGATGGACAATTACGTCAAAAGCATTGAAAACGAACAAGAAAAAAGAACCATTCCTTACAAAACGGTGCCTTCTTTGCAAGGTTTGGCTTTCAAGAGAGTGTTGAGTGTACCGGGATTGTACAAAAAAATGATGCGTGTTCACAATTACTTGGATTTCTGTTGGTATACAAAGAAATGGTGTCAAGATTACAGCGACAGCCTGTCCGTACCGTTTGCGTGTTCGTACATTTACAAAAACAAAAAAGTAAAACTAGGAACGAATATGTTGTATCCAAATAATTTTTATTATGTGAAAGACATCAAACCCAAATTTGAAAACAAAAACAAAAACAAGAGTCTAAATAAATTTTCTATTAATAAAAGAGACAAACAAATGTATTATTTGAATTTGATTATGAATTTAAAGTTTGTACATTGCACTACTTTGAAATCGGACATACTGAAAAAAACGATATGTTTAAAAACTTTCTTGCCTTTGTTGGACGATTCGTTTTTCTACAATCAAATACTTAAAAATATCACATTGTACAGTAGGTGCGATTTGAACAATGTTTTGTTAACATTTTACAATCAATATCTTGATTTCAAGCAAACTATGTAATGTTATGGTTAATTTAATTCTAAGTTTGTATTAATATTTGCTGTTTGTAACCTATTCTTTTGTGTTAATATTTGCTGTTTGTTACATTCAATGTTAGTGCTAATAAAACCTGATTTATTCAATAAATAAATTTTTTCATTAATATTATTTTATTTTTATTCTTTAACCACTTCATCCATTTCGATTTTGTCTACATTTTCATCCGTTTCGTAACCGCAATTTCTAAGCACCGAGCAAACGCTCGAGTAGCCCGTGAGGTCTCTCATCAGCATCAAAGCTGTGGGCCGCCAAAAATCATTAAGTCGCAAATAGGTGTAGTACAATTCGATAAAACTTATTATACCCATTTCGCTGATTACAAATTGAGCGTAGTTGTCGTCATTGGAGTGTACAACGTTGTCATCGGCGTTTGCATTGAACAAATATTTTTTGTGAAACTCGCAACGCGCATTGTTGGCGTTTTTGTGGTAGCATGTGTGACAACTGGCCATTTTTTCAATTTGCAAAGCGTTCAAGTAATCGCGAGCTTCGTTTGACAGCAAAGACACCTTGCGCAAATGCTCCGGCGCATCAATCAGTTTGCGTTTTAACAGTTGTTTCGACGACGCCATGTTTTGCAAAGCGTTGCCCAATTTTGGTTCTGCACCGGCGGCGGCGGCGGTTTTAAAATTTATCGTTGCGCTTATGCGTCGAGTAAGCGAAGCTAAATCTTTATAAAACGTTTTTGTTTGCACATTGACGTTTTTTACGTTGACATTGTTGTCGTTGACATTGTTGCCGTTGTCATTGCAGTTGTCGTTTTTGTCATTATTGTCGTCGGCCATAGTGTTGTTTTTGCAAACGGACACGAACGGCGTTGTCATTTTGTTAATTTGTGCGTTTTAAACAAAACTCTCTGTTAATGTGGCAGTCTTAACTTATCCATTTAATGTAAGTGTAAACGTTGAACAAAAACAAAATGCAAATTTTCGTTAAAACTTTAACCGGTAAAACCATTACTCTCGACGTGGAATCGTCCGACACATTGGACGCGGTCAAACAAAAAATTCAAGAAAAAGAAGGCATACCGCCCGATCAGCAGCGTTTGATTTTTGCAGGCAAACAGCTCGACGACTCTCACACCGTTGGCGACTACAACATTCAAAAGGAATCCACGCTACACCTCGTGTTGCGACTCAGAGGAGGAAAGGCAACGGCGCAGGCATCTTTTGCGTCGGCGTGAGCGGCAACAGCAATTGTAAAAATGTCCAAGAAATGCTCATGTTGTCAGATAAACGTGGAATGTAATAAAAATTGTTTAACGGAAAATTGTTTTTTAAAACCCCTTCATCGAAACAACGATTGCGACAACAACGACACGAACGTCGTCGTCGCCGGCGATATTGTGCACGCGCTCGTCGTCGAATCGCGCCATTACAAGCTTCACGTTGTTCAATGGTGGCGAAACGTGCAAGGCGACGGCGGCTTTGGCTTGTTGCTTGACACGCCGTTGTCGTCGTCGTCGTCGTCGTCGTTGCCACCAACACCACCGCCGCCACCTAAGCTTATAGTGCGGTTTGTCGGTTCTGTTTTGCGAGCGCGCATACTAAGAATCGATCGTGATTTTGTGGATTTAATACCTGTGTAAACGGTGTTAAATAAAAGATAAACATAAATATTAAACATTTATTCATATTAACGATAGATACAAACATTCATTCAAACAATCGTTTTTTTATAGAGTTAATTTTCTTCACGTCCACCTGCAACCGTCGTTTTTTTTCCACGTTGCGTTTATGATGTAAAGATTTCTCAAATTTACAAATAACAGGCATCACCTTTTTTTTTATAAATCTAATCATTGCTTCGGTGCTGGTAAAACACGACAGATACACCATGGCAGCGTCCACGCGAATAATGTTCGATCGCTCGAACCACTGTTCAAAATCGGCACACAACTGTCGATTTTGTCGGTTGATCCAACAGCAGCGTCCTTTTGTGTAATTTTTAATGTCACTGCGACTAAAAAAGAAATCGTTGTTTACATAGTACACCGTCAGGGTTTGAGTGTTTTTGTACAGAAACGTAAACATGATTGCAGCGCACGTCGCAATGTCTAAAATGTCTAATCGACAATGAAATTTTATCAATTGTCCTTTGATTATATACACGTTCAACAAATAAATTGTCGCTACTGATGTTTACCTAACAAAAATGACGCATTCAAACAAATATTAGAATTTGTAACATTTAATAATACATAAAAACTTTTACATGTAAACTATCGATACAAAATAAAAATTATTCCGACATTTGACTTTCTTCTAAATGATCGCTTATCATCACGTGTTGCTCCTGCTGATGCTCCTGTTGGTCCGAGTTCAACTTTGGGTGTTTGACTTTGCGTCCGTTGCGCGTTCGTTTACGACTCTTTTCCTCCACGGCTGCCGCCATTTGTTGGACTCGAACGTTGGCAAAAGCGCCGTTGTCCTTTTTATTATTTTCATTGGCATCGTTCACAACATTTTGACGACAATAATCGACGGCATTGTCATTGCCGCCGACGTCGTCGTTGCCGTTGTTACGCATTTTTATCAATTGGTCGGCGGTCGTTTCGCACTCGACGTTCTTGAGAGTTTGTTTGAAAACTTCCAGACCGCTTTGCAGCACCGCTCGCGTCAACTTTTCAATGTTGCCGCTGGGCGTTTTTAATTTTTGTTCATAGATGAAACTGGTGACGGGCGCGTAATCGGATTTGAAAGTGGAAGTCAGCAAACGATAAAACTCATCGTACAGCTTGCCGCGACGCTCGTTGCCTTCTTTGATTTCCTCCACGTTTAGGTCGACGATGCGTTTTTTGGACGACGTGCCGCCGCGCGATGCGACGTTGCCTAAACTCGTCGTCAAAGCGGCCGTTGACGTCGCCGGTTTGTTAATTTCGTCGCTGCTGGTTTCCGACGAATTGGTTTCCGCGTTTGCAGTCGTCGTCGTCGTTGCCGCCGCTCCTTTGGGTTTAATATCTATACTTTTACCCAGCTTTTCCATGAAATCGAAAATATCAATAAATTTTTGACACGCGGGATGGCGCTTCATGTAGTTCCACATGTCGTGACTGCTCAACCACGAAGTCTTTCTGTTTTTGGTGTACCAACTGTTGAACAGAATGTACTTGTTGTTAGTGATGATTTTCTTGCCGCGCTTCACAATCTTTTTGTCGCTGTTGTGCACCTCGATCACGGAAAATCGGTACAAAAACTTTTTTTTATCCATAAACTTTACAATGTTGGCAAACACATCCACGTCGGTTTTGTTTTGAGGACTGTTTTCGTATTTGGCAATGATTTCGGAGAGAGTGGTTTGAGAATTGATGCCCATCTTGACAATTGTCTAAAAACGTTTGTTGTATCTGTTGACGGCAAAGCTGTACTCGCTTGCCAATGATTGATTCAAATTGAAAACGTTTTGCAAACGAGCCAAATGAGGTTTGAGCGGTCGTTTGCGTAATGCGCAATCGTCGTTCACAATAAAATGTGTCTTTTCCAAATTTTCCCTTATATACTGCATGTGCTGTTCAAAACCCGCTGCAAATACGTGATCGCACACTCCTTCCGTTTCGTTTTCGTGTTTTCGCCTGTTGATTACTTCGCGCACAAGCGCATAGATCTCGCTGCGAGTCAAACAACGTTCACAATTTTCATAAGTTCTCGGCGCGTGGCCAGCACGATATTGTCGCGCATCGCCCGCCTCCATTTGAACGTTTTATTCTTAACAAAATCGCTGTTGCCGTCGTCGCCGTTTTTGTTTTTGTCGTCGCCGTTTTTGTTTTTGTCGTCGCCGTTATCCTCAATGTTGTCGCAGTTCACGTCGCCGAGTGCGTTGTCATCGACAAAATTACTACTTTTGAAACCGTGTTCGTTTAAACAATCGCAGTTTTTAACAAGTTTGTTTCCGTTTCTAACAAAAACGCCGTTGCAAATGTTGCCGTTGCCGCGTTTTTTGCTGTTTTTATACGACGCCCAACAAACGCTGCGCGCTTTCGTTTGATTCAATTTTAGAGTGATGCACAAAAATTGTTTACAAAAAATTTGATTTGTTTCGATTGTTGTAGCGCGCGCCGTCGCATTCAACGCGGACGACAACGCTGCCGTCTTCGAAAACAACGCGTCCGCGCACGTTTCGCTTGGCAGTTGCGTCAACGTTGCGATCGGCGCCGTCGACGCCAATAACGTGGGCGACGTTGTCGTTTTTGACGCGTTCGCGTCGTGCTGTCGCGCCGTCTGATCGAAAATCTTTTTTACATTTTTTACAAACACAAAAAATTCCAAATAATTGCTCGAGTCGTAGGTGATCAATTGTTTTTCGTTCATATACCGAAAGTAATCGTTAAGAGTCAGAATGCAAAGGTGTCGCGGTATTTCGTTGTTGAAACGCCTCGTTTCCAACTGGACGCCGTACTCGTTGGGTTTGCAACAAGTGTTGTTGAGTTTAACGCAAAAGGTGTTGGGTTCGCGTTGGACTCGCTTGAGAACGCCGCGCACCACACCCACGTAAATGGCGTACTCGTAATTCACTCCGGCGTCCGTCCACTGCAACACAAACGGAACTCGATGCACGTAAGCGCGTTCGAAAAACATGCCCGTTTCCTCGATAAACTCCCGCACGGCCGTTTCGTAATCGAAAGCGTCGCGTCCGTCGCGTTTGCCGCGCGGTATGGATATTTTTTCTAAAAAATTAGTTTGATGTAACGCGTCGCTGTTATTGTTGTTGTCGTCGTCGTCGCGTACGCCGTTATCGTCGACGCCGTCATCGTCACCGTTACTTCTGTTTTTGCTGTTTTTGTTACTGCCAACTCGATATTGTTCCGCGCTGTGATACGATCGACGCGCTCGCAACAGCGCCGCTTTGTCCGGTTCCATGATAATGAACAATCCCGCGCAACGCATTTTAAAAATGTGCACGCAAGCGACGGCAAACGCCACCGATTTGCAATTACGATTGTGAAAGTGACAAAGTCGCTGTTGAATGCAAATTAGCGTTCATAATAACCGTGCACACACGCTTACTAGAAAACAACAACATTAATCGGTCGCGTCAACGTTGCCATCGGTCGCGTCGACATCAATCGGTTGCGTCAACATCAATCGGTCGCGTCAACGTTGCCATCGGTCGCGTTCGATAAACACCTTTGCACGCACAACTCATATTATCAATGGTCGCATCGCAACGTTTCATTTGCGCGCCTATAAAACGAAATTGATCGTTTGAACAAGTGCACATTGAAAAGCAGCGACACGCGCACGCTTCACCATGAAACGAAACATTGAAAATGTTGACAAAAATGAAAAAAATAAAAGCCACAGAAACATAACTAAAAACAACAAAAACAACGTTGACACCAACGATGAGAACAACGCCGGCGTCGTTGTGCCCGTGGAACACAACGCGCTTGTCGGTGCGCACGGCGCGGATTTTGCAAACGATTACAAAATAAAAGAGTTTGACAATGACGACGACGACGACCACGACGCCAACGAAGCTGACCGAGAAAAACGCAACAAATTTGTCATGTCCAAAAACACGTACTCAAATGTGTTTGTGTTTAAAAGAAAAACCAAAACATCGTCGCACTCCGTGTGGTACAACGAATTGATGTATAACTTTTCCGTGGGCAACACCAGCGTCGTGTATAGCGATTCGATCGACAACAATCTGGATAATCAATTGATGTATTTGAAAAATGTGCTAAACATCAACGAATTCAGCGACAAACTGTACCCCGACGTGCACAAAGAGATTAGCATCATGAAACCCACGGCGCCGCGAGTCGTGTATCAGATGGGCATGCATGTGCGAGGCGGTTTGATGTCGTTTTATTTTTTCGACGAGGCGTCGGTGCGCTTGGTCAACGGCAAACACGGCGTGTTCATGAAGGTGCGTTGGTCGCAAATTTCGCAGCACAACCAAATCATGGCCAAACTGATCGGCATGTACAATTCGTGGGAAAACGATCTAATAAAAATGCAAGAGGACATCATCATCAATTTGCCCGATGAAGAGAACGTGGCGTCGCGCAAAGAGTTTGTCAAAATGTTTTACAGCATCTCCGCGGCAAAAAACAAACGCGTGTTTGCGCGCGGCATAAAAAATTCAAAAATTCCCGTCGAATGCGACATGTTTACGTACGAGCAATTTTTCAGCATGTTTGAATTGCGCAAAGAAAAGGCCGAAATTAGACCTTCCGACGAGATAAAAATGATTATGGGCGCGGTGATTGAAGGTTTCAAAGTCAGCAAAAACGAAATGGAGTTGGAGACCGTGCACAATGTTAAAATCAAAGAGCATCAGTTTTCAATTTCGATTAAGCCCATCTGTTTTTTTTATGTTGAACAAACGCCTGATGAATAAATAAATAAAAAATGTATAACAAATAAAAAATGTATTTTTAAATAAATGTTTTATTTTTAATTATCACAATTTGTCTACAATAGGTAACAGTTTACACAAACATACAGTTGTACACACACATACAGTTTACACACAAATCTACAACGATACAATTTCTTCGTTATTTAACAATATTTCTAACCGATCGCAATTTTTCAAAATGAACTCTTTCAAAAATGCAACATTTTCTATTGAAAAACGCCGCAAACGACAATAATTGTTCATTTTGTTGACGTTTGTACAGTGTTTTAACAAGTAGCGTCGCACTCGTTTCGTCAACAAATTGTTGCTTTGTATCACACTATCGGAATACAACTGGGCGTACCGCACATAGGGATTTGCAAATTTTTTTTTGCAATAAAAACCTTTGACGATCGACTTCAGACAGTTGTAATTTTTTGTTTTGTAATAAGCTTTTTCTTCCTTTTCTTCTTGCGTTTCACTTGCGTTGCAATTTTTTTCTTTGCAATCATCACACTCTACACCGTCAAACATTTCATTTTTGTAAAATTGAAATCCATCCTTTGTGTGCTGCAACACCGGCAACGAGTCTTCATTCACGCTCAAATTGTTCAAAGACAATCTGGTTTCGCGTATAAATTGCGCAATGCGCTCTTTTGAAATGCTGCTGTTGTTGTTGTTGTTAACGTTGGCAATGTGACAAGTCAGCAAACCGTACAGACCGTGCACATGAGCGTTGGTGACGTACAAAGAATACATGGCGTAGCTTCGATGGTCGTCGGATCAATGTGCAAAGCGGTTTGCGCCATGTGGCGTCTTTTATAGGAAAATTGCCGCGCGTTCGTAGATTGTATGTGTGTATGCATGCGCTGTAGACTCACTTAACCGTCCATCTCCACCAATCTGTGACCGTAGTGCGTGCCGGTTTTGATTCGTTTTCCTTTGATGAAATTTATTTTAATTTCGCTGTCGTTGAGCAACACGCGAGTTTGCGCACCCGCTCGTTTGATAGAATTTTGACGACGCGTCGACAACTCCAAAGGATTGTAGATCAACGACTTCTCCAACATAAACGAGTTCAGATGACCGCCGTTGTGCCATTCCAGCGACACTATCAAATTGAGCAAAAATATAATTTCATAGTCGCGTTTTTCAAATACAAACTTGTTGGTCAAGCAATAGTAATACAGTTTGAGCGAATTGTACAAATAAAACATGTAATGTCCCGTTTTCATATAATGCTCCACGTCCGTAACGAACAGCACGTTGACCACGCGTTCCTCAATCAAATGTGCCAATTTGCGCAAGTATTGCAGCGAGTTTTTCTCCGCGTCGATTTCCAGCGCGCACACGTTGCTCAGCGCGTTGTGTGAGTGAATCACGCTGAAGTGTTGGGCGAGACTCTTCTTCACTAGCGCGTTATGCGTTTCAAGCACAGGCAATTCCAGCAAAATGTATTTTTTAAAACATCTGTGTCGTTTAATAACATCCGATATAGAATTGATGGAACAAAAAAACTTTTCCAACACGGCGTCTTGCCACCCTCGATTCGCCGTCGCGCGTTCGCTGTCGCGAGTTTCTCGCGCCGACTGGTGTTTAAAATCCAAACCGCTTTGAATGAGCTTGGTGGTGATGCGAATGCTCAACTGTTGGCCCAGCGTGTAATGGTTTTCGTAACCGCGCTCCCACAGCACGTTGCACGCGAAACCGATCAAATCGGAAATATCGCGTTGCGCCATCATGCGTTTCATGCGCTCAAAATCGCCTTTGTACCAACGATCGCGCACCAACATTTTAAAAAGCTGCGCGTCGTGCACGCTCAACCCCGGCCTGGTGGCATCGATGTAATGCTCCAGTTGGCGCGGAGTGGATTCGCAAACGCTGCTTTCGTCAAACGAAACGCTGGTGCGTTTTATGCAAATGAAACCTTCGTCCGTCACTTCAATGGTGTTGGTGAGCGTGTGGGTGGGACGTTCGACGCCTTGCGCCAACAGCAAATACATGGACAGCGGATCCGCAAGCAGTTTGCAACATTGGGGCAAAGGCTGCGACCTGGTCTCGTAATAATTGGCAAACGACGGCATCGTCAACGCAATGCAACGTTAATGTTTTCCAAAAAGGTTTCACAACCCAATTGTCAAACAAACGCGTATAGACACGCGCACACGCAAAAAAGCACTAAACTTTGCTAGCTCACAAACACCGATGGCTGCCATCCATAATCGTGGATGCCGGTCATCGACAACTCGAAACGCGCAAAACAAAACTGTACATCCGCAACGAATTTTATCGTTGTCGAGTCGACTCGTGTCGTTGTCGCAATCACTAATGGATGTTACGCGCGCGCGACACAAAACTTTTCGTAAAACAAATGTAAAATTTTAAAAATTTTAGACAGCATCGACAATACATGTTGGCGTCGTCGCGCGCAAATTCGGATGTCTCGTTTGTGTGCACAAATTTAAATATTGCAAAATTTTTAACAAAATTGGTTTGTTTCACAAAACGTTCAAACAGACGCAACATCGACAATTTGTTTTGTAGTTGTCGTCGGTGTCGATTCCGAATGTAGTGTATGTGTATCGCCGTTGCCGAACACAAGTTTGAATGGCGCGTGATTTGACAAACTTTATTCGCAAACGAGATTTTTACAATTGACGACATCGATAATTTACCGCGACGTTGACGCGCGCACAATTCGACGTTTGCTTTTAACAAATGCGGTTTTTGAATTCATACAAATTGACGACGTCGGCAACGTGACACTCGACGTTGTCGTAGTTTGTTTCGGATGTTGCAATCGTTTTGGTAAAATTTTTAGAAATATAAAAAATATTTTAAACGTTTGAAATCTTTTCGGTTTTGCAAAAAAAAATCATGCGCGGCGCGCCAACATCGACGATTGTGAGCGACGACGTCAAACCAATGATCGACAACGTCAATGATGATGCTTGGCTTTGTTAAAACGAACGTGGATGTCGCGCAAGTCTTGAACGAAATTTTTGGCAAAACGAAAATTATTTTGTTAAGGATTTGCGCGACATCCACGTTCGTTTTTGACGACGTCAAACCAATGATCAACGACGTCAATTGACAACGTTAATTGAATATCGACAACGTCAATGATCCTTTAACTTTGACAACGACACGTTTGACGACGTTAAACATAATTGTTGATGCTTGCAAACAAAATTTAAACTTTGTTTTTTTAAAGTTTTACGCGACATCCGACGCCGAGTTTCGTCGTTGCCGTAATCAGTGTTGACGGTGTCTCTATTTGTTTGACATTGTTGATTATTAGTTTAACTTTGCAGCATTCACTCGACTTTGCAAACTTGACAAATTAGCCCCATCTTGTACTTTGATTATCAATAATCAATCTTGACGTTGTCAATTACGGCTTTAACTTTACAATTATCGGGTCGTTGTGAAACTTTGTCAATGTTCTATTTTGTATAGGGACGATCGATGTGCAAATTAATAAAGTCACGTTGTTGCCGTGATCAAATCACGTTGCTGTAATCAAGTCACGTTGCCGTAATCAAGTCACGTTGCCGTAATCAAGTCACGTTGCACGTTATCTGTCAATGTGTCATTTGCGCAAATCACATTAATATTATCTAAATCACGTTGCGCGCTATCTATATCACGTTGTTTTTGTGTTATTAACCGTCATTTATGAAACATATGAAGTCACGGTTATTTTTACACAACGACCTCATTCTATCGTTTTAAACTATTTGTACGTCAGCATTTTTTCGAAATCCAAATCCACATCCATCAATTGCTGCTCGTGCACCTTTTTGTATTGCAGAGCGAAGGCTTTGTCGGGCGCTTCGTCGCCTATAAACCCCGTGATCTGGTCTAACATCACGCCGCACTCGTCCAACGTTTTGGGAGGAAAATTGAATTTGTATTTGACGGCGCGATTGAAAGGATCGCGAAATCTGCCTCCCGTAGCGTACCATTTGTTCAAGCACGAGCCGTGAAACATTTTGTCGAGATTGAGAGTGGCGTGTTCCGTGACAACGATCACGCCGTCGTTGACGATGACATCCAAACATATTTTGCATTCGACGCGATGCTGTTTCCATAGACGTTTAAACGTCTGAAAAAGGTAGCTTTTCTTGTCGTGCACATTGACCGTGATGAGCATAATAAAAATTGTGGGTCGGCTGCCGTCGGGGTTTAGTTACGCACGAAACATGGAACTTATATTACCTTTTGTTGAATATTCAAAGCGGTATCGCAACTGCGCCAACGAACAGCGCAAACACAAAATTTACACTCGATGGTTGGCCGAAACTCGACGACGCTGCAAGGACTCAAACGACAACGGTGCGTGTTGCAGAAAATTTACAAAAGTTGTCAGTTTCAAGAAATTATTGGACAATGAAAGCGAACGATTGAACAGTCAAAGTAAACGTTACAACAAAAGTGTCGACAACAATGATAATAATGACGACGGCAACGATGGCGACGACGACGATGGCGACGATGACGATGGCGACGATGACGATGGCGACGACGACGATGGCGACGACGACGATGGCAACGACAATTATGAAAACGACGAAGACAAAGACAGCGGTATCGATGACGACGGCGGCGAAACGTTAAAACGCGGAACCACAAATTTTTACAAAAATTCTTGCGACGCAAAAAACACAATGAAATACAAAAAAATTAACGACAGCAACGTCGATCGTGCCAGTGACGTTGTCAATTGTGCAATTGACGTCGTCGAATGCAACCTTGCCGATTACAAAGTTGACGCTGTCGACAATGCCAATAGAGTTTTGCACGAATTATGCGATTTTTGTTTTCGCCGTAACATCGACAGGCGCGAGGCGTGCATATACTGTTTGTTTCCGCTGAATTTGTCGTCGGCGGCGGAATGTGAACTTGGCACTTACGTGCTGCTGAGCGTGTGCTATTGGGAACAGCAAGGAGAGGTTGATGCGGACGCTAATTGTTTCGTGGTGTGGAAAGAACGGATGCGCGTGGCGTGGTTGCTGAACAACGACGCCAACGTTGCACAAAAAACGTACACGTTTACATCGTTGCCGAACCTGCGATGCGTTCAATGTCGGCATGCGGTCGTGGTGCCTTTGTCGCTGTGTAAGAAGCAAAACAGAATCTCTAATAAAGACTTTACATTCAATTTATTTTGTAAAATTTGTCTGTTTCCTTTGTTTGCAATTAAATACAAACAAATTGACACTGTTTTTTAATATTTTTGTTAAACGTATGATAAAATTGATGAAATGTAAATATTCTTGTAACCAATTGTATTTGTGCACGTGTGTATGTATGAAAAAGGAAATGTTTAAAATAAATGTTATTTTGTTATACAATATTTCAACTTTTATTTCATCAAAATGTACGCAAGCACGACGACGACGTTTTATTCATTTTTTTAATTTTTCTCAAACGCATCCATCTCATTTGGTTACGACTGTTTTTACTGTATTTTTCCTTGATTCGTCGTCTGTGTCGTCGACGCGTTTCAACACGCTCGTTGTTCAAGCGACGGTTGGCGGTGTTTGCAAAAAATTGAAATTCTTGCGACGACGATGCGACATAATTCACGGGCAAAACAATAAAAATTAAAAAGGACGATGTTGGTGCTGTTGTCGACGGTATTGACGACGACGACGACGGTATTGACGACGACGACAACGGTATTGTTCTTGTTGTCGTTGCCGAGTCGAAATGTATTGTAGCATCGAAAACCATTTTTATAACCTGCTTTATTATAACAAAAACGTTAACGCGCGCACGCCAGAATCACATCAAAGCGTCGTCCAATTCTTTTTTTCTTTCGATGGCATAGTTTTGTAAAGCGTTCAAATCTACACGCAACTTATTCACGGTCTCTGTGACGCTTTCTATTATAGACGCGCTGTTAAGCTGTTTCACGGAAAAAATGTTGTTTTTGGGCGCCGTGTTCACAGCCTCCATCATGCTGGCCAGATTCGTGTACTCCACCAGAGCGCAATGTTTGTTGTTGGCGCACATGACGCTCGCGTACACGGTGCCAAACTTGGCGAAATAGTTTTTGATGATTTCGTGCATTCTTTCCTTGTTGTCGTTGTCGTCGTCGTCGTTGTCGTTTTTGTCGTCGTCGTTCAATAGATTTTCTTTCCAACTGACTTGAACGCGATTGAACGCTTTGTTTTTTAAAGGTTTCTTTAGGTTGCGCACATGCATTATTTCGGCGGTCACGCGAGTTTCCGTCTGACTTTTGCATTTTGTCACGGCCGCATCCAGTTCGTTTAGATTTAAACGCGCCTTGGCCAACAAGGGCTCTATCGTTTTTTGCGTTGGCACTATTTGCATTTTGATTTGCGCCAAAACGTTATTTTTTTCTCGCAAACATTGATCGTATTTACGACGAGACGCCGTGTGGCTCAAAACATGAAAGGCGACAAGGGTGGCGCGTTTGATAACCGGCCATTTGCGGTGATCCGAATAGGAGCGTTGCGCGCTTTGCATGTGGTAGTTGAGCGATGAGATGAAGTTCTTTTCGGTTTGCGCCACCCCGATGATCGTGTAAAGATTGACGGCGTCCAAATTCAAATCAATGAGACGATCGCTGCGCGGCAATTTGCTGGTTCGCCGTATAAAATTGTCGTCGTCGTCGTCGTCGTCGTCAATATCAATGTCGATGTCGTTAACGTTGTCATCGCCAACGGTCGGTGTGTTTTTGTTTTTGTCGTCGTTGTATTTAATTTTTTTACGAAGCAAAGAAGCCACTTTGACGGGCGACGATTGATTTTTAAACGATCGGCTGACTCGTTTCAAAGAGTTGGAACGTAAAACACGATCGTTGTCGGCGCCGTTCGCACCGTGCGTTGTCGGCGCGTACATTTGCAAATTTTGTTTGGACAAACAAACGTACGCGACAATTTGTCGATTCGACGCGTTTCTAGAATTCAGTGATAATTTTCGTTTAAACTATGACGGACGTGGTGAAAGATTTTGACCGCTTGTACGCTGTTTTTCAACAAAATTATGGGCTATCTTTTTACTTGGATTGTTCCAACAAAGAAACGACGCAACACTCTACGTCGAATGCCAATTGCTGCGAAGTCAACGACGCCACCACTACCACGATACGATTGTTACAAGAGCGCAAATCGTATTTGTGCTGCGCCACCGATGACACGGGTCGCTGCGTCTTACACAAGTGCGTGCCGGTGATCATAGGCACAGCGTTGGACAAGCGGTTCCGCGCCCACGACACCAACGATGGCAAAGACGTCACGGGCACTTTTATAATCGACGGCCGTCATTTGAGCTTTCCCAACATAATGATGAACAACAACATTTTGATTCACAATTTTTACGACAAACTATACTCTAAAAATTGCAAACGCATGTTTCTGTACGGCAACGTGGACGAGGAGAAAAACATCAACAGAGCCATCCAACTGGTGTACGACAAACACGAGGACGTTTTGTTTGCTCGCGACGTGTACGCGCGCGATTACGTCGTTACCGAAAATTTGAACACCATTCTCGACGTGTACCTTCGTCGCAGCGGCAAATGGGAGCCGCTCAATTTTCTGTTTGATTTTGAACCGTTTCAAAGTCAGCGTTTGGTGGAACAGATCAAGCGCATTATGCGCATCGACATAAATTACTCCATCGACAGCCTCGCCAACAAAATTATTTACAAACACGACTACTTGTTGAGTCTGATTTTTGCACCGATATTAAAGATGCACAAGATTGCTAAGAACGTGAAAAAAAAATGTAAAACGTCGTCGGCTAATTTGTCAACGTCAACGACAACGGCAACAGCACTCACGACGACGACGACAAACAAAAATTCAACAACGGCAATCTCTGAGCAAACTACGACGAAGACAACGCTCAACACTCCTGTACCTTCAACCGCAACAACACGCGTAAAAACTTTGTCATCATCGTCGTCGTCGTGTTTGTTCGCGGCGCCGATTGCGAAAAAACGAAAAATGCAGTCCATCATGTATCCGCGAGAATCGAAAAAAATCGTAGAAACCATCGTCAACGGAAAACTCATCTATGCCGTCAGTAAAACGTTCAGCAAACAACGAAAAAATTTTATCAACTACCAAGACAACAGCAGCAACAACAACATTGAAATCAACCCGCCGTTGCTCAAGTATCGAGTGGGCAACGAGGTGGTGCGCATCACCAACGACACCATGCGACAGGACATGCTGATGCAAAAATCCGACTTTGTCAAATTTGTAGACAGTTTTTTTCACGGCGAGATGACGGTGGCGGGCAAAAAGTTTTTTTTGTGTCGCAACGTGCGCTTGTGCGCCGTGGACTACGACGCGGTGGCGTTGGCTTTCAAAAATCTGCTCAAACACGGGCTGATGCGGCGCGTCACCGTCGACGACATGGACGCCGTGTGTAACAACACGAATGCGCAAATCAACAATGATCACAACGACAAAAATGTTTCTTTTGACACTTTGAGCGTGGCGTTCAACGATCGGCCCACCGTGTTTTGTTGTCGCCGCGCAGATTTGCAACGCATATTCTACCATCTGAAACGCGGCGAATGTTCCGTTGAACTCAAACTAGCCGACAACACCCTGTTTGTCAACCATCACGAAGGCATGACTTGCATCAAACGCATGGTGCTCATCGACAACGACGACATAAAAGTGCGCATCGCGACGCTGCTCACGCCTTTCGAATATCACAACGCCAATTCGCTGTTGCGAATGGCCAACGATGTGGGTGTCGTGGATGAAAACGACGACGTCACCTGTTTAATGTCGAAATTGGTGCAGTATTACTACAAAAATTATACGCGCATTTTTAGCACAATACCGGTGCCCAAATTGATTGTGTCGTTGACCAATCTGAAGAACGCGATGCCGGTGCTGGCGTATCGCGATTTTGACCGCGACGCCGACGACCGCAACTACAACACTTTTCTGGACGAATTGCCGCCCGGCAACTCGGTGACGGTGTCGCCGCAAGTTCGCATCAACAACAAAATGTTTAAACTGTGGACGCTGGTTCGCGACAGCCGACTCATGACCGCCGAAGATCCGTACATTCCCGACACCAAACTGCCGGTGCAGATGTACAACAACAAAATCAACAAACTTAAAGGCAAATTGATGTACGTTAAAAACGAAACGCCCGTTTTAAAGTTTATAGAAAACAAAGAAAGTGTAGACACAGTCAACATCGACAACTCGAACGACAACAACGACAATCGTTTTTTTCGTCGCGACGTTCGTTTGGGGCACGATTTCAATGATTTTTCACCGTGCGTGCTGGTGGACGGAGGAAACGTGCTTTATTTGGCGGGCGCGGTGGTGTCCAACGTTAAAATCGGTTGGGTGTACGACGGCAAACGGTACAAAATCGAAACGTGCAAAAACAAAAACCATTTTGTGTCCAAGGTGTACATTTACTTTCGTCAAAACAAAAATCAACGAGTAGAACGCCTCGAATGCAGCATGAACGTGTGCGGCGACACCGTTTATCTCAAGCTGTCCATCATCACCAGCACCAACGATCTACAAGGTGTGAAAATTTGCGGAATCCACGGTCAAAAAGGAGTGATGAACGGCACCGAAGATTTGACCGAATGGCAAGCGGAAGACGGCACCAGCGCTCAGATTTGTTTGTCGCCCGTTTCGTATTTGTCGCGTCAAAGCAATTTTGACGATGTGGAAAAAAAGTATGTCGTGCGCGGCGGCGATCACTCCGATGCCGCGGCGTTGCGCTACCCCATCTACAACATTCCCTACATGCTGTTCAACAACACGCCCGACAACATATTCAAAGAGTTTATTAAAAGCAACCACACCGGTCACGAAAAAGTGGAAGGCACTCGCTTGGATCAATGGACCATCAATCAATCGTTTGCCGGCAATCGTTGGGCGGAGAGTTTGCAATGCGTTCGAGGCAGTTCCAATGTGGCGGACAACAGCGGCGAGTTTAACGTTATGAACAGCTTGTTGCATTGCAATAATATTATCATGAAATGACAATGATGACAAAATGTCTAAATAATATTTGTATATGTATTGTGTGTGTACAATTGTAAAGAAAACAATAAATGTATGATTGTAACTTTATTTTATTTTATTGGTAACACGCAAAAATCTATAACACGTTATACAATAAATGTTATTCTTTTGTTTAACACATTGGTATTTATCGAAAAACAAATTGTTTGTAGCGGCGCTGTAGTGTTTGCGCAAGTACACAAAAGTGCCGCAAACGTCGCATTCTCCGTACATGTTTTTCATGAGTTGGTTTGCGTTGCAAATCGCTACACCTCAATTGGAGTCGATTTTGATTCGGATCCGTTGTCGTCGTCGTTGTCGTCGTTGTCGCAACAACAATGCAACGCTATTGCACGCGAATCACAAGCTTCCTTCAACAGATCCACCGTTTGCTCGTACAAAAATGTGTGGTACCAATTGCTCCGGTCGTACTGTTTTTCAAACTCCAAACTTAACAAATCGCAGTTTTTATTGTTTTTTTGTTTGACGCGATAACAATCGCAATCACGCGTTTGCACGCTAACACGAAACGACTTTTTTGTGTCTTGATAAATGAAAACATTGGAATTCTCTTCAATGTTTTTGTCGTTGTCAACAATGTTTTTATCTTTGTTGTCCATGTCTTTGTCGTCGTCGTTTTGCTTTACATGCAACAAATAGGATAACTGCGAACACGGATTTGAACGCCACAAAGGCTCTTCGCCTCTCCAAATTATCAATTGAATCGCAGGAGCATCGCTAGCAAAAGGTGCAAGCACGTACGTCAAAACGGGCCAGTGGTGGCCCATCGCGTACTGTTCAGAAGATTGTGAAAATTTGTAGTTTTGCAAAACGCCAACGCAGCCGTGCAAATGGCGATATCGCTTGGCGTGCAAACGCAAAGTTACAAAATTGGAAAGGGCGATGCGTCCGCACACCCAGGCGGCCGTGTCGTCGGCTACGCACAAAGTTTGCGCATCGCGCGCACATATTTCGTTGCAACGCACCATGTGTTCAACAACCACGCGCGTTAAGGCTAAAAACGGCGCTATTCTGTTTGTGCGATAAGACAATTGCGTCGGATCCCAAAATTCTCACGACCGAAAGCGGTTTCATGACAATGCCGGCGACGTCGGCACCGCACGTGCGCGGCAACGCCGTGTTTGATGATGCGTTTTACAATTAAATTTTTGCTTACGTTTATATGCGCACGCGCGTGTACATTTGATTCGAACGCAAAAAAATAAATGTTGAGATCCATTCAAAATGTAAATGTAGCCACTTGTTACTGGGCCCCTCAAATTTCATTCACGATGTCGGTCATCGGCAATCGTGGATAACGGACATCGGCAATAAAATTGTTTAACATGTTATCGTCAATGACGGACATTCACAATCGTCGATGATCGACATCCATAATTGCCGATGACTGACATCCACAATCGTCGATGAAAGCAATCGGCGTTTGGCAAATCAAGTGTTTAAATTATTATTCAAATTACTAAATTTATTTTTACTATTTTGACTTTGATTTTAGCAGGGTACAATTCGCGTTTGCCGTTGATGTTGTGATACGTGTTAAAATTGGATCTTTGGTTTACGTCGTTATTGTCCGTGTACTTGTAGAACGTTTGTGATTCCAGAGCAATCATTTTGCTGTTGAAAGCGTTTGTTAGTTTTTCGTGCGTTTGGTTGATTCTAAACAACAACAGTTTTTTGGTGGCCGTCGAAAAAACCGAATCGCTGGCGGCGTTGGCGTTGCAATACGATTTTATCGCCACGGTGAATTGTTCCGAATAGCGATTGACGCATGCGTTCACAAACGTCGTGAGCAGTTCGTGTAAACGACTCTGACCCACGCTGTAGTTGACGTTTACCGTGGTCTCTGTTAAAGCGCTCAAATTTTGCGTGAAATTGGAATACAAAGATCGAATCATGGCAAAAAAGTTATTGAAATTTTGTTTTTTTACTGGACACATCAACAAATGTATCATTAAATCTTTGAAATCTAGCTTGTCCGCAGAATAGCCGTTGCTGTACAAGTATAACGATTGTAGGGGATAATCTTTGGGAAATTGTAAACTTTTGCGCAAATATCGTTTGAGTTGATCGATGTTGTGTTGGATGTGGTGCACGTCGTTGTACGCAAAGTGAGACAACGGCGTCAACATAGGAGCGGCTACGTGCACGATTATGGGTGAAGGCGCTCTTTCCAAACTCGTGGTCGTCGGCGCTCCGTCGGCGGTGCGTTTGTTTTTGCCTTCGTTTTCGTCGCGGCTTCTGGTAAATCGATTGCTAAAACGTTGATTTTCTTTGTACATTTCGTTGCTGTTGCTGTTGTTGGTGCGAAAAAAAGACGGCGAAGACAACGACGATGCACCACCTCCACCGCCGACGGCGACATCAGAACGCGTTTCGTTTTTTTCGTTGGATCGAATGTCGGGTCGCTTCGCAGCAGGACCTTCGTTGTTTTCTTTGTAATAGCGATTGGTAAAATTTTGATTGTCGTTGTAAATGTCGTTGTCGTCGTCGTCGTCACTATTGTTGTAATACTCGGGAGTTTTTTTTGAAATAGCGGACGGTGGCGTCGTTGTCGTTGTCAACGATCCCACGCTTTCGGGATAGAGAGGTAGTTCATTGTTAAAATTCATGGATGTTGAATCGGCAACAACGTCGCTGTTCACTGCAATGGTTTGAGCTGAAGGTTTATTTATTATGTTTTTCAACAGTTGTAAAGGATTTTTGGACAATTTATGTTTTTTACTAGCGACGTCCGCCGAAGTTAAATAATCAGCGGAAGAGGAGGAAATTGGTGACGCCACGTTTTCGTTTGTTGGATCGCTTTGTTCGTTGTTGAAATCAATAATGTTGTCTGCGGACGCGTTTACGAAAACGGGCGTTGGTGCAGCGGCATCGGTTGTGGGCTTGACGGCGTTCGCGGATGTGTCGATGAGATGGGCAACGGCGCCTGCGTTGGTTTTATTTTTTTTACTTTGCTTACTAGATTTTTCCTCGTTGGTGTTGACGTTTTTGCGAAATGCACCGGTGACGCTTTTCCTTTTGGAATTCATTTTGTCAATAAACGTAAATTGTAAATCCCTTATAGTTGCGACCCAACGTCAATATTTCGTAGTCGCGACTCACGATACTACCGTTGAACGTGTTCTTGTAATAGTATTTGCCGTTTTTGTTGTACAAATATTGCAATCGTCGCATGTCGTCGTATTCTTTGTAACTCATCAAAGCCACGCGGCTCTGTTCGAACGCATCGTCGAACAAAAGCGGCCCATGGTTTTTTTGTTTGTCGTTTTGCAAACTGTTCAAAGGCGACGGTGATGCAGACATGTCGATCGTGTGCACAAATTCCGACGACATTTTAAGTGTTATTCTCAACAAAAACTTGGAGTTGATCGACAACACTTACATTATTTTGTATGTCGTCGATGGCGCCGACGGCGCGCGCGCGGACGGCAACCCCCGTCATAAAATACAACCAATGTGTCTCGGAGAAATTGGTTCCTTTCAGACCGATCAAACGCCAAAAAATCAGTCAATGTCCGCTTCATCCGCTGCGAGCGAACTGCAAAGTGATTAAAACGCCGTTAAATGAGGACGCCGACGTTGAAAATGCAACAAACAGAAGGCGCAGACGCCAAGCTGTCGTCGTGTCACACGAAACCGTTTTGGAAACGATATATCTCAATTACGATGTTGCGCCGTATTACATGCTGTTGGTGGACGAGGCGGAACCGCGCGGCTTTCGAATCGACGCCGAAGAGATGCAAGCGTATGTACAATTGGAGAAATTGGACGACAGCGAAATCTTTTACGGACTGGACGAGAGCGGCGAACGTCAGCTGTGCATCATCACGAACGTAATCAAAACTTTGATGGACGCGCTGTCGCGTGTCTCTGCGTACTTCGTGTTGGTTGTGGACGAACCAATTATCGACGTGGTGTATTCGTTGTTTCGAGCGGTGGTGTTGCCGCAGCGATTGGTGTGCATCGTGCACGCGGACCACGAGCCCGTCCATAGTTCGTTTCGCGTGTTCAGCGTGCCAAACACGCAAGAAGCGCTTGTCAGCCAAGACATTTACCGTTTATTTTTGATTTACAACACGGTGCTGACAATGGTGTTGAAACAGCGCAATCCTTTCAATAATTCTAGCAAAAACATTTCTGTGGTTCTGCGCAACCTGGGCAAATGTCCGGAAAATTCGTCGCGCGTAAAATGTTGCGATTTGCGCTACGGCGGCAACGCGCCCGGTCACGTCATGTGCGTTCCGCGAGAAATGATCAAGCGCGTGTTCCACTACGCCAAGTGGGCGCGCGCTCCCAACAATTACAAACGCTACTACGAGCTTATTGTGCAATCGCCGCGTGCGACGTCGACGTCGAGCAGGCGCCGCATGACAAACAACATCAGAAACGGCGTCGACAACAGGTCTAACAACCCCGCGGACAAAATGTTAATTTACATCGATTGGTACAACTTTTTTTCAAATTTTCGCGAGTACTTTGGAGTTTGTGACAACGATTCGTAGAGGTTGATAGATTGATTGATGTTTAATGTAAACAAAATATAATAAAATTGTAATAAAAATATAATTATTGGTTTTATTTAATACACGTTGAAATTTTGTTTTATGATTGTGGTTGTTAAAAAAACATAATTTTGGAAATCAAGCAATGTGTACGTTGTGTCCTATAACACACACTATTTTTCGCTACGCAAAACTAAAACGTAGTTACGTTTTTGCGCAGCAACTCTATTGGCATTGTTGCCAATGACAAACATACGTGTCAATTAGTGTCTGCAAAAGAACGAGATTCGCCAGATTGACACGTTCGTGCAAATAATTGGAAGGCTGGTGGCAAATAATTGGGAAGATAGCTCCGGTCTATACAATTAATTAACTGCTAGGCGCCAAGTTATTGCGTCGGGCGTCGGTCGCGTTTCGGTTGTTAGGCCGCCCACACCGCAGCCAATACATTTAATGATACGACGGACGCAAAACATCAGCTTACAGCGATTACTTCTATTTTTACACAAATACTTTCGTGCTGTGCGCAATAATCATTGATTTTAATAACTCGCCCACCGTTTGTTTATAGAATGTCATGCGCGCCGAACCATCACCACCGTGACGGTTTAACTACGACGCCGCATAACAGTCATGCTGTCAACGCCACTACGACGCGCCGATGCGTCCATGATCCGTTTTGGCACAATGCCTTGTTGGCGACCTATTTAATCAAGCGGATACGGTATTGAGCAACAATAAAAGTGTGTCATCAAAGATAACAAGACTTATCTTTAAAATTAGCAGTATATTAAACGTAGCAAAATGAACGATCGAAACGTTAATTTTAAATTGGAGCGAGTCATTGAAAACACGGTGGATGCGGGCATGAACACGAAACAGATGCAGCAAAAGCAAAAGCAGAAACAAGTGTCTTTGGACAAGTTTTACGCCAATTACAAAAACGACGTGAATAAAGTGGGTCGCACCACCACCTACGACGTGTTAGGCCAGCGCAATTACAAGGAACATTTTAACGAATCGAAATATAAATTTTAAAAGCATAGAATTGTTGGGTGTGTGTGTGTTGAAAGTAAGCTTTAATTTTGTCAAATGCGGTGGTGGACTTTCATTGTTGATCGTTTTAACGGGTGGCGCGGTGTTGACAAACTACAAGAGCGTTGTCGCTATTCGCAACCTGTACAATCGGTTTTAAAAATTCTCGATGTGCCCGATCAAGTCACCCGGTGCGTTGGTTGTCGTTTCGTGGCACCCGCGCGTTTGAACGCAGCCGAATACGCGCGTTTGCATTGTGCGTTCGAAACTGCGACCAAAGCGCCTTGCCAATATACAAAACGCAAAGATGTCGACGCAAAGAAAAAATGCGGCGGAGGCGGCAATCACGATTTTGGATATCGCGATTTGGAAATGGTTAAGTTGAACGATTGCGACGACAGATCGTTGCTTGTGGCACAGCACGAATTTACGTGACACTAATTGAACGTTTTAATTTTGAAAAACGCACGCACAAGGCAACAAATTGATTTAAGTTTTTATGTACAATGTTGTTTGATGTGTTGTGTATATATGATGGTTGTTGCTGTTGATAATGTTTATATGTGTAAAATAATGTAAAATGTATAATAAATGTTGATGTAGCGCTACAAAAAATATACGCACTACGCACTTAAACCGTATTTAATTTCTTTAAAAGACGACGCAATACTCGTACCTTAATCCACTTAACAAAGCTTACCCTTCTCAAATTTCTACCTTCTGTGTACCCTAATTCTATAGTTGTGCAAACATTTAAACGTTTTAATTGTGCAAATATTCCAATTTAAACTGTGCAAACGTTTCGATTTGCGTTGGAATTTTATTTTAATTGCGAAGCAAGGCGCAGCTCGAGCGTTAGTTTAATCTAAGTTTGTTAACTATAAAATTTAGCAACACAACAATGACGAGGGTACAGTTTTGACATTGAAACGCCACACAATACAGCGCCGTAATCATAAAACAGGCAAACGCTCGTTATTAATTTTGTTGTGATCAAAAACGACAGTTTGCCGTAAACACTTTTAATTTTCGTCTAAACCTCAAATACGAAAAGGTTTTTCTCTAATATCATATTAAATATAATGCTTTGATAAAAATGTTTATCAAAAAGGACACAAAGAGTTACAAATCGAGTCGGCGCAAACAGAATATTACGCTTTTAGAACCCTCGATATATATACTGTAACGCGACGTTGCCGCGACGAGTTTACGTTTGTCTTTGGCGCGATTAACTTGAACCGAAATAATGTTTGTGGCTAGTTCATCGACAGCTCTAAAAACCAATGTTTCTGAGGACGCTTGTTCGGCTTCGACTTCGACGTGTAAATCTATTCTTTTCAACAACAACAGCAACAACGGTGTGACTTTGAACGTGCGCTGCGTTGAGTTTGCGGGCGTGTGTTTGGATTTGAGACATGTGAAATTTTCAACTTCTGGCGCAAACTGCGATCGCGAATACATTATATTTTTAAATGTCAAACGAGCGATCTATCGAAATTTTAAAATAACCTCCGACATGTCTCTGGAAACGCTGGCTCTCTACATCTACCAGAACGTGCTGTACACGGTGGACGGACGTTTGCAAAGTCGCAGCGCGGTGGCCTACGATTGTTTTGTTCAAAACGAACGAGATTTCAATCGGTCCATTGTGATCAAATGCGGAGCGGAGGCGAGAATCGTGGTGGCGGCGGCTATTCATTTTTACGAAAATTACCACCAACGAGTGAGCGGCTACATGGATTTTGAACGGCGTTGGACCAAAGATGTCGATTGTTTGTACAACGCCATGGACGAAAAAGAACGCGCCAAACTGGATCGAGAATACGAAATGCAATTGTTGGAGTTTACTTAAACGTCGATTGGATTTTGTGTATAAAATTATTGTTGTAAAGTAGGGTCAATGTAGCGACAATATTGATGATGGTAACAATAAAATGCGTAATGTATGTAATTAATTATTTTATTTATTAATAAAAATATGTGTAAACTAAAAATGAGCATAAGCTTGTATACGTGTACAAAATTAAATTTTCACTCAAATCGACGCGTCAATCGTGGAGCGTTCGCGTTCGTTTATTTTTGTTACGTCGTTTGTTTAACACGATGCCCGTTTCCTCGTCCGCGTTGCTGCCGTCGCTGCTTTCGCTGCTTTCGTAATTGACATTTTCGTTAACGCTGTCGTCGTCGTCGTCGTCGTCGCCGCCGTCGTTGTCGTTTTCGTTGTCGTTCATCATAAATTTTAAATTATTTTTATTTCGTTTACCTAATAGCGTACGATTCGAAAATTGTTTGTTATTGAATCGTACGCTACGAATATTGTTTTTGTCAATGTTGTAGTTTGGTTTTAAACTTTTGTAATTTTTATTGTAAATGTTGTTGCCATTACTTTTAGCATCGTCGTCATCATCATTGTCGTTGTCATCATTAATGTCGTCGTCGTCGTCGTCGTACATATCGTGGCGCACTATAGCCTCTGCCGCTTCTTTAGGCAACCAACAATCGTTAATTTTTACATAATTTTTTTCTAAAGCGCGACGGGCCAGATGCAAAGCCACTTGTTCGTCGCCGCCGTTCAACTTGTGATAGCGATTGAACGTTTTTTGATACAAAATTTTAGCTTTGGCCGGCATGCTGTCGCCGTACAAAAGATCGGTTAAATAATGCATTTATTGAATTTTTATACAACAGTCAAAATAACCAACGTTGTATTTTGCTTTACGTTGCTGCTGTAGAACCGTTCGCACCTTTGTCTTATAAAAACTAATAATTAGATAAATTTTAAACGTCGTCGTCATCGGTGTTTTTGTCGGTGTCGATGTCCGTTTCGTGTTTGTAGTAATCATCATCATCATCGTCATTTGTTTCATCGTCGTCGTAACTGCAACGCTGCCGATAACCGTTTAAAACTTTATACTTTTTATAATATCCCACCGGCTCCGCTTCGTCGTCGTCGTCGTTGTGGTTTTTGTCGTTGTCACACACTTGTTTGTAAACGTTTTTACGCAAACGATTGTGTTTGCTCAACAAATTACAACAAACGACGGCGGCGTTGTTTGTTTGTTGCAATTTGTCTCCTTCTTGTTCGCTGTCGGTGGTGTCATAGTCGTTGGCGTCGGCGAAAGCCACCCACTGTCCTTTTCTTTTGTAATATTTACGTTTCACAGCCGTCCACGCCACATTGTGCGCCGCTTCGTCGAAACGGCACATTTTTAGAGTTTTATTGTAAAATTTTATGTATATACGTTTGCCGTTGTACGGCAGTTGTCGCGCCGATAGTGGCAAATTTTGAAAATTCATGTGTTTGCAAATAAAATATTAAACAAATTGTGTATGTGTACTGAATTAAACCTTTATTTTAAGTTTACACATTAATTATTTATAACTAAATTTAAACACGTTAACATGTAACGTTAACGCGCGCTTACATATAAAGGCAAGAATATAAAGACAAGAATGAGGCGCCGACACAAAAACAAAACGCTAAACATGCATTCGAGTTACATTCGAGCGACGTTTACACACGCACATTTCACCATTACATCCATTTCAAAGGCAACATGCGCGTATTGCTTAGTCACAAAAGGGTCGAATCTTGATTGGCGTTTGAAGGCGACAAATCTGCGTTGTTTATTGTTGCTTGTGTTTGATTCGGTGAAGATGACTCGATGTGGCGATGGTGATGACTGGCAACGTTGTTAATGTCGTTGTCAAAATTATAATTGTCGTCGTCGTGGTTGTCGTCGTCGTTGTCGTGGTTGTTGTCGTTGTCGTCGTCAAAAATTATATTTTTTTCATTTGCGTTTTTTGTTTTCTTTAAAAATAATTTAAATTTTAACAATTTGTTTTTGTAATCGTTGTTGACATCGGCAACGTTGTTGTAATCGTTGTCGTTGTTGTTTTTATGATTGTTGGTGTCAACGTTGTTTTTGTAATCGTCGTTGTCCGTGTTGTTTTTATTGTTGGCAAAAAGGCGTTTGTTGTTTAAACGCAGTTCGGCTTTGTTTAAAAATTCCTTAATTTCGTTTTCGTTTTTAATTATGTATATTTTGCTGGTGTCGTTTTCGCGCACCATAACACCCAACTTACACAGAGAAACATATTTGTAGTGCGGCAGTAGACAATCGCGCGTTTTCTTCAACAACTGTTTGTGTTCGTGTGAAGCGGCCACAAACATTTTCACCGGCGCGTCGTACTGCACGTTCAAATCGTAATTTTTCAAGCGAGCCGCACACGATCTCGCTTGCCATTCACGCGCCGTGGCGGCGTCGTTTAATTTCAGATAAATGTGATTCTTGCGAAACTCCGAATCCACGATGAGCTTGGTGTCGAGCGAGAGCAAAGCGCATATTTTCTTAACATAGTGCTGACGCACTTTGCGATCGCTCAAACGCGAATCGCGAACGCCGTAAATTTCGACGCTGCTGTTAAGGTTGGCCTTTTCTAACTTTTTAATTTTATCATCGAAAACATGCAAGTTTTTGTTGATTGTGCGATCCACTTCGTTCCTGATTAAACTCTTCAATTTAGGCACATTTATAAAATCCAATTCCATGTTTGTTAATAAAAACCGAAAAAAATTTGAGTAAATTTGACAATTTACAAATTAATATTATCACCCTTATCTATCTTGAACGCAAAGCCAACGAAGCAAACGACAAAATTCACGCGTCGCTGTCGATGGGAACGTTCAAAGTGCACATTCATTGTGTGTGCAAAATATTTCACACGACAGCGGCGTTAGTGCGCATTATCGATTCGTCGGAAACCGGTCGTGCGCGTAAAACGCACATTCATTTGTATCGTTTTATTTGCCGCGGGCATCGTTATGGCGTTTCTACCGACAACGGTGTCGTTTCTACAAAAAGAACCGGTGGTGTTTGATTTGCTGTTGGACCCTTCGCTCATCGATAATTGTTTTTTCATCAACATTGACAAATTCAAGTGTTTTCTAAAAAATTTCATATTCGATTTGAAGCGCATCAAAGTAAACTATTTCAACAGTCTGATTGAACAATTAATTTCCGTGTACTCTGAATGCGAAACGCGAAATCAACACACGGAAACGTTGAGCAGCATGATTACCGCCACCACCATTGTCATAACGGAGCTGCCGTCCAATGTGTTTTTGAAGAAATTAAAAACCAACAAATTCACTGACACCATCGACTACCTGATCCTGCCCAATTTCATATTGTGGGATCACAATTTCATTATATTTTTGAACAAAGCCTTCAATTCCAAGCACGACAACGGCCTGGTGGACATCAGCACCGCCATTCAAAAAATTAAATTGACCCATGGTGTCATCAAAGACCAGCTTCAAAGTAAAAACGGATACGCCGGCCAGTTTTTGTATTCGACTTTTCTCAACACCGCCTCCTTTTACGCCAACGTGCAATGCCTCAATCGCGCCAACGAAATTGTGCCTCCCAAAGCGAGCGTGCGCCGCTACTACGGACGCGACGTGACCAACATCAAAGCGTGGACCACTCGCCATCCCAACATTTCGCAGCTCAACACTCAAGTGTCCAATGTCACCGAGCCCGACGAGTACACCGATTGGAACGTAAAAGTGGGATTGGGCATTTTCACCGGCGCCAACACCGATTGCGATGGCGATAAGAAAATTATAACGTTCACACCGCAGCCCAACTCCCTGATCGATTTGGAGTGCTTGCTGTACGGCGATCCGCGTTACAATTTTATTTGTTTCGATAAAAACCGGCTGTCGTTTGTGTCCCAACAAATCTACTACCTGTACCGCATGCGCGCTCGCATCAACGTTCTTCTAAAAACCATGCCGTTGCCGTGGCGCTTGTGGCGCTCCTACAAACGACAACGCGTTTCTTTCGCCGCGCGCTTGGACATGCTGTTGCGCGATTGCGCGTTGACGCTCAGCAGCAACGCCAGTTACTTGCTGTTCAATCAATTGACGGAGATGATTGGCAACGAGGAAATGGTGTGCAATGAAGAAGAATTGACCAATTTGACGGGCGCGTTTAGCGATTTTATCAAATGCGGCGCCAAGGGCAGCGCGGAACTGGTGAACAGCACTCGCCGCTACAAAAAAACTAACAACAGCGACATTGAAGAAATATCGCAACGCGCCATCAAGAGTCTCAATCAGTACATTTCGTCGCACAATCGCGTCAAAGTGGGCGGCGGCGACATTTACCACAACACCACCGTGTTGCAAAACGTGTATTTGAAAAACGATTACATTTGTTACAAAAATGACAATCGGCGTTTGGCCGACGTGTGTTCTTTGCCGTCGGAATTTTTGTTTCCCGAACACTTGCTCGACATGTTTTTGCAGTAAAATTTGTATTTTGTAAACGGCGATTGTACCAAAAGTAATTGTGTGCTGTGTGTAATTTAATGATTGAATAAATAAATGTTGCAAAATTATTCTTTTATTTTAAACGACGCCTTTGTAGTAGTACACTTGTTGTTTTCGGTTTTGTGCGACATCACAGGCAGCAAATTGTGCACCTGCCACACTTTTAAATTGTTTGTATCATTTTTAGTAATGTTATTGTTTCTTGAATCGCCTTTGATGTTATTATTAAATTTACAATCATTTATTTTATTTGAAGACATTGTTTTTTTTCCCCTTACTTATGTATACCCTATTCAACGTATTATACAATGCTTGTACAAAATGTCGCGTAAGCTACGTTGGCAAAGTTACTTTACAATTCGTCGTTTACTTTGAATGCAGTCTCCAACAACTGTTTGTCGAACACCACATCGGCGCAATTGTAAAACCCTTCGCCGGCAATGTCGTTGCGTTGCCAGCGCACATAAATCACGAATTTGTCGTCGCGCCACGGCACCACCACCGGTATTTTGTATATGAGCGTGTGGGCGCATTGTTCGTCGTCGCCTTCGTTTGCAACCAAAACCGCCTCGCCCGCCAGCGGTAACGAGATCAAATCGCTCCATTGTAGCCTGTCGGCGTAATCGTATTGAGGTTTCGATATCCACACTTCAAAGTAACTGGGCTCGTGCACGGCGGTGGGACAAAAATTGATTTCAATTGTGTACGGCAAGTGCGCTCTGTAGCCGTACAACACTTCGGGACGCCATGACTTCAACGCTGCGTCCATGCCCGACTTGTCGCCGAACGTGGCGGCGCGGTCCGCGGCTCCCGCGGCGCACAAATAGTCTTTTACTACATTTTTCTGCACGTGCTCCACGTCTTCGTAGCGGGCGCCCGCAATCGCCGCATACTCGTAGTACTGTTGAAACATGTATTGCGCGGCGTTGGCGGCCACGCCCGACGAACCGCCCGCGTTTCTGTATTTTGAATACACAACGCGATAGGCGTCGCGGCAGGCGTCGTCGGGTATGTCGTCGCCGGTTTCGGGCCACCAAAAGTTGTTGTCGCGAAAACATTTGTATTGTCGGGCGGCCGGCCATGATATGTAGCCGTGGGCGACAATCGACGTTGGTAGCAGCGTGCCAACGACGAAGATAGAAAGTAAAACGTTGGAAAATGACAACAAAGACATTTGTAATGATGTAAAATTTATTTTTTCTTATGTTTATAACAAACAACAAAATGCCCACAAAATTAAACAAAATTCAAATTGTGTTTCGAACCAAACATTTTTATTCAACTCCCACATTGTCAAAATCAAATGGCAACGACAAACGATTGCGCGACAACAACCCAAACAATTAACGTTTTAATTGAATCGTGTTATTGTAAAGCTTGTAATGTCGTTTGTTAAAGTTGTTTGTGAAATTTACTCAACAAACGTTTCGACGCACATTGTTGGATTGAAACGCAAAACAAAATAAATCTAAACGGAATTACCATAAATAAATTATGTAAACACAAATTCTTTTACTACAATTCAGAGTTTATTTTCGCAGCGCGTTTTCTTTGAGCGTTCTCTTGTTGAACCTGTCGTTGAGAGGTTTTGGGCGAATGACCGAGACCGGCGTGCATGGCGTTCAACAGATCGCCGTTGTCGGCGTCGATCTCCCACGCAAACAAGCCGGCCAATTTACGCTTTAGCGCATACCGACCCTTGTCGAGCACCGTTTGAACGCTGTCGTACGAAAGAAGAGTGCCGGTGCTGTGTTGAAACGCGTACGCGGCGCGCGCCACTCTGTCGTACAAAAATTCAAAATCGGGCAAGTTCACCAGTTGACGGTAATCGACAACGCCATCTTCCCAAGTGCCGACGGCGGGACCGCGCGCCGTTCCGCCGAACGGATCGTCGTCCGGGAAATCGGTGACGCCGATCCAACCGCGGCCGTACATCGCCACGCCAACAACAATTTTGCGGGGCAGCACGTTCTGTTTCAACAGAGCGTTCACGGCGTAATCGGTGGTGTAGCGTTCGTTGGGTTTCCACGCGGGTGCGTACAACGCCGTCTGATGACCGAGATTTGTGTTGGACCAGGCGCCTTTAAAATCGTAACTCATCAAAAATATCAAATCCAAGTAGGTTTGAGCGTGACCGTAATCCACCACGGCGATCTTGTCGTCGCCCGCGCTGATGGCGCTGGTGAGCAACAAACGCTCGGAGCGATTGGTTTGTTTTTGCAAATCGTCGAGCATCGAACGCAACTCTTTCAAAAGAGACACGTACGTGAGAGCATCGCGTTTCGCGTCGCCTTGATTGGGGTTGGCGCCTTTGCCGCCCGGAAACTCCCAATCGATGTCGACGCCATCGAAGAATTTCCAAGTCAACAAAAATTCGCGCACCGACTCCACAAACGTGGCACGTTTTTCAGCGTCGTGCATGTGATAAAAAGGATCGGACAGCGTCCACCCGCCCACCGAGGGCAATACGCGCAATTGAGGATTGGCTTTTTTGATGGCCATTATCTGACCAAAATTGCCTTTGTACGGTTCGTTCCAAGCGGAGGCACCTTTTTGCGGTTTTTGCACCGCCGCCCACGGATCGTGAATGGCCACTTTGAAGTTTTCCCGTCCAGCGCACGATTTTTGCAACGCTTCAAAACTACCCGGAACGGTCTTTAGAGCGTCGTTGATGCCGTCGCCACCGCAAATCGGTATAAATCCGTAAAGCATGTGCGACAGATTGGGCGCGGGCACGTCGCTGGCGGCAAACGCGCGTTGATACACACCCCACTCTACAAAATAGGCCGCCACCACGTTTGCAACAAAAGACAGCGTCGATGTTGCGGACAATGCGCGATCGTTGTTGCCGTCGTCGTTGCCGTCGTCGCCGTCGCCATCGTTGCCGTTGCCGTCGATGTCGATGCCGTCTTTTTTGTTTTGTTTTAAATTTACACGATCGTTGTTGCCGTCGTTGTTACCGTCGTCGCCGTCGCCATCGTTGCCGTCGCCGTCGATGTTAATGTTCCATTCGTAAGGTTTGTTGTTTTCTCGCCACGAATAATACAAAGGTGACAAATGAGCGCCGTCTGTGTCGGCGACGACTATTGCCACGGACGCGCTGTCCGAACAACCCTTCGAATTGCACTCACGCACAATCATGTCGTAGAGGCCGCCCGCTTTCAGCACAACGGCAGCGCGTTTGACGGTCGCGTTACCCTTCCACACTTGACGATCGTTTAAAAACACGTAGGCCACATCGCCGGCATCGCCGCTCCACACGTTCCACGACACATCGAGCGTTATCGATTCGCGTCTTTGCACCAGCGTTTCGTAGGCTACCGCCGACTGATCGACCGACACGAGCGCATAGTTGCGGTCGGCCCAATCGATGACGGGCACGCCGGGACGTTGAACGGCGCCGGCGCAAACAATCGTAGAAAAACAGAAAAACGCCAACTCGAATACAGACATGTCGGCAAGCGCACTTATAATATTGATTGCGCAAAGCGCGCTATTTTTGTCATTCCGCGCTCAAATCGCATTTGTTGGCACAATGCGCACACACACACACACATGTAATAAGTTTAAATTATTGATCGTATACATAATGAACAAATGCGCGCTAACTGCGACGGTGATTTTAAGCGTTTTGGCGCACGCGCCGTCATCGACAACGGTGAGCGCGTACAATTTGCAAAAAGCGCCCGATTACTTTGACGTGTTCGTTGCCAATTACAACAAAATGTATCGCGACGACGCCGAAAAACATTATCGTTTCGCTATATTTAAACAAAATTTGGAAGAGATCAACAACAAAAACAAAGAAAGCGATTCGGCCGTGTACAAAATTAACAAATTTTCCGATTTGTCCAAAAGCGAAATAATTGCAAAGTACACTGGCCTCAACGTACCCTCGCCGCAAACAACAAATTTTTGTAAAACCATTTTTCTCGACCAACCGCCCGACAAGGGCCCGCTGGCGTTTGATTGGCGTCATCTCAACAAGGTGACTTCTGTCAAAAATCAAAAAGATTGCGGCGCGTGCTGGGCGTTCGCCACGTTGGGCAGCGTCGAGAGCCAGTACGCCATCAAACACCACCGCCACATCGATCTGTCGGAACAACAAATGATCGATTGCGATCACGTCGACATGGGTTGCAACGGCGGCCTGTTGCACACTTCTTTCGAGCAAATGATTGCGATGGGCGGCGTGGTGAATGAGCATGAGTACCCGTACGCGGCGGAGAATCGTCAGTGCGGCATCGATTTTGACGCTTTGTCGCCCGAACGATTGGCGGTGCGAGTGCTCGGTTGCTATCGTTACGTGACTGTGCACGAGGAAAAGTTGAAAGATTTGCTGAGAGCCGTGGGACCGATTCCAATAGCCATCGACGCTTCGGGCATTGTGGACTATTACCGAGGCATTATTAATATTTGCGAGAATTATGGACTCAATCACGCCGTGCTGCTGGTGGGGTACGGCGTTGAGAACAATGTGCCTTTTTGGACGTTTAAAAACACCTGGGGTGAAGATTGGGGAGAAAACGGTTATTTCAGGTTGCGACAAAACGTCAACGCGTGCGGCATGCTCAACGAACTAGCTTCGTCGGCGGTCATCGAATAAGATAAATCTAAATGTAAATCATATTAAATAAAACAATTTTATTACAAATTTTATTTTATTTTACAAAATAAAACACACACACAATTTTGCATTTAACAATACAACATGCTACCGGCAAACAAGGATTTTATGTTTGTGTGCATTAGCACTCTGCCGTTGTGTATTAGAAACAAATTAATTCGCTTTCGTCTTACGGAAACGTTTAGGTCGACCAATTGCTGTTGCTGTTTTTGTAGCTGTTTTTGAGCAATTTTAATTTCATTTTTGGTTGCGGTCGTGTGAGCGCCGCTAAGTGCGGACGTCGGCAACTCCAATCGATTGTTGTCCTCATAACGCACTTGCACCGCGCCGGTTATGCGCATCGATGAAAACAATCGACTAGATTTGCCGACCACCGGCAGCACGCAACCGCCATCGTGGTACACATCCATGTAATGGTTTGTCACAAAAGACACCAGATTGTTGCGAGAATCAAAAATGGGCGCTCCCAAAAAAGCGGTGCGCGCGTTCTCGAAGGAGACGCATCGAATTGCAGGCACCAAACCGTACACGTAATCGTTGTTGCGATGATGGTGAACGTAATACAGCTTTGTGTCCAAGCGTTCCACGCTCACATACATTTCATTGTTGGCGTTAAAACGCACCACTTGAACGCACGAAGCCGCCTTTAATTCCGGCAATTTAAACTGGCTCAACACACCGGGGTACACGTGAACGGCGGACGGGGCTACGCACACGTCGCGATGCGAAACGACATGCACATTTATTGAATTTCCTTTGTAAGCATGCGCAAACACTTGTTTTAAAGTAAAATTCACTGCAAAACGCACATTTTTAATTTCAAATACTCGCACGCCGTCGTCGCGCCGTTGCAGATTGTCTTCGATGCCGTGTGGGGCGGAACGGCTGTCGCCGACGACGCAAAGTTCTTCTACATTGTTTTCGGCCACCGAATAAACATTGGCATCATTTTGTGAATATTTTGTTACAGACGACGACGACAATAACGACAACGACGGTTGCTTTTGCAGCAATTTTTGTTCATTTTCAAACACCTTTAATTGCGACGACAGCGGTTTTTGAGAATGTTGCCCCTCTTTGCAATAACACAGGTCGCAGTAAAAACAATTGTCGCTACACGCTTGAAACGGTGTTTTAACATTGATGTCGATGGAAGCGGACGATGGCGTTTTGTCATTTTTTGTGTTCAACGCGTTGTCATCGTCGTTGATGTTCATCGACGCGCCGCTTGCAAACTCGTCAAAATACATTGTGGCACTGGTCATTCGTCGAACGATGGTTGATTTTTATTAAACGCAAACTTGCGTACGACGCGCGTCTCAAGTTTGCCGCCATCGCAAAACAAACACTCGTTCATCGACCAATGACTAGAGCGACGGCATGACGATGAGGGGTATTTGTGTGTGTGTGTGTGTAAACGACGCGTTTGTGTAGTTTGCTAAATTTGAGGAAAATCAAATTAAAACTATTCACAATGTATAAATCGATTTGAAATCGATGTAACGCACAAACAAAGTATGTAAATGTATGCATGTGGATTTTGTAAAATAAAAAATTAAAAATTGTCCAATAGTTTATTATTATATGCATATTTTGCGTACACAAAAACAGACAGCATTATAATTGTACAATTTTTGCAATTGTGTTTTCGTTTTTAACATCGCTCTCTTCGACCTCGTCGCCGATTCCAAACCGCGGCATAGTCTCATACGCTTTGGCCACATTTTCATCGAAACGCAGCATGTTCTTTGTAATATTTTGTAACAATTGCAAGCCTTGCGAAGTTTTCACGCGACTCAAAGCCACATACAGCTGACCCGGCGCAAACATATAATCCAGCGGAACGCGCAATCTGTCCAAAGTGACGCCTTGCATTTTGTGTATCGTCATGGCCCACGCCAAATTGATCGGAAACCCGATGCGAAACACGGCCACGTTCTTTTTGTCGCTTTCCTTGTTTTTAAAAACGATAACTTCTTCTTTTAAAACGCACAAAGTATCGTTTGTTTTTCTAAAATAAATCGACACCACGTTTCCTTGTGCATTGCAACCAAAATCCTCAACTACACCCAAATCGCCGTTAATGCACGAACTTTTGTTGCAATTGTGCGTTACTATAATGCGCGAACCCACACCCAATGTGATGGATTTGGGTATTATTTGGTAAATATTGTCCGCCGAGTACAAGTAACGCGTGTCTTTGATGTAGCCATTTTTGGTGGTAGATTCGATCGTGTGCTTTTTGTCGGTCGCGAGCAGTATTTTGACATTGTTGCGATCGTTGAGCGTGGCCGCCGCTTTGTTGGTGGACACGAGAGTGCTCGCCTCCATCGGATCGAATTGATGCTGCGTTACGCGCAGACGATTAAAAAACGCAATGCCGTTGTCGTCGCCCACTCTCAAACAATTCAACGCTTCGATAAAATCCTTTTCGTTTTGTCGCATCATCTTGTTCAAAGTGAACAACTTAAAATGTTTCCACACGTTGGCCAAAAAACATTGTTGGTTTCCCAGCTTGTTGTCGTTCATCACGGGCGGCAACTGGTACAAATCGCCAAAGACTATCACGTGCACGCCGCCAAACGGAATGTTTGGTTGACATTTTACGGTTTTCAAAATTTTGTCAACGTTGTCCAAATACATGGCGTTGATCATCGACACTTCGTCCACAATGAGCGCTTCCATTTGACGCACAATTTTGCTGGTGTAACGCGTGTTGTATTCTCCGTTAAAGCCGAACATAAACAAACGGTGGAGCGTGATGCCGTCAATGTTGCGCGCCGCGATGGCGCTCATGGCGATCTTTTCCGTGTTCATGTCGCGGCGTTCGCTCAACTCTTCGTACAGACGTTTCAACAAAAACGTTTTGCCGGTGCCCGCGTTGCCCGACACAAACACCGGTTGCACGTCGCCCGCGTCGATTATCGCCAAATAGGAATTTAAAAATTGCTGTTGATCCTCGTTGAGCGACGGCTGCTCGTCAACGGTGTCAACATGCAAAATTTTTTCTTTTTCCATAATATTTACATCATCGTCATCGACAACGACATTATCGACAATGACATCATCGACAACGACATCATCGACAACGACATCATCGACAGCATTGATCGGTTCCGCGGTATTGTGGTCGGAAATTGTGGAAACGGCTGCTGTCGCTTGTGCGACCGTTTCGTAATCGGACATTTTCATTTTTTTTGCAGATTCCATCGCAACTTTTGTGCACAACGCTAACGTATGAATAAATAATGTAACGCACCCACATGTCACGTGCCTTTATATACATGTACGATTAAAACAGTGTTGATTACACGTTGTGCGTGTTTCAATGCAACGTTGTCAAAATTTAAAATGACAACGTTAACGATTTAAATCGTTTGCTAATTGTAAATCGCATAATTCTTTGTCGTATAAAACGCAATAATTCTGTTCGACGCTATACATAAAATTATCAGGACAATATTGCAGTAGATGATTGAAATTAGGAGTGCACAAGTAATAACTTTTACAAGTTAAATCATAGGGATTTGAAGTAGTTCCATTAGTACGACAAATTATATGAGGAATATTTTTGTTATTTAAAGTGTTTTTTATATGTATAAAATATTTTATAATTATAATTACATAAATTGTTATTATAAATGATAATGTTATATACAAATACGATTTTAAATTCATTTTAATTTTTAATTAATTTATCAAACATCTAATAATATCAATTTGTAGACTGAATGCTTAACAATAAACTTTATTGTAAAAACACCAAGATTTTATTTTTAATTTTTTCACGACAAATACAACACTTTTTGCAGCGTTTTGAACAAGAATCGCACGTGGACACGTGTCCGCATGGCAAAAAGCACACTTGTCGTTCGTTTTCAAAACATATTTTGCACAACAGCAGGTCGCTGTCGACATTAGTTCTCACGATGTTTTTGTCGCCGCCGTCGTTGAAATTCTTATCGGAGTTTCCATCAACAAATTTATTGTTTGCAGTCGTAGCGCGGATGCCACGTTCGTCGTTGTGAATGCTTTTAACGTTGACATTTTCCTTTCTAAATGCTTCTTTTTTGTCGATCAACAAATCAAAAACTACATTTTTATTTTGATCAACGCTTAAAATTGGATACAGGCGCAAAGATGAATCCGTCGATGTTGTCGACGACGACAATGCTTTCGATGTTGACGACGATGCTTTCAATGGCGACGTCGATGTTTCGTTTTGAATGTCATCAAATTTTCGACAAACAATTTCATTTTTCAACGATCGCAAATAACAATTTTTTTCTTTGGTCTTGCGGTCGATACCGCCGTTGCCATTGTGTGCATTGTAAACGTTACTATTGTCATTGTCATTGACATTGTCAAGCTTATCATCAACCCAACTATCGACGTCGTTGTCAATCGTGCCAACGTCGTTTCTGTTGCGCCGATGTTCGAAAAGTGGTTTAGATTTATTTTCAAAAATTTTGTCAAAAGACGGCGCCGACGGCGTCAATGGCGCGATGGCGGCTGTTGTCCTTGTCGCGGAGCACGAGTCCATTGCTTCGTTCCACTGCGTCCATTCGTCGAACGCCGTTGACGATTCGATGCCGCCATTCAAAGAGCCGTGCGACGACGCCCTTGTCGAGGCGGGCATTGTTGAAACGCTGCGCGTGTTAAAAAAGCATTGCGGCGAACAGATGCGATGAAGCGCAAAAACGTTGTCTTTTTTCAGCAATTTCACAATGGCTATGCCGCATTGGCTACATTTAACTTCGCCGTTGCCGCTCTCGTAGTAGAATCCGCATCGAGACAGTTCGGCGGCGACCGGGTTCTTGAAGCGAATGCGAGCCTTTTTAAAACTTGCAAACGAGCGACGACGCAGCGTTTCGTTGGCGCGCAGCAAACGCACCGATTGAAAACAGCTTGAAAAATTGTGATATTTCAAGTCGCGATCGTTGTACTTGGTCATGACGACGTCGCAATAGGCGCATTCGTAGCGATTGCGAACGCTGTAAAACATGCCGTGTTGAACGAGGGACATTTTTTCCAAGCGAGACAAATTGACGCAACGCAAAGTGTGCGCGCGTTTGTTTTCGTCTTTGTAAACGTTTTTGTAGACATCTTTGTACATGTATTTATGATCTTTATCGTCGTCGTCGTCATCTTCGTGATCGCCGTCGAATTTGTTGTTATTGCAAAAGTTTTTTCTATTGGGCGGCGGCACGTTAATATCCATTATCGAATCGCACGACGACAACAGTGACAACGACAACAACGTGCTCATCGTCAGCGTGTGAACCAATATAACGTCGCGCGCGCGCGAATCGACGTTGCGGACGATTTGTTACATTTGTTGAACGCAACGCGACTCGACAACTTATTTATTTCAATGGTGTGAAAAAAAACCGGAGGTTTACACGACCGCGTTGGATTCTATAATCATCTTGTTGACTTCCTCTTTGTTGTACGTGAAAAAATTAGCCACTACAATCAACAAAACGGAACAGATAAAAAGAAACATAACGTGTGCGACGCGCATATTAATTGGAGACACGATAACGAACGGTCGATTTAAGGTTTTGTTTAAAAACTCATTGTTTATAAGCAATTGTTCATTGGACATTTCGTACACAATTGGCTGTTTATAGTCGAAATTTTCAAAATTTGCTTTGTTTATCATAGTACGGTACGAGTTGTACCGAGGGCACTGTTTTAACACGTCGATTATCAGATCTTTCCAAGCGTGTTCGCGATCTTCGGGCGACACTTCTACGCGATCGCTGTTGAGTATACGCCATTTTACCATGTTGTCTAAGAAAAACAAAATTAACAAAACGACGTTCAGATCAGACAGCGACGACAGCGGCGACGATGATTTTCAATCTAAGAAACAGCGAACCAACAGTTTTGTGGACGGCGAGGCGCAATGCGTCAACGAAAAACGCAAAATCAACGCAAACAATGCTTACAAGAAAATTAAACTAAACAACCATGACAACGACGACGACGACGACAGCGATGCTTGCGAAGATTTCAATGGCGCTAACGACGTTTACGATAGCGACGTTGACAAGAATAAAAACAAAAATGATGTTGACGACAGCGTTCACAGTGTCAACGAAACCACCAACGATAGCAAATACAGCGAAAATAATAATGACGACGACGACGAAGAAAATGGCGAAAATGGCAAAGATGACAACGTTGATGATGACAAAAACAAAGCTAATGAAAACAACGTGAATTTTGAAAGTTTTGAAGATAAAAATTTAAAAAGAAAAAACAGCAATGCGACAAACACAAAAACTGATTATAAAAACAATGAATTGATCAATAAAATTAACAACGTGCATTTGAGCAACGAACACGGCGACGACAATCAAGACAATAACCGAAATGACGACGACGCCAACGATGACGTTGACGACGACAGAGTTGATTATGAAAGCGGCGGCGGCAGCAACAACGACGATTACCGTCAACAAAATAATCGTCAAACAAAGCGCACCGTCAACGTTTCTGCGGGACAGAAACGACGCGATCGGTCTGCAGAAACGGCGTTGTCTTCAGAAAGCGAACCCAACAAACGGCGTCGCGTTTCCGAAAAACAGAATGCGTCGACGATGTCGCGTACGACGACAAAATCGAAAACAAACTTGCAAACGACCCCTCCGCACAAGCGCACTTCGGTGACCAGCAACGCTAGCAGCAACGGCACCTCGTCTTCGACGACTCGCAAAAATTTTAAAACCGTCGTGGGTGAATTGGTAGCTAAAAACACTATGAGCATCAACAACGAGTCTTTTTATTTGTTTAAATTTTTAATCAACAACAACGCCAAGGAGTATTACGGCGATGTGGCGCAGTTTCACGCCATGAAACTAAATTGCGTCTACGAAATGACTTTAAATTATCAGAGTCGAAAGATTTGCGTGGGCTCGTTTAAGGAATGCAAACACAAGGAGAGAAACGTTATTGTGAAACGAGCGTTGTCGCAATTTGAATTTACTGGCAAAGACAACGTGTCGGTGTACGCCAATTTGTGGTGCGGTTTTAAATGCATGGACGTAAACAGCGTTGACAATTACAAAATGGTGTTTCGTATTTTTTGTGACAACAATGACAAAGTAAAAAATTATCACAACAACGATGACAACGACAACGACGAATACGACGACGACAACGGCACCAGAATCAAAGAAATTGAGTGCACGAGCACGTTGAAAAAGTTTTCGGAAGCTGTTCAAGATTCAATAATTGTGGACGAAAACGATTTGTTGACATATTTTAACTTGAACGCGGGCAAAACCATGATTTTGCATCGCATCAAATGCAACGAAAACAACGGCGGTTACAAAAACTTTCAAATTCAGCCCATCACCAAGATTGAAGCCGCCGCTTCTGAAACGTTGAAGATGAATGTCGACGACAATTTTGTTGACAACGTCAGTCGCAAAAACAAGCAAATACTGAAGGCTCGCATTACTTTTTTGAATGCGGAGATCATCAACAACTCTTCGTTTAATCGTTTTTTGATTACGTACAAAGTGGAGGACAACGACGATTCTGTTGTGCGAGCGTCCTTTTTTTACGACAACAACAACAACGCCGCTCGATTCGGCAACGGCAATGCTACGACCACGGTGACCAAAAACAAACGCGCCGGCGAGGACGTGGTGCGTAACGTAAAAAAAATGGAAACCGACCTGAATCAATTGTCGGAGTTGATCGACAACGGCATTTGCGATGTGCACATCTATGTGAACGTGGACCACGACGGCAACAACTATCAAGTGATGGGAGTGACTAAAAGAGACATCGCCATGCAAACTTACGAGGCTATTTGACTTGTTTACCACTGTGTTGGATGTATTTTGGGTTTTATTGTGTATAATGTTTTGGGTTTATTGTGTATAATGTTTTGGGTTTAATAAAATAAAATTATTAATAATATTTTGTATTTCATTGAACGTTTGACTACATTTATTTTACAAATACATTACGATACGCAAATTTAACACAACGCTGCCGTTGCCAGCGATGCTGTTGCTGTTTAGATCAAAATTGCTTGCGCTTGCAGTCTTGTGTTTGTAGTGGTCGAACTGACATCGTTGTCCTCGATGTCCATCGCCGTTTCGAGCGCTGTCGCGTTAACTTTTGACGCGACGCCATCGTTGTTTTCCTCCACGTTTTCGGAAGAATCGATATTAGACTGTTGGGCGGGCTCGATCTCCAGCTGCCTAACCACAGCCAATGCTTTTTTTAGTTTTTCATTCGCTTCGTACGGAAGGTTTTGCAAGGCGACGGAACGCGCCAAAGTTTCATAATTAACCGCAGAAGTGCGCACGTACGTGTTGCATCGTTTTTGATTTATTTCCAGATCGTTTAATTTTTTTCTAAAATTGTTTTGAGCTCCCACCACCTTGCTCATGGCTTCGTTGACTTCTTTGCTTATGACTTTTTTTGTTTTTGTTTTTAAATGTGTCACCATTTTCAACGCATCGGACAGTTCGTCGAGTGCGCGATTGTTGCTTTGCGAATTCAAATTGGCCACGTCGATGGGGTGTACGCTCGACTCGCCCATTATGGCCTCCAAGCGATCGGTCAGCTCTTTGATGCGATCCATCATGTAATCGGTTTTGTTCTTTTGGTCCACCACAAAGCTGTTCAATTGCTGTTCGTATTGTTCCGAGCGCAATTCCAATTTTGCTGCAGCCTCGACAATTTTGTCTTTTTTGAGGCGCTCGTTTTCGCGGCGCAACGATTCCGCTTGCGTTGTCAATTTTTCAACGGTGTCGTTTCGCGCTTGCAATTGTGTTTTCAATTCCAATGCTTCGTTGGAAACAGCGTTGTCGCGATCCGTCAACTCTTTCAATTGTCGCTCGCTCGATTGTTGACGTTTCATCAATTCTTCGGACAAAATCTCACGCTGTCGATTTGATTTATTAATAAACTCCAACACTTTTTGCGCATACGAAGCTTCGTCGTCTCGGTCGGCGGGGGAAACGATGTCGTTGTCAATCAACGCAGCGCGCAACGCGGTTCGATCTCGACGCAAAGCGTCCAATTCGATACGCTGTTTTTCCAACGTTTGCTGTTGGTTGTTAGTGAGTTTTATTTGATTGACCAACTGAAGCGACTCGTCGTTCTGATTGCGCTGGTATTCGTTTAAATTTATAATTTGTTGCTCGAGTCGTTGTATTTTGTCAGTCAATTGTTCCGTTTCCGATTGCGCTTTCGCCAAGTTTTCGTTAGTGGCGGTGGTTTGGTTGAGCAACTGGCTGTTTTGGGTTGTTAACCGATCAATTCGTTCCTGCGCGTCGGCGGTGAGCTGCCGTTGTCGCGCTAAAACGCGCTTGTGCTCCGCCTGCATCAGATCCAATTGTTCGTCGTGTTGCGCCTTTAGCGATTCTTCTAAATTGTCCGTTGCGTTTTTCAACGCAAACGAAATGTGTTGATCGTAATTCACCTTTTCGTCGGTCGTTCTGGCCGCAACTATTTTTTGGAACTCTTGCACTCTAGATTCAAGGGTTTTTACTCGTTGTTGTTGAAAATTGTACGTTTCCATGGCGGAAATCAATTCCTGTTTTACGCGTTGCATCAACGCAATTCTTTTGTTGTCGTTGTTGAAAGCGTAAAAAGTTAAATTGCGATCGTTTGTTATAATGCGCCCGAGCTGCGTGTACTCGCAGATCATGCCGCCGATCACGTTACACAAACGAGGATCGTTCCACTGCAACGACAAATCGTGTTTGCTGTTGACACATTCGATAAATTCTTCCAGATTTTCCATAATGGTGTTAAAATTTGAAATCAATTTCATGCTGTTCTCGTACTCGTCCGATTTGATGTGTTTCACGCTTACGTTCAAAACTACGCGTATCAAACGTTTATAATTTTGCACCGAAGGCTGGTTCAAAGCGATGTCGTGTTCTTTTTTAATCGTGTTGTTTTCTTTGCGACTGAAGACGACCAAACTCGAAACGCCGTTGCCGCCACCTTTGTCATCGTTGTCGTCTTTATCGTCGCCTCTTTTTTTTCTTTTATTAATTTTTTTGTTGTCATTGTCGTCGTCGTCGTCTTGATCATTATTGTCGTCGTTGTCATCGTTGTTTTGATCGTCTACGTCCATGAAATATTTGTTGTTTTTGTTTGAATTTTTTCTCAAATCCGCACCGCTTCTTTTTCGATTAACTCTGTTCACGATGTCCCTGTCGCCGGCGTTGTTATTTATCATCACGCGATCATCGGCGCGATCGGCTATCGGGTCCCTCAATAGAGACGAAGGCAGATTCACGTAAACGTTCACGGGCGCGCCCGATGGCGTGGTAGCGGTCGCAATAGGTGAAACGCCGTCCGCTTTGTCCACCAAAAGTTTTGAATCGTTTCGATCGTTCGTTGTCGTTGCGGACATTGGCGACGCCACCGGAACAATCGGCGCCCCAAAAGCGTCCACCACAAAAGGCTGAATCACTGGCGGCTGAGCGTCGTTTGACAGCGTTGTTGGGTTGCCGCCATTGATTCCCGCTTGACCCGCACCAAAATTGGTGTTGTAGTCGTACTTGTAATTGAAATTATGCGTTATTTGATTGGGCAACGAATTCGGCGCGCCGTGCGGTCCCATTAGAGCAAACGTTTCCATGACAAGGTCCGGCACCGGCAAGTCGACCCCGCGCATTTTCATATCGGGCCGATACGAGTATATAATCGATCTGATGCGCTCGAGCGATTCATTGTTGGCGCGTTGTTTTTTGCATTGACGGCTCATCGTGTTGATGGTTTGCAACAAGTTTTTGATGGTGGAAGCGTTCACGTCCATGTTCATGTACTTGGGTTGCAACATTGCGTTTATGGACATTGCGAATTCAACAACTACAACAACAGCAACACACCGTAACGTTGACTATTGAAACGACGGGTGCCGGCGCAATGAAACAAGAAAAGAATCAAATAAACCTTATGAATTGGCAAGATTTAAAAAGAAATCTGAAATGCAAAAAAACCGACGGTTTGGTGACCATAGAAAAGGGGGATGTGTTTCGCATCACGCGCATGGTGTACACCAACAATTTTTTGACAATTTTTTTGACGGGCTACACGAGCGTTCGACCCAACCAGGTGTACCAATTTTACGCCGAAACCAAGTGCAATCTGTACTCGTACCGCATGTGCTACAACAATCATGTGGGCGCGCGGTGCCACAACAAATGCGCCAGCTACAAAGCGTTCGTGATGCCCGGCTTGAGAAATGTGTACACGCACAAACACAATGTGGTGAAGTATAAACGCGACGGCGGAAACACCAACGATCGACGATGCCTCGACTATTTCCTCAAAGACATCAATCGTGTGCACATGCAGACCGATTTGATAGAGGGCCAGTACGTGCGTTTCAATGACACCCAGCAATGTAAAAATCATCGCTTGCTGTGCAGCGCCATGGACACGGATTCGGTGCGCAGTCTGTTTCGCGTGGTGCCCGTAGAGGATTTGACGCGCGAAATCGTGCCGGTGATTTTGTGCTACGACATCGAAACCCATTCGGACGGTCAAAGATTTTCTAACGCGGACACCGACCACGTCATGTCCATGTCGTTGGTGGTGAGACGCGACAACGCCGACACGCGATTGTGTTTCTATTACATAAACGGTCAACAAAAGGATGATTTGAGCGGCGGCAACGACGACGACGACGACGACGGGCGGCTTGAACGCGACCAATTGCACGCACGCCGCAAAGTGATTGCGGTGCGCTTCGACACCGAATTGCAAATGCTCACGGCGTTTTTTGACATTTTACCTTTGCTCAATCCCGACTATGTGCTCGACTACAACGGCGACAAGTTTGACTTGCCGTTTATTATCAAACGCATCGAAAAAACACTCGATCCGTCGTTACCCATCAACAAAATGCGTTCTTCCGCCAAGGAAACGCTCAAAATACGTCGTTATGATTTGGAGCCCGCTAGCATGGAGCGCGTCGTGCAAATGGACAAATTTAAAAACATTATGCACGCTCACTATTTTGTGTATTACGTGCACGTGGATCTGTATCGTTTCATGAGCACCGATTCAGAGCAAAAAAACTTGGAAAACTTTCAACTGAACACTGTGTGCGAACACTATTTGAACAGAAAAAAGGTGGATTTGAGCATCGCGGAAATGTTGCGTTTGTACAATTCGGCTCGCATTCGAAAAATTATAGACTACAACATCGAAGACAGCGTGTTGCCCATCGATCTGTTTATCAAACTGGAAATTATGGATTTTATGTACACTCAATGCATGCTGTTGTACCTGTGCACTGATGATTTGCTTTGCAACATTTCGCACAAAATCAACATTGTATTTTTTCATCTATCGTTGACAAACACCGCAACGCTGAAGAACGGTCGAACGGTGGCGGATCCGTATTTTTTCAACAGACACGATCTCAAAATTACGTCTGGTCAAATTTGCCAAGGATCGCGCGACAATACCAACGGCAGCAGCAGCAGCAGCAAACACGACACCGCATCAAACGTCGAACGCGACGACGCCAATGTTGCTGCCGACGTTGTAGACTTGACGCTGCTCAAACGCAAGCCCATTCCCGTGGAGTATATTCCTAAAGATGCGGTAAAACTGTGCGGCGTCAAAGCGTCGTGCAGTTACAAAGGAGGCAAAGTATTGGAGCCGCAACCGGGTCTCGAACAATGGGTGGCCACTTTGGATTTTAATTCGCTCTACCTCACCATCATGATGTATGAAGGCGCGTGTTTTTCAAACATATTTGTGGGCGCCGACAACAACGTGTATTTGGTGAAAAATCAAGACGCCATCAATCCAAAGTTGTTGCGCAATTTGTTAAATTTGCGATCGCAATACAAAAGCAAGAGGGACAAATGCGAACAGGGCGCGTTTCAGTACAATTTAAACGACAAAGCGCAAAACGCGGTGAAACGAATCGCCAACAGCATCTATGGATATTTTGGAATATTTTTCAAAGTGCTGGCCAACTACATCACGAGCATTGGCCGCAGCAAGTTAGCGGAGGCGATCGAACGCATCGAAGCCATGAGCGGCGACGCGGATATAATGGCGCAATATTCGTTGTCAAAATTAAATTTCAAAGTGATCTACGGCGACACCGATTCTTCGTTTATTCAGGTGGATTTCGTCGACGGCCAAACTACGCCTGAGCGCAAACAATTTGTCATCGAACGCATAATCAAACAACACGTGTTGAAACGCCTCAACGAACAGTGGGTGGGCTACAAAATGTCGTTAGAGAACGTGATGCCCGCGTTGATATTGTTGAAGAAAAAAAAGTATTGCTACATCAACAGCGCCGATCGCGTTTGCTACAAAGGATGGTTAGTGAAAAAGGATATGCCGCTGTTTATGCGCAAGAGTTTTCGCGCGGTGGTGGATTCGTATCTCCGCGGTCATTCGGTAGCGTGCGGTTTGGAATTGTTGCATCGCCTTATGTCCGATTACTATCACAATTTCAGCAAAAAAAACGACGACGGTATTGCGTTGACCGATTACAGCTTTAGCATGTCGTACAACGAAAAATCCACCAGCAAACGCAAAAATCAAACAAAAAAAATCAAACAAAACAACGACGACGACGACGACAACAAAGAAGAACCACCTGCAAAAAAAGTCTGTTTGCCTCACATCACCATAGCAAAACACTGTTGTCAGATCATGCAACAATCCGGCGTCAAGAACCTGCCCGGCAACGGCGACAGAGTGCCCTATTTGTTGATTGATATCAAAGGAAAGATCACCGAAAAAGCGTATCCGCTGGCGCTGTTTGAGGAATCGAACAATCCTACCATTCGCGTCAATTGGATCAAGCACATGGGAATATTAAACAACTTTTTAAACGAGCTCATTCAGGTGTTTGGCAACAAGAGCGAGTTCGAGCATTATTACGAGCTCATTTGCGCTTTGTACATGTCGGAGCAGGTGCACGACGTTAAGTATCCCGTGTTGGTTAATTGTTCTGTGAAATTATCTAAAAACAAAAAGAAAAAAAACGTCGACGATGACGATGATTACAACAACGACGGAGAAGACGACGACGACAACGACGACATCAATAGCGAAAGCGATCACGTCATTCTGAATTATGACAAACAATTTCGTTTGTATGTTCGCAAGCCAAAGTCCAACAGTCGACACACAAAAATTGCTTGCGTTAAATGTTTAAAAAAATGCTGATGTATAATTTTATGTGTAACGATTATTATGTGTTATTTGTGTTTGAAATAAAAAAAATTATAATATATGATGTTATTTTATTTATTTACACATTGTTAAACACAAATTGTTGACGTTTTTTGTGCTGGCAACGTCGTGCAGATTGGCGACGCTGGTTTGTTTAGCCGTTTATGAGAGCGTTGTTGATCTCGTTGACCATAAACTCGGACACATATTCAATGTCGTTGTCGTCCAGATAGTTGTAGTCGATGAACTTGTAGAGCAGATCGATGGCGTGCGTGTTGTCGTAGACGCGTTTGCAAAAGTAATCGATCTGTTCGCGCTTTAAATTGGCGCCCGTGGCGTCGATGATTGAGCACATGTTGTCCAAAGTTATTTCTTTGCGAAGAAACATTTTTAGTATTTTTGTAAATTTGTGACTAAAGACCTCGTCGCGTTCCAAATCCCTTAAATATTCCTTGATGTAACAGTTGATGTAAGCCACTTTGGTGACGGTGGGCATTGATTTGACAACGTTGCCGACAAAGTTTTTGAAGAGTTCCATGATGATTGTGTTTCAGTCCGTAGAACTAGTGTTCTTATTAAGAATTGCGTCAAACGCCTTCTCCAAATCTCGCTTCTTTTTGATACTCTTAGCTTTACCGGTTTGCAAGTCGGCCGCCGTCGATTCGGGTTTCATGTAGTACACTTGTAACATCAATATGAATATTACAAACAGCAACAGCAAAAACAGCAGTAGATTGGAGAAACCTTCGTTTTTGTCAAAGATGAACCCCAACAGTATCAATATCAAAAAAGTGGAATAAATGTACATTTTGCGTTCGTTTCAACAAACAATGTACGCAAAATGTGGGGTTTACTTGCGCGCACAGCACACGCAACGCGTCTCAATGCCACAACAACGCAACGTTAAACAACAATAGCTCTTAATACTAATGCTGTACAAAAACAAAATATAAAATTAATTGAAAACAATGCAATAGACTTACAATAAATTGTAAAACCAATTGCGTTTTTTACAATAATACCGACGTCGGCGATGGCATTATCGACGTTGACAATGGCATTATCAACGTCGGCGCCGATTTATTGCGGCACACGAATAATTTTATTTCGTTCAATAATTTATCGGTGTTTTAATAATTGTCGCTCGTGTTGTCGCTTTCGTAAAATTCAGAATCGGTTTTGTTGGAAAATTTATAAAGTTTTTTTTTACGACGTTCGTCAACATCGTTTACGCTTTCGCCGTTGTTATTGTCATTGTCGTCGTCGCCATCGTTGTGTTCTTCGTCGCCATCGTTGCTTTCGTTGTCGAGCTTTTTGTTTCTGTTGATTACACGTTTTTTATTGTCATTATTAGTATTGTTGTCGTCTTCGTCGTTGTTGTTATCGTCGTCGTTGTCATCGTTGTCGTCGTCGTCGTCGTCGTCAGATTCGTTTACGCCGACGTTGTATTTGTTCAAATAATGTTTGGTGCTCAATGTAGAACTGTGGTTCATAAGTTTGGAAACTTTTTGCAAAGGCATGCCGTTGTTGTACAGATTGCTGCTCAAATAATGGCGTATCATGTTGGAGCGCGGCCGATCCATCTCAACGCCGGCCTCTTCAAACAACCTTTTAAAATCTTTGAACGGAGTCGATGTGTTTTTTGAAATAATTTGCAAAATTGTCGGATGTTTCGCGTATATTTCGCGCGCCAGCTCCAACGGTTTGCTTTTGATGGTGCTCAGCAGATTGTTGCGCGATTTTTTGCGTTTTAAATTTATCGTGGCGTTTCTCATTCTTCCCTTTTTGATCAACACATTGAGGTCTTCTACGCTGAGATGACGCGCTTCGTTGATTCGCATGCCCGTGCCCAGCATTATGCAAAACACTATAGCGCCTCTGATCAGACCGCGATCGTGCACGTCTTCGCCGTTTAGATATTTCAGTTTCTTTTGAATGCAATCCAACACGCTGTCGATGATCTCTTTGAGCACAATGTTTTTTTCTTTTGTTTTAATGTGTTTCAACTCTTTGTCGCGCGGCAACATCACCTGTTTCGGTATTTTGTATTCGGCGATGCCCATGGCGTTTGAATAGAAATTAATGGTCAGCTGCAGAGTCTCTTTGGTGACGGAGCGCAACTCGAGCATGCGACGACACAGCTCTTCGCATTCGATGCGCGGCCGCTGTTTTACGATGGAATCGATCTCGTCGTTTAGCGAGTGCGAAGCGTAATAGGGCAAATGGCAATCGTCGATGAGGCAAAAGATCAATTTGATGAGACGAGATTTGTACGATTTTAAAGTGGTGGGCGCAAACGGTTTCGAAAACATGTATTGCGACCACAAGCTGTTGTTTTTCACTTCGTCGGGCGTGCACCTTTGCCGGTCGGTGGCGAGATCGAACACTTCTTCGAATCGCTTGTGGTTTTGAATTTTAGATTTCCACACGTTAAACAAATGTTCGTTTCTGAGGTTTTCATCAAGAGACATTTTGTTCAAATTAGGCGTATATTAATGTTCAATGTTGTTTAGTTATTGCACAATGTGTAATATTAATTATTATATAATGTTTATTTTATAATTAAATATAAATATATGTATTACTTTAATATTAATTTTTGTTGATGTTATTTAAAAAAATTTTGTTTGTTGTCGGTTAAATGTATTATATTTGGTATCCCTTAATATTACAAAAAAGTAAATTGCATACAGCAACACGATAGCGCAAAACACGCTCAACATGGCGACAATTATGCAATTTAGGCTTTTGTCGTTGCGCGATACAAAATTGGCTGCGTTGCGAACGTTGTTGTCTTGAAATTTATTAAAAAAATTATAAGCCTGCGCGGCAACGTCGTCAACATGGTCGGCGTCGTAATTATTATATAATGTTTATTTTATAATTAAATATAAATATATGTATTACTTTAATATTAATTTTTGTTGATGTTATTTAAAAAAATTTTGTTTGTTGTCGGTTAAATGTATTATATTTGGTATCCCTTAATATTACAAAAAAGTAAATTGCATACAGCAACACGATAGCGCAAAACACGCTCAACATGGCGACAATTATGCAATTTAGGCTTTTGTCGTTGCGCGATACAAAATTGGCTGCGTTGCGAACGTTGTTGTCTTGAAATTTATTAAAAAAATTATAAGCCTGCGCGGCAACGTCGTCAACATGGTCGGCGTCGTAATTGTAAACGCCGTCGTTGTTGTTTCCATTATTTTTGTTTTGAGCTTGTTGCACATTGGAACGATTGTTTTCATCTTTCAACGCAAATTTCAAAGGGATGTATTCCACGTTCTGATTGTTCGCACCCAAAAGTTCGTACGGTATGTCCAAGTTCATTGCGCAAAACGCAAACAAAACGGCGGTCGCAAAACAGCGCAACGCGGTCGATGCTTGTCGTCGCAATCGTCGGGCTGCTTGTCGTTGTTGTTGAGTTGATTGTCGTCGGGCTGCTTGTCGTTGTCGTTGAGTTAATTGTCGATGACAATCAATGCGACGCGTCGACTGTTTTTAACAACGCCGAAATTGAACACGATTTAATTGCGGCGTTTTTGACGATGGGTTATTTGTTTTTATAACTTAATTTTTGAAAAAACAACCGCCTCAAAGACTCGTTTTCAAACGCCAATTCTGTGAGAGCGCGTTGACACGAACTCTGACCGCTGATAGAGCCGCTGGCGTTGGCGTTTCCCATTTCTTTGCCGAAAACGGTAGACGTGGTGAGGTGAGTGGCGTCGCGAAACAGACCGGGACGTTTGCCGCCTTTGGTGGCTTGTTCTGCGATGTATTGAAATATGTTGGTGGACGCGGACAACGGCGCCAAATAGGCTATGTTTTCCTTAAGACTGACGACTCGCGCGCGATTTCTTTCGTTGAGCACGTAATGGTAATAGTCACCGCCGCCCGCGAACACGTTGTCGATCACCGCGTTCACCAGATCGTTGATGACGTTGAGTTGCGCGTACTTGCGACTCTCCACCGCCGCTTGAATGTTAGACGGAATCTGAGCCTGTTTCAACAGCAGCGTAACATAATTGTTGGCCAACTGCTGAGAAAACGGTAGAGGTATCGGTATGCTGGTGGTGACGGCTTGGGCCACCTGGTATTGCACCGCCAATCCTAGTTGTTTGGCCGCTTCGCTGAGAGCGTTGCCGGTCACTTCCATGGCGCCTTTGTTGTAAAACTTTTGCGCGTACGCCGGCAGCACGGTTCCTATGAAGGAAGCTTGAAAAACGTTGTCGGTGATCACGGTGCCGCCCAATTCTTTGCGCAATCTTTCGTAGTGTTTTATTAAACTTTCATCGTTGTCGAAACGTTTGCGCACGTTCACGTCCACCGGATGGGTTTCGATGCAAATGTCTCGAATGGTGTTGATGAGCAACCGCGTTTCGGCGTCCAAATTGGACATGTCGTTGGTGCGAAAGTAGCGAGTAATGCGCTCCAAATCTATACATTGGGCGGTCCAGTCGTTTTTGTTGGCGCCGCCACCGCGCATAACAACGTCGTTGGTGCGCTGAGTGTTTTCACCGCGATTTCGATATTTGTCGTTGTGAATGCGGTTGTTAATGCCGTCGTCGTCGTTGTTGTTGTCGTCGTCGTTGTAATGCGTGTAATTTCGGTTGCGACGATTGTCGTAATCGTCGTCGTGTTCGTAATTTTTTTCATTATTTTTACGATAGGGTTTTTTCGGTGAACTGTGCTGTTGCGATCGGTGACGTTCATCGTGGCGGCGCAAAGCAGCCGTCGATTCGGTGTCCGCTTTCGTCGAAGAGGTCGACGACGACGACGTTGTTCGTTTTCGTTGTCGACCGTTCATTTTTGTTGACGGCGCTAGCGGATGCGTTGCACGAACGCGACGAGCGCGTCAAATTTTGAAAATTAAATTGATGTTGACAGAACGCAACTTGCGGCCCACTTATAATATAATTATTGTTAACGTACAATAGTGCGATTATGAAAAATACAAAAAAAATGTAATACCATGAAAAATGGAACATGTTCAAAGCTATAACCGTCAACGCCATGCCCACAAACACCGTTTGCATGCTTTTGCGTTTGCACAATATGCTTTCGCAGTTGCGAAAAGCCACATTGAAATTATTTTCTCCTTCTACGAACGCGCACAGTTCACGTTTACAGCACTCGTCGCACAGCACAATCACCATGATGAGGTGGCCGACAGAGTGCACCTGCTGAAACGTGCGCGGCTGGCTGCCAGGATGAAATTCAAAAACGTAGCCTGTGGACAAAGCGATGTCGGCGTAATAATGCGTCAACAGAGTGCCCCACGACCGGGTGACTTTAACTTTGCACACTCGCACAATGTTGGGCGTTTTGTCGGCGTTGACGTGGCCATCGTACAAATAATGCAACAGCAGTTGCGAATCATATTTTATTTTGTTTAAAGTTGTCATGTTTTTGTTTCTGAAACGTTGAAAGCATTTTTGAGATAGATTGCCGATGCGACATTGAAAAAAAGCGTTGCCGTCGCCATCATCGCAATTGTCGTCGTCATTGTCGTCGTCTAAATTGTTGTCAAAATTAAAATTTTTATTTTTCGATTGATTAGTTTCGTTTGAGTCGTGAAATCTTGGCATCATCATTGTTGTAGTTGTCGTTGGCGATGTTGTCGTTGGCGATGTTGTAGTTGTCGTTGACGATGTTTTAATTGTCGTTGACGATGTTTTAATTGTCGTTGGCAACGTTGTAGTTGGCAATGTTGTCGACGCCAATGTTGTGCGATCGCTATTTGTTGATTGTGAATTTTTTAATTTCGGCAAAAACTTTTTTGGCGTCATCGTTGCGTTCGACAACGTCGTTGTTGTCGGCGTGTTTATCATCGTATTCGTTTTCTTCAATTTCGGAATCGCTGTCGCTGTCCAAAGATTCAACGGATCGTTCGACTTTGTCGAAATTGTTGTCGTCGTCGTCGTTGTTATGCATTTCAACGACGTTGTTGTCATTGTCGCTGATGTGGTTGTCAATGACGTCGTTGCCGTTGATGCGTTTGACGTTTCTAACGGGCGCGCCGCCGTCGTCAACAATTCTGCTGATGTCGGCGCGCTGTTTAACGTTGCGTTCGGATTGCGATCGTTGACCAAATTCTCTTTCGAAAATTCGCCTTTTTTTCGCGTTGCCTGCCGTCTCTGCAAAACGTTCGGTTTCATCGCTGTCGCTGCGGTGCGAATCGTCGTGAACGTTGTTACCGTCCGCGCTTATTTTTGGTAGCGACGGCGCGCGATTGCTCGTTTTGTCGCCGCTTTTCAAACACACCAATTTAAACATACATTTACCTTTTTTCAAAATCAACGGTTTTTTGTTCAACAACAAAAAATTGATGGCGTTCGGCGTTTCGGTGAAATTGTGACAGATCACATAATCGTCGCAAGTGACGATCAAAGAGTTGCGGGTTGGATTGCGACTCAACTCGATGAGCGTTTGCGCGTTGGTCACACGGATGTCGTACGCTCCGACAGTCAGTTTTTTTAAGTGATATTCATCTTGAACTACAAACAACAGCACGCTATTTTCGTTGTCGTTGCTTTTGTCCACGGTAACGCGTACCGCGATGCTGTCCGTACCACTGTTGTTGGTGGCCATTATTTTTATTGTCTTTTTTTCTATAATCTTCTTAATAGTACACAATGAATTCAACGAAAACGAATTCAACAATCGTTTGAAGGTCTTGCTGGAGTATGTGGCGCGCACGAACGCCGATCATCCTACGCCCGACACCTTGTGGTACGTGTCCGACGTGAACGAACACGAGTACACGGTGACGGAGTTTTCGACGCGCGACATGACCGCCCTTTCGTTCGCCACGTACGACGATCGCGTTCAAACATTTAACTTTTTGGAGCAGCGGTTCGACATCAACGAACACGCTCAAAACGAAATCAGAATTGCGCCTCACCCCTACGAAAACAGCAAATTTAGAATGCGCGGCGACGACGGTTGGATGGACGTCGATTGTCCTCCTCACGAACAATTCGACAACGCCACGCTCGCTTGCCGTCCCGTGCCGCCTTGCAACGACAAAACTCCTGGAAATTATCCGTTAACGGAAACGCTCATCGACACGTTGATTTTGAATCATCGCGTACTTAGGCGCGACGATGAAGTAGACGATGACAATTCGCAGCGGCAACAAAACTATCATCCCATAATGTATCTGCAATGTTTCGAGGGAGGCGCTCACGCCGTGCAAGAATGCGTTGACAATTATTTGTTCGACAGCGTGTCGCGAATCTGCAAACCGCGCAATTATTGCGAAAACAGACCGGACGACTTTGTTTTAGATCATTTTCCCGATTACTTGTTGATCAACGAGTACATCGTGTGTCAAAACGGCGAAAGCGTAGTACACTCGTGCCCCTCGCCGCAAATCTTCGACAAGCGTCTGATGCGTTGCGTCGATACTCATCCGTGCGCTGTTAGCGGCGCGGGCGACACATACATCACAGACTACATACAACCCAACCAATATTATAGATGCGTGTCTAGATCGGAGGCCGAGTTGGTAACGTGCATAATTCGCGTTTTTCGCAACAACGAATACGGATGCGGAGGCGACCCGCGCTGTTCTCAATTCGACAACGGCACAGGCCTACAATTCAACACGTACACTTCCGACACGATAGACTTTGACACGGGTGCCTTTGAATGCCGCGACCATGAGATCGCACGCGAAACTGTGTGCGACACCGACAACATGATCGCCGATCGCGTTTACAGTCACCGCTTGTTGCCGCAGCTGCATCTGCCTCGACAAACCTACAGTCGCGCACTCGACGCGTGTTTGCCTTACGATCGCGCCAATGTGCATTTTAAAAATCCATATTATTCGTTTGTTACAAAAGTTAACGACATTGAAATTGATCTGGAAACGTCGTTGGTGGGCAACGTCGACACTTGCGACCGTTTGTTGACGCAAACGCATTTGGACAACGACATGGTTAAATACGCGCGAGACATTGATTCGGTGGCGATCGATGCGCAAAGCGGCCTCGGCGTCGAGTGTTTCACCTCGTCCATCTACGATGCGCTGTACGCGCGCTACATAAACTATTGCAACGCCGACCACCAGTTGATTCTGAAAAACAACCTCGTCGCCCGGCAGTTCATTCGGCCGTCTCTGAGAGGCATCGCTACCGACATCGATTACGATTTGGACTGCACGATTCCCGCGCGCCACAATTATATTGATTTCGATGATTTTTTCGTAAATAAAAAAACCCATATACTACAATTTAGCGTTTGCGCGACGGTTTTAAATCAAATACACACTTCATATACTACATTCGGCCGAAAATATACTACGATGGACGGTTCATATACGTTCAAAAGTGTAAAACCTCTGTTTTATATTAACTCCAAAGTACTAAATACACATCGAAATAAAAATGAAATCGAAATCGAAAACAACGTCGACAATGGGGTTGCAACAAACGCGTCGCGAAACGCTGCAAAAACACAGACTGTTTTTGAAAATATACCCAAAATCGAAATGAAATATATTGGTAAAAATTTACGAAAATTGAATATGCCTAAAACACAGGATAAAAATCAAACTATTGAGCCTCTGTTCAATCCTTTCAATCAGACCAGTGCTTTGACGCCGTTGTTTGATCCGTTTGTTAAAGAAAACAACGACGCTGTCCAAGAGGAACGGTTCGACAATTTAGTTGATGAAACAATTGTTGACAACGACGGCAGCGACGACGATACGGAAATGGCAACGCCGCCTTCGCCACTCTATTCACATTCTAATGTGTCGTCGCCGCCGCCGTCCCCTTCAATTTCTTCTGTGTCTTCACATTCGCCGTCGCCGCCTTCGACTCCACCGGTGCCAGAGTTGATTTTGAACGAACAAAACGTGCGATTTTTGTGCATGTACTCTATACCCACGTACAAAATGGTGGCTTGCGGTATTGAAAACGACCACATTGAAAATGAATTGCGTCGATTGCGAAGCCAAATTTTCGTCGCTCCGGAATGCGCCGATGCCGCCGGTTTGGCAAACATTTTTAACGCTGCCGCCTACCTGGGTAACGGAGTCACCTGTCAAAGCGTATTCAACGCTTACACGGGCATAAGAGTCGTCAGGGCTTTAAGTCCGGTGTACCTTGACGTGGCAACGCAATCCGACGACGGCCACAAATACAACAGATTTGTTCATCACAAAGACGGTAAATTCATCGCTTGTCCCGAAGAGTTGCTTACCGAAGATTTTGATTGCAACATTGCCGACGACAAAGTGTACTCTCTGGCGAATATGTCGCACAACCCTTTGTAAATTTAGGCGCTACATAAAAAGTGTACAATATTATATCTATTGTGGGTTTGTTAAATGTAAACATTTCATTAAATAAAAATATATTTATTTATTTTATACATGTACATTTTAATGATTAAAATTAATTTTACACACATACACACATTTTTGCGTTAAACACCCACAACCTCAACAGGCGCGGCCGCGCTGCTTTCCACCACTCGTTCCCTGTTTTCGGCGTCTCGATACGTGATGTTGATGTTAAAATCAGGTTCAGTGTTTTGGTTGGCCATTATTTCTTCACCTAAAAACAGCGGCACCACCAAGGGAAACGGTTCGAATCTAACAAGGTTGCTTTGCATGGCGGTGGCGTTGCCTTCGAACTTGAGCACGTTTTGTATGCGCAAATAGTTTTCGTTTTCAATGTTTTTGTACTTGGTTGTCGTGGGATTGTACAACAGATCGTCGGCCGTCAGACCCTCTCGTCTGATGTGACAGGTGGGATTGCTGCGCAACAACAACGACTCGTTTTGAATGATAATTTTCTCCGGCGCCACCGCTCTGAGCAGCAGGTTTTTGATAAAAGGCGGCATGTCGTTGAACACGTCGAGCGCCACCGTGTTGTCGTCTGTTATGGCCCAAATTCGTTTGTTGTTGTTGGCAAAGGCGGAGCAATAGCGCGACGGGTTCAACATGGACAGAATGTTAAGAGTTTTCTGGTAGATTATCTGCGCCAGCTTCATCTGGCCTTGCTCGACGCGATCGCTGACGCGCAACATTTGGCAAATCAGCTGCTGCTGCGGTTCGTTTTCGTAAATCATGTGCCACACCAGCTGTTGCGACAACGAAAGCGCGCGTATCGGTATCACCGTTTCGTAGTTTTGCCGAGTGGGCACCAGAATGCGGTCGTTGTCTTTGTCCTCGTGGTGCACCAAGCTGCGCGCTAAAGTTCGATTAAACACTCGACCGTTGGCGTCGGGAATAGGCAACACCATTTTTTCCATTTTAAATTGCGCCAAGTGAAATTGGCAAATGTAGTATTGGTCGTTGACGGTGGCGTCATTGCTGCACGGCGGATCGTACTGTGCGCAATTATCAAACGGTCGCACCGCGCTAAACACGCAAAAGTTTGTCACTCTGTTGGGGTTTTGTTCGAAAGCCAACAAAGACATGGCGTCGAATATTCAAAAACAAAAAGAAAAGGAAGAAAACTCAACGCCACGCGCGTTTGCAAAACGCGATCGTCGAGAGAGCGATGGCGACGTTGGTGTCACAACAACGGGCGACGCCGATGGCGCGTTCGACGACGCGGAAAACTTTGAATGCGTTGAACGCGAAATATCTTATTCGGTCAATTTGAGTCAAGACTTGCTGTATATTATTTTGAGTTCTTATATTTCTCAAAAGTTTGAATTGGCGCAAGAATATATAGATTTCGTGGATGCCAACAACGTACGAACTCGCCTTGCGAACGGCCGTTTCGAGAGCACGCTGAAAACGACGCAGAGTTTACGCAAACTGGTGTACGTGTACAAAAACGCATTGGTGCCGTTGGTGGAGCGCGTGAGTGTGGAAAAAAATGTGAAGAGTTGCCGCGTTTCCACCGATTTGCGAAGAATCGTAACCTGTTGCGTGTACCGCAGCTCCGAATGTCCAGAGATTGAAGTCAAATTTGAAAAAATCTATTTGGATCGCAGCGCCGGAAACAAATTCGATTCGTTAATGGCCAGCAAACAGATCACATTGCTCAATCTATTGCGCGGCAAGAACGACAGCGTGGTGAAAGACTCCCATTTGGGTTCGGATGAAATTTTGGCACAGTTGCGCCTCGAATACGAATACGAGGACAAAACGCAACCCGACGACGTTACGCTACAGCACATGGCTCGCATCGTGAGCGACATGGACGCTTTTTCTCATGCGCAAAACGTCAGTCCTTTTCTTTCGTACACCGTTTTGCAAAATAACATTATATACAGAAAATTTGAAAAAGAAATAATGCTCAACAACGCAGACCAATTGACGCGCGCGTGCGCTTCGTCGTTGGCGTGGGCGTGGAAACTGGACGGCGTTCGCGGCAAAGGATTGTTCACGCGCAATCGCATCGTTGTATTCATGGACGACATGCGTTTGTACTCTTGCTCGTTTCCCTGGTTGTTTAGCGTCAACAATGCGGTGGCGTTTCAATGCGAACTTGTCGAAATGCCGGGGAGCGACAACGAAAACAAGCACAAATTGCTTTTCATCACCGACATTTTGCAAGTGTTCAAGTACACGTACAACAACAAAACTCAATACGAATGCTCGACGGACGGATACGACGTCGATCCGCTGTCCGCCATCAATTGTATAAATTATTTGCGTCAACATTTCAAAAATCACGAAGCATCTTTAATGTTGTCGGTTTCATCGGCGTCGTTGTTGTCGTCACAATCATCATCGTTATTGTCGTGGTCGTCGTCGTCGTCTACAACAACGCCGTTGCGTTTTCAACATTTTTACAATACTCCGTTGCGAGCCGACGGCTACAGCACTTTACCCACAGACGGCTTTGTGGTGCTAAATTCAGAAGCGCGCTACATCAAATGCAAACATCACAAAACAATCGAATTGGAATGGCGCTCGGCTTCGAATCATTTTTATTCGCTCGAAGGACCCTTGCTAAACTATCAAATAGAATTCGCAGACAACGCTAAAAACATTAAATTAATGAATGAAAAAATTTACGAAACTATTGTGATCAATTGCGACACAAACAACAGTCGTGACAACGACACGGACGACAATGACACGGACGACAATGACAATAACGTTGTTAAAAGTTCTATTGTGCGTGTTATAAAATTACGTTTAGACAGGTTGGTTCCTCAAAGCATTGATATGTAAAAAAAACTACTGTATGTTTGTCAAAAATTGTTTATTAAAGTATAATAAAATACAATGTTACAATTACAATATTATTGTTTTATTTTACACCTGTGCCACATGTTAATTTACAGCATCGGCATTCGACACATAGGACAATTGCAATTGAGCTTGGACCAATTCAGTATACATTGTTCGCAAAAAACGTGTTTGCATTTTTTCAATTCCGCAACCAAACACTCATTTTTGAATGTGCACAAACACACGCTGCACATCGGCAACTCTTTGTCGTTTTCTTTTGTGTCCTTGCCATCGTTAGTGTTGTTATTGTACACGTATTTGTTTGTGGCGTTGTTAAATTGCTCTGCGCTAATGCCTTTGTTTTCGTTGACAAATGGCAAAGGTTGGTATTCCACAATTTCGTTGACTGAATTCATAATAAAAAATATTACATCGTTCCAATTAAAAAATGATTGATCATTAACGTTGATCGACACGTCATTTGAAACATCTCTGTTAAAATTTTCAAAAGTTTCAATGTTTGCGTAACGCCTGTTTTCGTAATTGACTTGAGCTCTCAAATTGTTTTGCGCCAACACGTCGGCGTTGTCAATCGACTCGTTGACAATGTTGTTCCAAAGCATGTCGTTGGCCTCCAAGCGTTGCTGCTCTTGAAAAGCCTGAACACATTCATTGTGTTCGTTTTCAATTTCTATTTGTTGGCGCACCGCTTCTTCGTCATCATCGGCGTTCCGTGTAAATTCGTCGGAAACGTTTCTATTGATGCAAATGTTGATGTTGTCAATATTGTTTATTGTTATATTTGAGTTAAAATTTATATTCATTTTCGTTAAGACGGCAACGATGACAATGAAAACAACGAAAAAAAATGTAAATACAACAACTAAATTAACAATGTAATGACACGTATCATTGATCGCATTCACTTATATCGAAAGATAATGTTAGATTACGTTAATTGGCGCGTACAATCTTAGATTGCAGCAACGCAAATTTTTGCTACGCCATTTTAATGTCATCGTCATTCAAGTTTGTCGTTGTCATCAATCAAATTGAAAAAGACATTGCCATCTGTAACTGTTGTAAATTTTTGAAAAATAAAATTGTATTTTGTGTGTTTTGCGCGACATTAAAACTTTATGTTAACGTTGACAATTGTTGAACGGTCGTTGTCGTTTAAATGAATTGTCGTTGTTGTTTAATGAATTGTCGTTGTCCATTTGCTTTAACGTTGTCGTTTGATGTGTTTACAATTTTACATAAAATTATTTCACAAAACAAAATTTTTAAAATATTTGTTTATTTCTATGTTAACATCGACAATTAAATTTAACGTTGTCGTTTAATAAATTGACCCTGTCGTTTAATATTTTAGTTTGTTATCGACGTTGACCTCAACGTTTGTGGCGTTGTAAACGTTCACAATACACGATGATACAACAAAAAGTCATTCGTGCTAATTGGCGGTGTCGTTTTGCTCCGGCGTCAATCCCAACATTTGTTTGTATTCAAACCATTGCATTCGAAAAGCCTTGATCGGGGGCAACATGTTGCGTTGAATGTACCGATAGTCGTTGATGTGATTGTGAAACACCATCGTGGCGTACAGAGTGCCGTGTTTCATCAACACGTTTTCGGTCACGTTGTTAGAGGTGATGTCGTCCACCATTTCAAGCGGCTCACCGCCGCGTTCTCTGTTCATGCAAGTCTCCAAACGTTCGATGTTGAGCGTCAAGTAGCCTTTGATTCTAATGTAATGATCGCGACACACGGCACAATCCAACTTGGAGAACAGGTTGTAGTAAAAAGTTTTCATTTGTTGCAATTGATTGAAAACAAAGCTGTAAGTGAGCTTGTCGCGATTCTCCACCATGTCGTCTATCAGCAACGCTAAGAAATGTATCACATCCCAAATGGTGCTGAACTTGTAATCGTACGATTTGGGTTGAAACGATCGCAAATTGAGCTCTTTCATTTTTTCCGCAAACGCAATTTTCATGTGCTCCAAATCAAATTCGTCGTTTAGCGACAGCGCCCACGTCTTTAAATTTTCGATTTCTTCGTTTTGCACGTCCTTGTAAATTATTAGACAAGCTATATTGTACAAGTAAGTCAATTCGGTGGCCATTATTTCCACCAAATGTTGTGATTTTATCATTCGCATTTTGTTCAAGTGCCTGAAAGTGTACAGAAAAAAACTATCTTGATATTGAGCAAACAGCGGCGTTAAAGGAATCATGGCGAACGCAAGCGGTTGGAGCGACGCCGTGCTCTATTTGCACTTGTGCGATTTGCCGCCGAACGTGCGCAACGACAAACCCGACGATGGCGACGTTATATATTTTGAGAGCCTGATTGAGTGTTTTGAAGACACAGATTGCGACAAATACAGCTTTTTTGACACGCAAACCAAAGAGCTCGCCTTATTTATGAAAAAACTGTATTACGATCTCAGGCACCACAACCGCGGAAACTATTGTAAAAACCACGTGCTTATAGACGCGCTACTAATGTATAAGACGTATCTGGAATTGGTGAACGATTCGGCGTTCGGTCACAACCTTTTTGATTCGTGCATCGGTTTTGTTACCAACATTTTCAAAATTTTCAGTCTGCACAGTAGAATCGTGTTAGTGGTGCCGCCGGGTGCGGGTTTAGAAGTAGATAACTTAAGTAAACTTTTAGAACATTTGTTGCAACAATCGATCGTTGAAATTGGGTAAACTTCAGTTGCCGCCCGCACACAGAGCGCCCGCGTTACCGCCGTCGTCATGATCGGAACAATAATTTTAATTTTGGTGGTGCTAGCGGTGGTTTATTTTTTGAGCGTAAACAACAAGCTGAACCTAAACTCTTTGACCGACTCGTCGCCCAGCGTCAACGACAGCTCCGATTCGGTGCACGTGGATGACCGCACCGGTCAGTACTCGGTGAAATTGAGCGCTCCCAAATTGAAATCCATTCGAGTTTTGCACGACACCAACAAATTGAGCAAGGTGTACATCGCCGAACGACCGCTCAGCTACAGCGAAATCATCGACGAAGGCAACAGATCGGTGGGTGCCAATTGCGTGTTTCTGGGCACGATCAGCGACAACGTGAACGTTTCCAACGGCAACGGCGCATCCACCTCTTCGCGTGTAACCGCAAACTTTGACATAAAGCAACACAAAAATCTGTTTATTGTTTTCAAAAATCTCGAAAATAACAAAATCAAAGAAAACGTCAACATGGTGCGCTACGAAAGCGAAGGCATGGTATACGCCCTCATCGATTCCAACGCATCGTCCGTGCCAGAATTGCGCGACGTCTCCTACCCCATTGCCGTTTACACGACCAACAGCGCGGTGCAGCTTAAGCTTATCGAATGGAGCTACAGACAAGTGAACGATTCGGGAACCTTTTTCATTAAAAATGAAACAAGCTTCAAAGTTGAATAATTTTTATTAACACAGATGATTGTTGAAACATTCAAACAGCGCATCAATTTTTAATTTGTAATTTTTGTTATAACTAAATTATTACATTATTTTTACATACATAATAAACTATATTTACACATTTGTATCGTTTCATTGTACCGTTTCGCCTCAGCACCTAAAAGTGGGTGTGTGCGTGTTGAAATCTTTCTTCGAAAGCGCCATATCCAAATTAATAAAAACACCGTCTTGGGGTCTGTAATTTTTTTTAAAACGCTTTTTGAAATCCGAACACAGTTGCTGAATTCGGTTGGCGTTTCGTTTAAATTTCATAGATTCGTGTATCAAAATCTCCACGTACGGACACGCCAGTTCAATGATTTTATCCACTTTGTTCTCGTCGATCATGCAAGCGCCGTAGCGAATTTTGACGCCGAGCACGTAGATCAAAGCGTTGATGGCGCTGTTGTTGATGTCCATGCACATGAGGTTGTGATTGTGCACGGGGTCGTTTTTGATCAAATGTTTGTAGGAAACGTAACCGTCGCAATTGTTGCGCTTGTACATCAATATGTGCGACAAAAACAGGCGCACCGGTGTCACCAAATTGTCGAAATAACTTCGTTCCATAGGAAATTTTTTAGTTTTAATATGTTTATAAACGCTACCGCTGAAGGGTAAATTTTCCTCAAACACATGCTCCGTGTACACAATAGCGAACCTATTGCGCACGCCTTTATCGTAATTGGTAATGTGCAACGGTTTGTTGTTGATAATCATGAGTTTGTAGTTGCCCTCGTACTTTTGACTTCCTTGATACTTTCGACAAACGGCGTTGCTTTTGGTGGAATCTGCAGTGTTTTTAAAGAAGGAATCGTTGCATTCTTTCATTTCGTTGATTACGTACAATTGCGATATAAGTTTGTTGGCCTCCATTTCGTCGGTGTCCTTTTTTGACAAAGTATACTGTTCCGCGTCGTGTTTGTGCACCACCACAATATTTTCCATCAATTCATAACTGCTGGATTTGCCCGAACCCGGTTCGCCGTTCAAGTAAATGCAGCATTTTTCATAATCCGAAGGGATGCCCATGCTAGCGCCAAAATGCATCATTAGCAAAGAATTGACATAGTTGAAATTAGTGAAAGAGCGGTAGTACAAATAACCGGTTACAATTTTTTTTACAAAATGATACGAATACTCGCTCAGATTCACTTTTGAAATTATTACGCGCATGTAGAATCGCACCAACCACGACGACAAATCGTCGTTGTCGCGCGCCACGATCAATTTGTCCCACCATACGTTCCATCGTTTCAGCGTGTTGAGCACAACGCAATAGTTGTTGTAATAACTTTCGATGACATTTTCGTTGCGATTCACAACTCGACGCGCCGAAACCTTTTCGCTGACGTTTAAACACAAAAATTCGTCAACGAGCGCGTCGCCGTTCGATTCGTTTTTATAAGAATTTTTGTCGACGTTAGTTAGCTTGTTGTCGTCGTTGTCGTCGTTGTCAGTGTCCGTGTCGGTGTCGCCGTTTTGTTTACGCTGTCGCTGGTGCTCCGCGTCGCTGTCGTTGCCGCTGTCGCCTCCGTTTTCAATGTCCTGTTTGAGAATTTCAACAAAAGCGTCAAAATCGCTAATCTCCCAAATTAAATTGTCTACAAAATCCAATTTGTCTATTTTGCGATACAAATAGTTTAGTATAGTGGTTCTGTTTTCTTGAAAGTATCGAGCGTTGTTCACAACGCGCGCTCTGTCCCTCGACGTTTGCAAATTGTTGAGTTCGCTGGAGCACAGCATTTTGGAATACAGCATCGAGCTATACAACAGACTCCAAATAAGTTCTGTTAGAGCGCGCGAATTGGAAAACAGCTCAAAGATGACGGCAATTTTTAGAGCGCGTCGATCCACCTGCATTTCGTGAACGCAATCGCATTTTTTGACAATTCGTCGCTGTTGACACGTTTCGCATTTAAGATTTATCAGCAAATCGCGCATTTTACACTCGTTTAGGTAGACGCCCGTCGCAATCAATTCTACGTCGTCTTGCGCCCACACTTCTCGAAAGGATTCGTTGAGCATTTGTTTTTCGATGTGTGTGCATTGAACGCAATTGTCAAACGCCATCATGATGGAAACGTTGACTTTGTACGTTTTTATGTCGCGACACACTTTGGCGATGTGATACATCTTGTAGATGTTTTCTTCGTTTTTTCCATTTTCCAACATGTAAGCGATGGTCGATTCGGGCAAATACGTGCGTTCGTTTTTTTTTGTCAAAGCCCCCATTAAAGTGTTGCCCAGTATAAAGGGTGTGCTGCTGTGGTAATCGTTGATAAACAAATTGTAAACGCCCTCCTCGGTGAAATACAAATATTTCCAATTGTTGAATTTCACGCTTGACATTGTGATGGCGTTGGTTTTTTCCGTGAGCTTGAAAAGATCTTCATCCTTTTTGACGGCCACATAATGTTTGCCGTTGAACACCATGCACGCGTTGGCAGACTGAATCTTTTTAAAAAAACCTTTACATAGCACGTCAATAGTGGCGCCGCAGTCAAGAGCGTTGTCGTACGTGTAATCCCACCATTTGGAAGAGTCCGCGGTTCCGGACGACGCTTTGTTGTATATCAAATAATGTATTGCATAGTAGCAGGCGAGAGCTTCAAGCGCGTCCTCTTCGGCGAACAGCGTCCAATGGTTGCAAAAACGAGCAAAGATCTTGGGCAACAGTTTAAAGTAGGGTTGACATTTGGCGACAGCGCGTCGGTACTCGGATCCTTTGTCGGCAAACAATATTTCGCAAAGCAACTCCATGTACAAACGTATGTCGCTTTCGGCGTAATCAAAATCGTCCTGTTTCAACATCAATCGCCACACCACCACTATGAGGTAATCGAAATTCATAAATTCGCTGCGCGCCAAATAGTCGGCCAGCACGCCGCCCGATTCGTTTCTGGAATCGGCGATTTCGTTGCTGGCCAGCGCGTCGATCATGCATTCGTTAAGGCGTTCGATGCATTTGCGCACATGTTTTTCAATTTCATCGTTCTCGCTGCTTGCGGTGATGTGGGCGGTGAGGCGCAAACGATCGCGAGTCTTTACTCTGGAAACGTTGCCGTTTTCTTTAAACGCGCGCAAATGTTTCAAATCCACTTTGATCATGTGTCTGTATTTTTGGGCGGTGGTGCACTCGGTCAGATTGATGTCGTCGCGAATGTAATCGAAAAGATTTTTCTTGGAATACACTAATTTAGGGTTGATTTTGCACGATCCTTTGGAGCCGTCCGCCATGGTAATTGTAAACAAATCGTCAAAATTGCCTTTGGAAAAGTCGGTGCGGCCGTTGACAAACAGTTTTTTGCCACAGCACATCATGCACAGTTCAACGTTTAAAAATGTATCAGAACTAAAAACAAACAGGTTGACGTTGCCCAACCGCTTGTTGTGCTGCAACGGCACATATTCCCCCACGTCTACATTGAATTTTGTGTGTAAATATTGACGCCATCCAAAGAACGAAGCCGCTATGTTGGGCCAGTAGCGGTATTCGCCGGACACAAACGATTCGTTGGCGTGATTCTTGCGGTTGCTTTCGATGAATTGCTCAAAATTTAAATCGCGCTCTATCAATTTGTTGTAGTCGGAGCATTTGATGAACGGTTTCACCATCAACGTAAAGCAGTTGCCTTGTACGCTCCAATCGTGGGCAACGATCTTACAATCGTGTTTATTGTGGCAAAAGCGTTTATCGCAATCGTTTGTCGTCGTCAGCGTTTCGTTGTGATTGTTGTCGGCATGTTCGTTGAAAAATTGAGAATGCGACGGCGACAACACGTTATAAGTGGCGCCGTGCTCGTTGATGTTGCCGCTGGTCCGTTGCACGTTTTGCTGTTGATTGGTTATAACGCACACCAACTTTTTAAAATTAGCCAAAGATTTAACAATCTTTTTTTGTTTTGTGCGTTCGTCGAAAAGCACCAAGCAGTCTACGCTGTCAAAGTTTTTCAACATTTGATGATCGTCCTCCGGTGCGACGTTAAAAAATATGTTGTCGAATGCCGTGCTAATGTTTATTGGCTGCGCGGCCATCGCTTGTTTGTTAATATTTTTAATGGCCCTTCACTATTTAAATCCTTATCGAAATGCTACTGATAAACTGGTGCAGGATCACGCCGCCACACTGCAGTTTGGCGCGTACATAGATGTGTACGATCTTAGCTTATCGGGTCAAACGGAGCGACTGTTTGTTGTGAGACCCGAAAACGTAGTGTTGTACAACACGCACGGCGTATTATTTTACTATTTGGAATCGAGTAGCGTGTTTTGTCCACGAGAATTTTCGATTGTTCGTTTTTCGAAAAAGGATATAGAAGCGATCAACAATAGCGGTTTGTATGCAACCGTGTGCACTTCGGTCAACAGTTTAGCGGTAGTTGAGCATTTCATCACTTTAAAAAACAATCTTGCCGACGATCGAGTGATTCTAAATGTAGACCAAATCAACTACAGCGTTTTGGACATTATTAATTTACTGATTAAAACCGGCTATGTGGAAATACAATAATAATAAAAAACACAAACGTTATGTATACAAATTTTATTTATTTCAAAACAAACAAAAACACACAAACAGAAACTAGCAAACGTCAACAATTGCCACATAAACATTTTAAACATTTATCCAGTTTTACAACGTTTTCAAATGCTCATTCAACACTTGAATTTGGTGTAGTTGGCGTCGTGACTTTCCAAATTGTTCACAATCTGTTGATGATAATGTCGCCAATCCGCGAGAGGCTTTGTGCATTTTTTAACGTTTAAAAAATAATCGTACGCATAATTGTTGCTGTTAAGATCGTCAACCAGCGTGATGCTTTTTAAACAATTGACGCCTTTTTTTCTCAAATACCACAAAGCGATTTTAGGAGATTTTGGCAACGGTAAAGAAACATTACAATTGTTTCTGTTGTTGTTGTCGTCGTCGTCGTTTAAATCTATGTAAAAAGATTTTTTTACAAAAACATGACCAATCCTTTTTTCATTGTCATCGTTGTCATCAATTTTGTCGTCGTCGTCATCGTTGTTTTTGTAGTTGCGTTCATCGATGATTTTTCTCGTCAACAGCATGCCGCTTTCGTTTTGTCCTTCGCAAATTATTATGTCGAAAAAATTTGTCAAATTTGTAACATTGAGCGAATGCACAACGTGATCGCGACTTCCGTACGACCACAGTAAGAGCACGCAACCTCGTCGTTTGAAATCCAACAAACTGTCGTAAACGTCATAATCGCGTATGCGCACGTCGCGTTCGTTTGTTATCAGAGTGCTGTCTAAATCAAAAACCAATGCGTGCGGCGCTTCCCAAGCAAAAGTTTGCTGTTTCGCTTGATAAACTTCCAAGTAATTTTGCACATACCATTCTTTTAAAAAAGCGTACATCGGTATGCGTTCATTGATAACGTACGTGTGACCGAAAACGCACGTTCCGTACGCCAGTTTGATTGCGTGCCTCAAATGATCCATTCTGTCGGCGCATTTGATCACTTGCATTTGATACGTTTCGAAATCGATGTGCTTGACGGCGTCGGGTTCGAATTTAAACACTACAAATTCAAAAAGATCCGTGTGGTCAAACATTAAACGTCGCATGTCAACGCGCTGCATCAACACCAACCAATGATGTCTAACAAACGGACGCTTCAAACGCAACACGATCCAAGCGCAACGAGAGGTCGAAAAAGAAGAAGCCTTTGCGTTGCCGCTGTCGACAACGGTTCCGCCGCCGCCGCTGCTGTTGCTGTTGCCATAGACGTTGTTGCGCAAAGCGAAATCGCCGTTGACAGCGTTTGCAACAGTGGCGCGTCCGACGCCATCGTCGCTATGCATTGTTACGATTTGTTTGTTATTTTCAAACGTTTTCGCGAAGGCAACAATCACAAGGAGTTGATTGATTTTTTGGTGCGAAACTTTCCGACCAACGTTAAAAATAAAACTTTTAATTTTGTAAACACCCACCACTTGTTTCATTCGCTGTACGCTTATATTCCGGCCATTACAAACGTGGAAAAAGAACGCAAGCAGATTCGATTGTCGGAAGAATGCATACAAAAATTGTTTGTCAACACCACCAACGATTTTAAACTGTACACTGAACTGTTCAATATGATGCGCGACAACAACATAAAAGAAGAGTGTCCTTGTCAATTGTTGATACAAAGACGCGATGAAATCAAAGTGTACGTCGATATGATAAACGAAAAAAAATTTGACAACAAACCGCCCAAATTAAAAAAAGAGAGCATCGACAACATCATGTACAAGTATTCTTTGAATTGGAAAAACTTATTGTTGAAACGTAAAATTAGCGAAAATTGCAACAAAAACGGCAAAAAAAAGAAGATTGTTAAAAAGCGAACAATATTGACGGACGATTTGATTTATTTGCCGACGAATGAAACGGACGCGACGGCGACGACGACAGCGATGACGACAGCGACGACGGCGGTGGTGTTAGTGGATGACGACAAAAAACACAATGAAATGCCAAACAAAAACGACAATATAATTTTTTTTAAAAAAACGCGTAACAAAAACGCTATAAACATTAAAAAATTGCACGCCATCAACGGAATGTCGCTCAACGCCTGTCAACATGTGTATGTCGTGCAGGAAAAACAATTGAGAGCCGGCGACGAAGCTGTCTCGTTCTTGCGCTACTGCAACAAATGTTTGCAGCGAGAACAAATGACCTGAGAAAGGGCGTCGAATTAAAATTTGACGCGTCGTTTAGACTTTAACGGAAACGCGTTGAATTTTTGTATGTTTTGTTTGTTTTTTGCACGCATTGTATTTTGCACGAACACCGTTGTTACATCAGTAGCGTCGTTGTTTGTAACCGTACGGATTGGAAGAACGGCGTCTGCCGTTGACAGAGCGACGTCTGCCGTTGGAGGAGCGACGCTTGACGTTTGAAGAACGACGCCTGACGTTTGAGGAGCGGCGTCTGCCGTTGGAGGAGCGGCGCCTAACGTTGGAGGAGCGGCGTCTTCTTGCCGCTGCCGACGACGATCGCCTTCTCGCAGCCGCCGAACGCCGTCTCGAAGCCATTGTTGAAGACCGCCTTTTGGCGTAAGAAGAGCGTCGTCGGCGCGCGGCCGTTGTTGAGTTTTTACGACCGCGCGGTCTGCCCGGCCGCCTCCTGTAACCGCTGCTGGAGCGTCGCCGGTTGACGCCGGAACGACTGCGGCTTCTGCTGCGAGCGTTTGAAACGCGCCGATACATGTTTTCGATGAAGGCGCACACGTAACAAATGGTTTTTAATAAAGTTTATGCACCGCGCACCTTATTAATATTTTTTTCTTTTAATCACACCGCTTCCTCCGTTTCTGCGATTGCTGTTGTTGTTACACGACAATGACCCCAAAGTCGACGGCGTTGACGTCGACCCGCTTGCCCCTAAATAAATGTTGAGAGAGTCCGTCAGTTGACAATTTTGCAATTGGGTTACGCCGCCGCATTTTTGCGTCAATTGTCTGAATTCATCCATAACTTTGAAAATGTTGTTGTAATCTTCAAAATCCATTTTGCAGTTGGCCACTGCATAGTTTTCCATTGTAGTGTAAAAAATACTGTTGGACGCGTTGTAAAACATGCGCGGTAAACAATAATTGTCGGTGATTTTCAACAGTTCGTTGATGAAATCTTCGTCGTCGCAGTACGGTATGCGAGTTTTGTCGCTCAACTCCACACTTTGCTCCGGCACAAGTTTAGAAAGCACGCGGCCCTTTTCCGTTATTAGCTCTTCGATCGTGCAACGGCGATCGCGATTCAAAGACTCGTCGGGCAGTATGGTGATGCGCGGGAATCGCGTCAACGGGTAATGCATTATTTTGGCGAAAGCCGCGCGCAGCAATCGCACCGAGTCGGAATCGATCGCCGACGACTGCATGTTGAGCAAAATCCTCAACAGTTTGATAATGTGGTACATTTGATCGGGTTCCAAATGAGGCATACATTCGTTGCTTTCGACGGATAGCGCGTGTTCCAGCAGCGCGTACAACGGCTTGTATTGGGGGATGCGCGACAAGTAAAGCATGCACATCACCAAGTCGCTAACTTGAAATTCGCACGTCGCCGTCGAAGTGAGCGTGTAGTATTGCAAAACGCGTTGACACGTTTTTCTGTAGTGTTCGGCGTCGAAATCGCGCGTGTACTCGCGAGATTGTCGGCGGTGGCGAGTGTCCGCGTCAAACAAATTGATCACGGGTCGAGCGTTGGCGGTGGCGCGGCGCGCGTTTGTCGAAGCCGATGCTGTTGCTGCGCTCGACGTTGCCGCGCCGCCGTTCGATGCAAATTCGCTGACGAGCGCCGCGCCATCGTTGCGACTTCTGTTTTTAGACAGGGTGGCGACGTGCACTAAAAACTCTGTAAAATCGGTGAACGACAACAAGATGGAGGGTTCGTCGTCGTCGTCCAACAAACGGAAAAGTTTCAACCAAATGCCCATTTGCATTTGCGGATCGATTTTGTCGCGCAAAATCACTATTTGATTGAATAGGTCGACGGCACTCATGATTGGGTCTTAATTGTGTGCGAGTTTTATTCTCTGACAACGCAAATCGATGAACCGGCAATTACGACGGCGTCACAACGAACACGCGCTGTTTGTGAAACGTGCAAAATTGTAATTACTAATAAACGGTTGCGGATGGTGTAATCAAACAATAGTTGTATTAGCGCGAAAATTGGTTTATTTCACATTTGCACATTCATTCAAATTGATTGTCATAAACGTTGACGAGCAGCTTTAACAAATTGGTGGCGCGGCGAGTGTTGACCGTCAGCTGCTCTTTGTTGTCTTCAATGTCTTTCAATATCGACTGGGCCACGGCGGAACTTTTACTCAGTACTTGAAAAGTGTTTGTTTTATTGTGCGATCTGTCGTTCAATATTAAAGCGGCGGCGGTGTTGTTGTCGTTGTTGCTGGACAACAGGTTGATCATGTCCGCCACGTTGATGCTTTCCGCGGACGCTTCGCTGGCGACATCGAAACGAGAATCGCGCATCGCTTCGCGTTTGTTGCCATTTTTGCGCTGCGATGTCGTATAGTTGTAGGGCGTTTCTATCATGCCGTCACACGTTTTGATTCAACAGCACGCTAAAGTCTTCGTCCAAATCGTGTTTACTTACCAATTGGCGAATCAGATTATCCGTGACAATGTATTGCTCTACGTTTAAATCGTCTCGAATGTTGGCCAATTTTTGCACAAAACGTTCAAAACGAACCTCATCGTACGCGGGCAGCACGAATCGACACACGTTTCGAAGTTCCATCTCGAACGGCGTCAAACGGCCGTCCGGACCAAACGGATGGTGTTTTTGCAAAAGGGTCGTGGACGCCATTCTGTTGGCCGCACCTTCCGTGTACAAGCGCAAATAGAATCCGGTGAACACGACGGACGCTATTTTGTTTATTTTGGCTTGTTTAATTTTTGTTTTGCACGCCAACTGAATGATGAAGTTACGAAAGGGCGTAAACAACGGAGTGTCGCACGTATTGTTGCTGCGCAGCATGCAAAGCAACAGTTCCATTTGAGGAATCGGCACGCCGGCGGTGATGCGACGGCATTCGTCCACCAACGGTTGGACCGTTTTAGCGTTGACGAATCGCGACGCCTTGTCGCAAAGCAAATTGCGCAAAAACACAGCAAACGAATTGGTGATGAGATCGTCCGCGTTGAACGTGCCGTTGTCTCTGTAGTCGGTGCGCAGCAACACAAACAAAAACAACGGCAGCCCAAACATGGGTCGTAAAAATATGTCCCATCCGTCTTGTATGCCCGAATCGAATGTCGTGATCGCCGATGCCAAATAGTGAATTTTGCATTGCAAACAAGTCAATCTGTTGACGGGGCACGAATCGCACGCGGCGCTAATGTCCGTGACGCACGGCGACGCCACCGGTTTGTAGTATTTTTGCAGATACTGCATAATTTTTTTAAAATGCGGCACTTGTCCCATGAATTCGTGTTTCAAAAACAGCGAGAAAAATCGTTTGACTTCGGCGCTTTGGCCGTCGGCGGCGGCCGAAGCGCTCGTTTCAAAATTGTGTTTGACAAAATCCACACATTTATTAAACTCGTTAAAGAACGTGAGACCGCGCACGTCGACATGCTTGCTTTGGTCAAAGTATTTTGAAAATAAGAATGCCAAAGAATCAATTTCGCTGGTTGATAAACTAACGTTAAAATTGACCGTTTTCACATCGATTGAATTTTTCGCAAACCTCAAAGTGTACCGCACCGTTGCCGTATTCATTTTGACTTCTTACACTTATATTGAAACAAAATTTAAATTTGCCATTCACAGCGAAACGAACGCGGCTACATGTCATCGGAAGCGCGGTTAACGATCGCGACGCCGTTGGCGTTGACGAACGCGAGCGCAGAGACGCACACAAACACAGCCGATGAATCGGATGAAACCAATTCAGATTTGGAAACAGACGTGGTGGAATATGCGCCTGATTCGCTGTTGTACAACATTAAAAATCGCAAAGATTTCTACAAATATAAAACGGTTTATTTGCAAAAAAATCTGTTACACGTCAAAGTAGTCAAAATAAAGGGCGATGGTGCCTGCATTTTTAGAGCGATCGCTTATTACGTGTTCAACGACGAAAACATGCACATGAAAGTGCGCGCGGACGTGGTGCAATACATAGCCACCAATTGGAACGAGTTTAAAGAGCAAGCCATCAGCTACACCGACAGCCCGTCGGGACAGATGTACACCAACGTCAACAAATATCTGGAGGATATGTACAAAAACAACACGTACGGCACTCTGCTGGAAATCAACGCAGCGGCCATAATTTACAAACGATTCATTGTCGTTTACCAACAGGAATCCGTGTTTGCCGTTTTCGGTGAAGAACATTTGCCCTACGTTTTGATGCTTTTTTCAGGACCGTTGGACGAGGGTCACGTCGACGCGCTGCTGCCCGTCATAAACGAAAAAGAACTCGTGTTGAATTCTTTCATTATACAATTGAAATATTTAAACTACATGCGCAACTCTTTGGTGACGGCCACCTTGGAAAACAACGAAGACGACATCGACAATTACGAGGCGCAACAAATAAAAGAATTGTACAAAAACGTGTTGCGTGTATGCTCAAAAAAACAAACAACGACCGTGTACAGAGAAGCCATTAAAAATTTGATGATCGACTACAACAAAAGATGGTGTTACATCGGCGGTGTTTTGAACGCCATCGACGTGTACAAAACGAACGAAGGCGACGGCGACGGATGCAACGCCATGAAAAATCCAAATTTGCAAAACGTTACAAACGTTAGCGCCGATCAAATTCGCCGCGGCTACGTCGACGTGGACAACAATTCGTTTAGAGGCGACGTTGTTAACTCCAACGCTACGGCAACGATGTACATGCTCGTGTTGCCTCGAGACAACGAATTGTTTGTGAGAAAAATCAAAAAAATTATGAAAAACAAAATTAGCGATTACACTTTCGACAATTTGACAAAACTGTTACAAAAAATATATTTACACGACGAAAACATAAACGACGATGACGACGACGACGATAACAACGACGACAACAACACCAATAATGACAATTACAACTTTTTTGAAGATTCAGCTCAAGAAGCAATTCAAAAGTTTGTGTTCAAATCATATTTACAAGTTATGTACGAAGATTTGGTCAATCAAGCAGATTTGAGATTTTTGTTTAAACATTTCGGCAAGTGCGAATCGTATATTGCGATGCCGCAAGAGTTGAAAAACGACATTTTAACGTTTACAATCGACAAAAACGTTTTCAATCGTCAGCCTCGTCAGGCTCAAATAAACATAAATCACCTTTTGTACAGGGTCAACGATAAACTTTGTTACTATTTGCAATTGGATCATCGCAAAAATGGCGACGACAACAACGATAACAACGACATTGACGACGACGGCAACGACGCTGTTGATTTGCGAATAAAAAAAATATTGACAAATTACCAAAACTACATTATCGCGGCAATGTTGGATTTTAAAGTTTATGTGAAAAATATTGTTGAAAACGAAAAATCTAGACACAAAACCTTGTACGACGACAATTATAACGTTGACAAGGACAACGAAGACAAAGATGGCAGCGATGCGGGTGAGAATCTTTCAAACAACGCGGATAGTTTCATTAACGACGAATCCGAACACGACAAAATTGTTTTAAACGACGTGCTAAACAACGTTGTAAATTATAATATCAACGACATCATCATCAACAGCAACAACAGTGCAAGCGATAAAATAAAAAATTTAAGCACTACAAATAACAAAACAAACAGAGTTGACAACGATCGTGACAACGACGACAACGACGTCGCCATGATTGACATTCCAACAAAAATCACATCTATTAATGCTTCAAACAAACGTAAAAAATTAAATTCTAAAACGGCTCGAAAAAAAACAACCAGTCGAAGAATAATTTACAGCGACACCGATTCCACGGAGAATGAAAATTCGCAAACAAACGCAACAACGTTGCCGTTGCCGACGAATGGTGCGAAACCTACTTTTTCTTGGCGACAGATCCGCACGCCGATTCGACAAATTCGCACGCCGATGCCCACACCGTCGCACGCCTGGCAATCGGACTCGAATCTTTCCGACAACATTCACAATCAAAACGTCAACGGCGCCACAAAATACGACAACGACATTGAAATGAATTCCATCGATAACAGCGACCGCGAGTTTGACAATTTTAAAAACGACGACGACGACGACGCGCTCAACACCGATCACTCCAACGACCAACCGTTTGAAAAAGTAATAAAAAATATAAACCAAAAACCCGTGCGAATACCGGCCGCGCAACGCATGCCGCCCTACTTGGTGTCTTTAGTTTCCGCAATGTCCAACAAATTGGAAACATCGTGTTTGACCTGTCCCACAGACACCATGAACGCCGTTCCAAATTTTTACAATTATCGCAAATGCTTCGGCACCATCCTACAATTGAACCTGTCGCCCGTCACAACAAAAATTCCTTTTGCCAGAATGTTGGAACCGTTGGCTTACTACGGAAACGAGCCCAAGCACGAGGACATGTGCTTGTGGTTCGTGTCGAAGGCCTTTCGTTATTTCGAAGCGTGCGCAAAAAACTTTGATGCGATCCGCAAATCGTTGCTGCCCAACATTGTCAACGAAAACCGAGTGATCATGTTTATGATATTGTACAATTTCTTGTGGCACTATCGCGTCTTTGTCACCGTCAACCTCGCCAACGTGACGTTGACCGCTTTTCGAAATCGAATCATTGTAAATTTAGTGAGAAATTACAACGTCAACGTGAATTTGACATTTTCCCGATTGCAACTTGACGTTGCCGAAGAGCGCGTTGGCGAAACGATCAAACCTCCGTTAAAAATAGTGAAATTAATGTCGGGCGTGACACAATAAAGAAAAGGCAAACATAAGTTTGACGAGTGCGACGCACACGCCCGTCGATCGAATCCTGTCCGCGGTGCATGCAGCCATGCTCGTTCACGCGTTGGCCGTTGTCATATTTTTCGTGTCCGCTGTTTTTGTTTTGTTAACACTAAGACTTAATAAAAAACAAATTGAGCGATTACTTTATTACCAATATAATTATATACCAGAGTCGTTGGTAAGCGTGGTAAAAGTGCGCAACCTTAAAAATTACGTATAAACGACGTTGACAAAATGTCGACTCTGTGTCCGCACAACATTAAAGTGTGCATCAGTTCGAGATTTTTTCTTTTTCCCTACAATTACGTGGTGCCGCAAAAAGATGTCGGCGGATCTCCAGTTTTAAAATTGGTGGTCTACGTGCCCACCGAAGACGATGTTTTGTACGTTGATCGCGGCAAATTTCCTCAATTCAAATCCGTGTTGGTGATGCGACACGAAAGTTCGGGCGAAGGGGAAACGCGCATAGCTAAAAAGAACAGCAGCGCCACCGTCGTTTATTGGAATCCGATCGTGTCCATCAACGAAGTTGGCGTGGGAGAAACGCGAGTTTTCAGCGTTTTACTGACCAACGATCTGTTTGTGTGCCGCACCATCATAGTGGATCATCAAACGCCCATGTGTCCCATCGAAATAAAAACACCCATGAACTATAAACGCTTTTCGGCCATCGAAGGCGAACACCCGCAGTTTTACCTAAACAAACTGATGAACGACGCCATGAATGATTTTTTGATTTGTTTTAAACGTGATACGCCCACAATGGTAAAAATACTTAAAATCAAGATAATTTTGTGCATTTTTGAATATCGTAAAACGCCAGCTCGCTATTTGGTGTATTTGCCATATTTGGAAATGGATGAAATTTTTAAAAAACTCCGCTACGAACGGGTGCGTCGTCTGATGAAAGGCGACGTCAGCAAAATGTGCATGTACATCGACAGACGCGCCCTTCAATATGTGCGACTGGCCGTCGAAGTGATGGGTCGAAGCGCTCATTCGAACCAGGTGGTGAGTTTGGTGTACCAGTTTCAATCGCTCGTCACCGTTTACCAAATGGTGCCAGACATCATTGTCAATCTAAACTCTTTGGAGAATCAAAAACGCGTGCGTTTGTACTGCAAACGAGACGGCTACGCCATAACCGTAAACGGTTTGGTGCCCATCAATTTTCCGGACATCAATCCCGTTGCGTTTGATTATTCGCACGTGAACAACAGCAAACACTTGTACGAAAAAATGAGCGCCATCACCAAAGATGCGGCCATGAGCAACAGGGTGACGGTGATGCCGGCTATGTACAATTATTTTTTCTAAAGATAAATAAAGTTATATCGATACATGGTGGCGTGTGTGTGTTTCAATTGGTTTTTGCCAAACAAACACACTGTTTACGTAATAAGCAAAACGCACAAGCGTTGGTGCGCCGTTCTCTGCGTGTGTACATTTCGTTGGAAAACCATGAATCGCAACGCCGCCAAAGCGTTGTTGACGGCGGCCGTAGATTCGACGGCCATCGATAACGATCAGCTGCGCCAAATCGTCGTGCGCAACAATTCTTTCTTTAAAGATTTTTTGCTTGTAGTGTGCTGTTTAGTTTTTTTTCGTAATCGTTTTGGTGTTTATTGCCTTTCTGTATGCGATAACGCGTTCCGCCGAAGCGACCTCCGCCGATCGCATCCGTCAAAAAGCGGTGTTGTTGTCCAACTTGGACTACAGAAACATCGATAAAATACCGCCTATAGTTTTGTCGTCGTCCACTTTGCCTCCTTTGTACGCGTAACATCAGACGCGCCGAGCGAGCGCACGCAACATGACATCGTCGCATCGACACACGGCGTCAACGAACAATGTCAACGTCGACGACATTTACTGCACGCACGATCCGCCTTTGAATCTAGTGTTCGTGTGGTACCACAAAAAATCTTTTGTGTACAACACAAAAACCCATCCTTTTTGGCACAACGTGCGATATCACGCTCAAAGTTTTTGTTGTTATTTAGTGTACTGGATCGAAGAAAAAGATCGACGTGTCGAGTTTGCAAAACGCGCCTTCGCCGAAAGCGCCAACGACGTCGTAACACAAAATGCGGGTTTGCATTTGGTGGATTTTGTTGAAATGTACAAAACGCAAGCAGCGCTCGCCAACGCGTCGCCCATGAACAAAGCCGTCACAATCGATTATATGAAAATGAGCATAATTACGGATCAACGCAACTTTGTCAGCAATCCGTTGCAAAAAACGCGATTGTTGGTGTTGGACATGGATTGCAACGTCGATGCCACAAATGGCGGCCGCAGCAATTGCGGCGCAAAACACAAACGCTACCTAGAAGTGTTCACGGATAGCACAACGCGCCGTCTGTTTGAATGCGACGCCGCGTTTTGTTGTCGCAACGATTATTTGGATTTTTACAATTATTTTCTAAAACCTTTCGACGCCGCGCAACCTTACAGCGCGTGCGACAGTTATGTGGAAAACTATGCCGTTTTGATCGATAGACGTTTTTGTAGAAATTTTTTGAAAAAAATCAATTTTCAAATTTACATCAGTCATCACAACGCCAAATACAACGGATTCATGTACAATCAATTTTTACATCTGGTGTTTCGTTACTATTGGGTCGAACACAATTTTATTTTTTCCGAAAACATCAACGATTTAAAATATTACAACATTGTAAAAATAAAATTTTGTCGAGGCAACAGCTGGATGTTGGACGACGAATCGCACCAGCCTCGTAAAAATGTTGTAGATATTTCAAATTTGTATTTTTACAATGTTATAAATCCTCCTACATTTAAGTATTGAATGGTAGCCAATAATATAAACACTTTATGCTTGCACACAATGTAACGTTTTTATTGTAATTTAATAAAATGTACAAATCTTAACAATGTTTCATTTTTACCATTAACGCTGACACACAACACTAATTCACCTAAAACCAACGCATTACAAAAATAACATGATACACATTTTGTCAATTCAATCTCCCGTCGACCCGAAGCCGCCGTCGTCGCGTTCGGTGCTCGCCAAAGTTTCCGATTTCACCAAAAACGGCGAACAATACGACGAAAAAACAATTTGCGCTATTTTATCGCCTCTTTTAAACTGTCGACTTCGCTTGCCGTGATTGAACAGCAAAACCCCAATGTTTCCACGGTAATCGTTGTCCACGATGCCGGCCCCTACAACTATCTGATGCCGCCGAGCGAGACCGGAGCGGCTTTCAATGCGCGCGTACACGTCGGGCGACATTTCCAGCGCCAGACCCAAATCGATAAAACAGTGGTCGCGCGCTTTCAACACAAAATCCACAGGCGTTTGCACGTCGTAGCCCGCTGAACCGACGGTGGCGCGCGTTGGCGCAAAGGCGTTTGCTCGCATTTTAATTTTGCATACACCACCGTTCATGTTGGTTGGCGACAAAACAATAATAAGTTGCGCGTTTGAACAAACGCAATTTGATTACACTCAAAATGGGCATCGCTCGACAGAGGCGCGTCGTTGACATGTAATCGTCGCGCCGCACACACCGACTTCAGAATGAATGCGCGCAAACAAAGCAATGTGTCGACACCAACTTGTTTGCGTTCGTGCCAAATATTTGAAGGAGAGTTTTTTCGATGTAAAAGTCATCTTCACCAACGACACCGCTGTTTGTGTGCGCAATCAATGTTGTTAAATTTTTGTACAAAAAATAAATATTTGTCGACGCAAACAAACGACGCCGATCTTTGGGAATTGTTGTCGCCGTCGCTGCACTGTGTTTCGTCGTTGTCCAATGGTGCGTTCCACAACATCAGTTTAATTGTTTACAATCACCGACGAGCAACTGTAGTGAACAAAATTGCAATTTTCAATTACACAACATTGATCGACGCATTGACTCAAATCGATGGCAACGTCGCTGCGATAAAGGCGCAACTCTGCGCTCTATTCAACAAAGGCTACACTATTGCGTTGACGACAAACGTTATCGACGGCAACAACAACGGCATTCACAACGACAACGTCAACATCAGCAAAAGTTTTGTTTGCAAATACAAATCAAAAATAAAAAAAATAAACATTTTGATCGATTTGCCTTTGCTCGTATTGATTTCCGTAAAAATGGACAAATGCCGCAAACCCGACACCGGCATGTTTGAATATCTGACTCGTCGTCAGGGCATGATCGATACGGCGCTTTCTTTTTATTGCGACGGCATCGGCGCAAACATTGACGCCGTCGCCGTAGCGCGAGGCGCCGAGTTCGCCGGCAATTGCGGCATTCGATTCGTGTCGCACAAAAATCATTTTTTGCAAAAAAAATTTTGGAACGATTTCAAATAAACGTTGTGACAACATGCGCATGGTGCGCCACAGCGTTGTCGTTAAACGTACGCCGTGGCCATGTTTAGTTTATGTAATTTTGCAACGACAATGCGTCAAACGACAACGCAGAAGCAATCGGCGCACACGTGTTCCTCGAAATGTACTCGAAATCACAACGTTTGGCTTCGTTCGCTAGTTGGCCTTTGAATCATTTGACGGCCGCGGACATGGCCTACGCCGGATTTTATTATTTAGGCCGCAGCACTTTGGTTCGATGCGCCTATTGCTGTGTTGTCATCGACGATTGGCCTTTGGGCACGGATGCTATGTCTCATCACAAGCGTCGATCGCCCAAATGTCAATTTGTCGCGCGTTTAATTTGCAAACCGGTAGAATTGGATTTGTTGGAAGACGTGCAGAAACAAACGTTGGAATCGGCACCGTGCGCTGCAAAGGCGACGGCGATGAGTTTGTCGTCGACATTCAAAAATGACAAGGAAAACAACGAAGAAAACAAAGACGACGACAAACACGATAAAAATTACAACGCCAATCGTTGCGCCGTGTGTTTGGACAACGAACGAGAAATAGCATTTGTGCCTTGTTGTCATGTTGTTTGCTGTTTTTCGTGCACTAAAATGCTAAACGAATGTGTGGTGTGTAAACAGGTGATTGAACGCGCGGTTCGAGTGTATTTGCATTGAAACGTTTTGCATGTTTGTACATAACGAGGTTTAATAAAATTTAAATAAAATGTTTATAAAAAATTTTATTGTTTCAATTTCAGCACATTTAGTACAACATTAATTACAACACAACACCTAAGCGTTGAACACAAACAAAGGCTTGACGCTTTTGTGTTTGGTTACCAAGTTTTTCGTTTTACAATTTAAGCGTTTCAATTTGCGTACGCGATCGACGGCTTTACAGCAAATTTTGTTTATATTGGTGTCAAGCATTCGAATCGTGTTTTTTGTCATGTTGTTGTTGTTCGCCTTGTTTTTTGTCATGTTGCTGTGAACCGCCGCCGCCAACAGTTTGCCGTTGGCGTCGCCGTTGTTGATGGCCATTGCCATAATTTTAGTCGGTTTACCGGTGTCGTGTATTTTTTTGACATTCAGCTCGAAAGGGCTGCGAGCGGTGCCGTAGCTGTACATGTCGATGGTTTCTATGAAAATTTTAGTGGCAATCTCTTTGCCGAACGTGATCAAATGATGTTCATCGTTGCGGGGATTGTCCAAATTTTCCAAACACTCGTTGTAGTGTTGCAACATTGCACGAGGACTGCTTTTTAAATCGGGGTTTATTGTGTCGAGGCGTTTCAGAGCGATTTCCACTACGGAAGCGTAACTTTTAAAATACAATTTACCGCGACTCAGGGCAAATTTGAAGGCTATCAGCAACATGCGCCTGTGAAAGTCTTTGTAATCCACCGCGTCGTCCACGTACTTGGTTTGCGAAAATAAACGCTTCAAACATTCGTAATTTTTGTTGGACGGATTTTTAAAATAATCGTCGCGCGCTCTTTTCACTATGGCCAAAACGTCAACGGGCAACATGCCCTCGGATTCGATGAGCGCGCTGCATTTGTCGGCGATCAATTGACGCGCAAAAACTTCAATGTTCACGGCGGCGGGTTCTTTGAGAGAAGCGGCAACGGCGGCGACAACGGCGCCGTTTGCATTAATTGTCGTCATCGTCGAGCGCGTTGTTTTTGCTTAAATATTAAAAATATTACTGTTTTGTTTGCGTTTTGTTTCCGATGACCGGCATCCAAAATTTTGGATGTCGGTCATCGGCAATTTTAAATTTGTTATCAAAATATTAGTGTTTACAACAAGATTAAATAAAGTATAAAATTGTTGAACGTCGATAACAATGATTATTATAAAAGTTGATGTTGTTTCATAGCAATAATTGATTGTATTTTATTTAAGAATATTTTAAACGCCAACAATTGTACAGTATCATTGCGCGCAAAATGAACGAAAACGATCAAGCGACCGCCTCAACAACGATAACAACGCTATCGGATATGTTGGCGTGGTCCACCTTGCTGGGCAGCGATGCCGCATATTTGCCTTTTCAAGCCGATCTGTCGGACGAGCGGGCGCGACTCAACACTTTTGTTGGATGGCCGTTGTGTTTTCTGTCGCCCGCACGACTCGCTCGAAACGGTTTTTATTATTTGGGTCGCAACGACGAAGTGCGATGTGCTTTTTGCAAAGTGGAAATAATGAAATGGATGGATGGCGACGATCCAGAAATCGATCATCGACGGTGGGCACCGCAATGTCCGTTTTTGCGCAAACGGCATCCTTCAAACAACGTCAATGACGTTGACGACGTCAACAACAACGTTGATGATGGTGATGATGGCACCTTAAGACGACACGAATGCATTAACGATTGCGCACCTGTCGACAAATTAAAAATTGCTCATCCGCAATACGCCATTGAAAATTCACGTTTAAAAACTTTCGACACTTGGCCTCGTTTTATGCGTCAAAAAAGCAAATATCTTGCTGATGCCGGATTTTTTTACACAGGCCACAGCGACAAAGTCAAATGTTTCTATTGTGATATCGGCGTTTACGAGTGGCAACACGACGACGACCCCTGGAAAGAACACGCAAAGTGGTCGCCTCGGTGCAATTATCTTTTGTTGTGCAAAGGCGCGGCGTACGTTCAAAAAGTGATATCCGATTTGTGCCTAATACGCTCCGAAAATTCGTCGCCTGTTTTGTGCGGTGCGGTTGAAAAGAAAACGAGCGTTGTGGAAAGCAACAAAACAACGGAGGAAAACGAAAAAGAGGAAATTGAATGCAAAATATGTTTTGACGCGCCTCGCGATGTGTGTTTTGTTCCTTGCGGCCACGTAATCGTGTGCGCTAAATGCGCTTTATCCCTCGACAAATGTCCGTCTTGCCGTGCTGTTTTTAATGATGTTATAAAATTGTATTATTCCTAAATAAAATAATTTGTGTATTGCGTATTCATTTGTTTGTTTTATTTGATGGCGTTTATCGCGCCGCGTCGCCGATGATCGGCATCCATAATTGCGAATGACGGTCATCGACGACGCGGCGCGATTGATACAAAACTAAATAAAAGCGATTGTCGTTGTTGTTGTTGTCGTCGTTTGTTTGTTTGTTATTTGGAGTATGTTAAAAAATTGTTGGGACCCGATCGTCTCACGTTGTATCGTGTCAATTTTTTGTACAGATCAGACACGGTTTCCACTTTTTTGTTTTTCAAAGCTTCCAGCGTCATTTTAATTTCTGAAACGATTTCATAATTATTGCTATAGTATTCCAATTCGAAATCGTACATAGTGCACACCAAAAACTCTATTAAAAATTGAAGCGTTCGATTTTTGAGCGATCCGTAAGCGCCCGACACTACATTGTTGACGATCGTGGGCATCGGAGAATTGTCGTTTTGTCGGTTGCTGTAACGCAGAGGCGGCAAGCAGTTTTGCAAGCCTCCCATTAAACGACTCAAATTTTGATTTAAATAATTCAAACCGTTCTCCTCCATGTACAGTTTGGTGACCAAATCGTTAGATTTGACGGCCAAAAAAGAAACCGAAACGATATCCAACAAAGCGTTGTTACTGGCGTACACCATGGTTTGATCGACATATTGCAATTTGTTGAATTTAACAAAATTTTTCATGCACAGCGACTGATAGTCGTCCAGCGGTTCGTCTATCAACGCCGCAACCGCGTACAGTTCGGGATACTGCATAAACAAAACGCTCTCGTAATCCAAATTGGCCAGCAGCGTGTTCTCACCCAATCTGTCGTTGGTGTGTATCAATATCAGATCGTGCAACGACGGTGTCGTTTCGACGCTGAATTCAATGTTGGTGTCAATGTGATAAACGTGCGCCGTGTCAATGTTGATGGCGGTTTTGCTTTGCAATAATTGATTTTTTATTTTGCGCATTATTAAGTTTTCGCTGGTTTCGTTAAAAACCGGCACGTCAACGTCGTAGTTGTCAATGTCGATTCTGGCGATGTTTGCAGTTTCGCTGTAGTCGTAGCGCGCGTCGTTGGCTTCGTTGCGATCGGCGCCGATCGTGTAACGCAACCTGTTGACGCGCACAGTCTCGTTGACGATGCTTTGATCGTATTCGTTTTTGCTGTTTTCTCGCATCATGTAACATACTTGATGGATGTATTCCAAAAGGCAACGCAATTTTAACGCAATCACAGGACTCGATTCCGCGGCCGTGATCATGAAACGTAAACTTTTAAATCTGTCCTCGTGGTTGGAGCTGGTGAACAAAGATTTGGCCACAATGGCCGCGCACTTGAAACGAGTCAATTTAAAATCGGTTTCGTCGTGCACCGATTTCTGCACCGACACCAACAATCTGTTCAGTTCCAATTGGTATTTAAATTCTTTGAAAGCGGCCACGTTTAAAAGTTCACCCAGACCCGTAAGAGTGTTGTAAACTTGTAACAGGTCAACGATTTCGTCGTTGACGTTTGTCACCGATGCAATAAGATCGGAACCGACGCTTTGTTCGAAAGCGCGAAATCGCTCCAAAGATTGTTGCGACACAGCAATGCGACGTCTTTTTTTTTCTTCGTCAGTAATCACGGTTGTTGTGGCCGTCGTAAATGGAATTACAGTCGTCGTTGTCGTCGTAAACGACGGTGTTGAAAAAGCAAAATTGTTGTCGAATAGCGAAGAACGATTGTAGCCCATCGGCATTCCGTTTATTTGATTGTCGATCACGGCAAACAAATTGGCGGCCAAACCGCTGTCGAAATCCTTCAAGTCTATAATGCTGTTTACAAAAGCGCTATTTCTCAGTTTGCGTAAAATCATCAAACGTTCCGTGAAATATTTGTATTCGTCTTCACTGTTTTTTTTGCCATTAATCACAACGTTTCTTTTGTCGATGGACTTGAAATTGTTTGTTAAAACATATTTTTCGATATTTAAAATAGTTGTTTGTAAAAAATTGTAATCGGTTATTAGCTGTTGTTGTTGCACGGTCACAGAAGGCATGGCGTGATTTTGTATTTGTCTGTCGCGTCGACTTATGAAATGCAACAACGACAATTTTTGTCTCAAGCAATCGCATTGTATATAAATTTGTAAATGTTGGCGCGGTCATTGGGAATGCACACGGGTATGGTGCGCGCCAACGCCGTTTGATCAAACAGCATTTTGGTGTAGTTTGGCAGGCATTGGCAATCGTCCGCTGAAAAAGAACGATGCGTCAATTCGAGCTCCACTTGGCCCTTGTCGCACAAGTACGGTCGCAATTGGCCCTCATCGTCGATCAAGTCTCGATACGTGCTGATGCACATGTGGTCCACGACAAATTCGCTGGCAACAAACACGGTCACCAAGCCGAGCGAGGCGTCGCATTTGAAGTCGTCGGGCCGGCCGGAGATGCGAGCGTCGGCGTTGCTGCAAAAGCCCGACGAGTTACAAACCAATTCTCCGACGGCGTTTTGACGCGTGCAATTTTCGCGGCATTGACGATCCGTCACACAAGGCAAATGGGTGGCGGTGCAATCGACGATGCCGTTGCGTTCAAACACAAATTGCAAAGAATCGTTTTGCGTTTCGAAGTTTTGATGCCTTATTGCCATTTCGTTCAAGCGGTTGATGCCCACAATGGCATAGAAATAGATTATAAAAAGCACAATCAAAATGACCAACGCTCCTATTGCAGTTTGCGTGTTTAGATTCATTTATAAAGCAAATTAATCTATAAAGCAAATTAATTTGCAGTAAAATTAAATTATTTGTAAGGATAAATACACTTATCCTCTTAAGTCACAATGTCCCAAATTAAGTACATACCGTACAAGCAAAACTAGCTCGTAGGTCACATCATTTCTTATCGGTAGACTATATAAACGAGCGTTGCGATCACTAATTAATTATATTGTCACTATGTCGTCGTGCAAGTCGTGCGGCGGCGAAAGTCACTCTTGTCGCAGCTCGAAATCGTGTGCTAACTATCTACCTCCGATTCGACAACGAAGAAATAGCGGCGATGTAGTCCATTGTACACAGGACTTTGACGTTGGCGTAGTGAAGCGGGGTCTTGATGGAACAATCTGTCCGCTGCTACAAGAAGGTGTGCGCCAACGTCTGACGGCGGAAATCAGATCCGATGTTGTGGAGCTGTCTAAACTGTACATATTGCTCGGTGTGTTTGTAAATCACTGTTGGAACGCATACCCCGACGACGAATCGAACAGCGTTCGCACGTTTCAAGACATGATGAACTATGTGTATGCGATCAAAGGTAAAGGGCCGCACGCGCAGAAATTCGACGATATGGTGCGCTACCATGGCGATATACGACGTTATGACGGACGACTTCGTACGTTCATCGTTCAAGAGTTGGTGAAGACGTATTGGACCGTATTGAAGACGAACATCACGACGCACGCTTACTCGCGCCTCGCCCGCTACTTCGGTGTGAAAAGAAACGATCCGACCCTTTTCGCTGCCTACTATCACAAGGAGTTCGGCGAAGATGATAATATATCTAGAGTGTGTAGATTCATCAACGTATCAAGCGACTGGCATACGACCATACCGATGTGGATCGAAATACAGCGAGACTTGTATACGCGCGGCGAACAATCATTCGTTGTCTTCCCGCAGCCGAGCCACGGTTTGAAACACGTTACATATACGAGTAGAGGATGGCACGAGCTGTTGAGACGCGTTGATCCTTCGAACATCACGTCGAGTTGGCCTTCCATAACGGATCACAAGAAAGAATTGTGGTCGCCGTACCTCGACACGAGTGTAGTGGACATGAAGAAGTTTGGCTGCTGCATTCAAACGGACGGAGTAGCCGTGTCGATATCGATGAATCGACCGAAGAGAATGCCCATCGGACGTAATAAAGCCGCTTCGATGCTACCTAAATCGTACACAATCGACGCTTTCTTCGAAGACCGCATCGTAGCGGTGGATCCGGGTAGTCGAGTACCGGTGGCGGCGTGCGACTCTCGCACCGGATTCAGACGCATTACCAAACGATGGGTGCGCTCGCACACTTTGGAATGGAAGCGCGATCGATATAGATCCCGCAAGTTGAGACGTGTCGAACTGGACGAAGCCGCCGATAGACAACGCGTCGAGTTAGATAGAGGAGTGCAGCTCACGTGTCGCAACGGAGAGCAAGTTAAGCTGTACACCGATTTCAGGCTAAAATGGTTCGATGCGCGCCAACGTCCGTTTGAGCGAACGCGCAAACTGACCAGACTGTCTTTCAACAAGTACATAATGATGGCTCGCACCAACGAGCGCATCGTAAAAGAGACGTTTCTGAATGATGCGCCGTCGGATCGAGTGTTGGTGCTGTACGGAGCGGGCGTCAACTTCGTCAACGTGGCCTGCTACAGCGGCCGCAAGTTCAAACATACCGACTTGCTACGTCGATTGCGATCGAAACGTAACATCAGAGTGCGACTCGTCGACGAATCGTACACCAGCAAAGCGTGCTCCGACTGCAACGAGCTGCGAAACGGAACGTACACTCGATTGCGGATGAACCATCGACTTCGTCGCGGCGTCTGTCCAGACTGCAACGCCGACGTCGAGAGGGACTACAATGCCGCCAAAAATATATTAGTTTATTACCAAAGGTTCGCCGTCTGCAGGCCGAGCCCGAGTCGCAGCTCGGGCGTAGCCACCGACACAGATTCGCACTCCGTACGGTCCCTTTTTCAATGCGCCGTATCGGAGTTCGGGTCTTAGGAAGTTAAAAACAATATATAATTTATAATTTTTATTGTTTACATAAATTATTACCACCACCACCGATTACAAATAATAACAAATGTCAGAAAATATACAAATTTCAAACAATATTACAGATTTAACAAATTATTAATTATAAACTAAACTAACGCAACCGTTCATCAACGAGTCATCGAAAACATTTAAAGCAGCCGTAAAACATTCGTCGCAATCCTTCAAAAACGACAACGTCGCTAACTCTTTGTTGCACACGTTACAACTTTCTAACAATTTGGGCACCTTGCGAAGTTTTATGAAATGATTATTAACGATCACTGGAGTGTTTCTTTTTTTAACGTCAACAAAATATTTTGAAGCGCATTTAAAACACAATTTGCGCACGATCCCACCGTTAAAAACGTTCACATACTTGTAAACAACGCAATCGTACATTGTGTTTAAATTAATTTCTGTTGCGCTGCTATTGCGTTTTTCGACTCCATCCACGCCATCGATAGTGTTGACGCCGCTTGCAACCGGTGCACCGTTGACAACTTTCATGTTGACTTCCATTGATGTTGTTATAAGACAATTTTTAATTTTACGCCAGCGTCGTACTGTCGGCCTTATCTGTAGGTTAATGCGTCCTGTGTGAAAAGCGCAGGTGTTTTATAGTTATTATGGAAGCGATATGCGTTATAAAAGGCGACGTTGATGGAGTGATAATTTTTAAGCAGCAATCCTATCTACATCCGCTTGTTATCGAAGGACATTTGATGGGGTTGCCTAAAGGTTTGCATGGATTTCACGTGCACGAATTCGGAGATTCGAGCAACGGATGCACGTCGGCGGGAGAACATTTCAATCCTACGCACAAAAAACACGGCGCGCCCAACGCCCTAGAGCGTCACGTGGGTGATTTAGGCAACGTGGAATCGCGCGGCTACAACAGCTTAACACAGGTGTCTATCACTGACAACGTAATGACTTTATACGGCGACAACAGCGTGCTGGGACGCAGTCTAGTTGTGCACGCCGAACGCGACGATTTGGGTTTGGGCGATTCTGTTCTCAGCCAAACCACAGGCAATTCTGGCGGTCGTTTAGGTTGCGGCGTGATTGGAGTGAAAAAAGTCGATGTCAAACAGCACAACGGTAACGCGGCAGTTGATTTCGATCATTTGTACGTCAAATGAAAATCGAAGATTCGACATAGGACGGCGACGAAGATTTAAACAGCGGCGACGAAAACTGGGACGGCGACGGAACTAGGACAACGGCAAAGACTGGGACAGGGCGACAAGACGGTGCCACGCCATTGAACAATCGCAAATTTAGATTTTGTTTTACAATTATGAATTTGACGGCTTTTATAGTTTATTTTAGAAATTCAGAAAATCTGTCTTCGCAAGAAATGTACAGCACTCGTTTTGTGCATTTTGACGTTATCGATGCCATGATGTGCAAAAACGGACAATGTTTGGCCGTTTGCGTTAGCGCCGTCGATCCTCTCAATAATAATCCAAGGTGTTTCAACGCTTACGAAGCGGCGTTTGAAAACAACAACGATGTCATTTTGATTAAAAAAGGGTATGAAGATTTGGATGAATTGTGGGAAATGATGCACGATTTAATAAATGAATATGATTATTATTTAGAATTGTAACGGCTACACGGAACGCTGGCGTGTTTAAATTGTTACACGAATATGTTGCGGCGCTTTTACAATGTTGTAATTTTGTAATATATAAAATTTAAAAAGATTATTGCGTTTTATTTTTATTTATATTGTCTTTTATAGCATTATTTATAGTAGGAGTGAGTATACTTAAAATTTCACGCACATTATTTTGAATTTCTTCAACATTTCCTGTCAAAGCGTCTAAATTGAGCGCGTTTATGGCCTGCAGCACGTTGTTGAGCGTGCAATTGATGTTGGTAACGGTAGACGTGAGATTGTTGAGAATAGAGTTGATGCCGGTGAGTTCGTTGCGCACAACGTCTTGCAACTTGGCCAACGAGCTCTCCAACGCGACGAGCAACGCTTCGAAACGCGCGTCCAGACGATCCAGCACGACGCGTACGTCGGCGACGATGGTGCTCAATTGAGAGTCGAGGGTTTCTAACAGTTGCGTGAGTTGACCGTTGATGGTGACATTTTGCAAGCGGATAGCTGTGAGCAAATTAGACAATTCCAAATGTTGATTGGTGTTGTTGATGCACATTTGCCCCAATCCGTTCAAAATTAAATCGTTTTGACGACTGATGCGTTCGAGAATGTCGTGAGGCGGCGGCGGTTTGCAATCGGGCGGTGGAAACGGCGGTCTGCAATCGGGCGTTGGAAAGTATGGAGGCAAAACGTTGTTGCCGCCGCCGTTGCAATTGTTTTGTTCGTCCGCCGCCGCTTCTCGGTACACTTCGGCCACAAACAGCGTGGCCAAATAATCGGACAAACTCGAATTGACGCGGTTGCACAAATTTCCTAAACCGTAGTTATCTATAAACAAACGATTGTTGTCGAAACGACACGACAGAGCGGAATTGGACGAAGAGACGGTATTGTTGAAATTGGGCGTCGCCGCCGCCGAAGCCAAACTGGAGGATGCGGTCGTTGTCGTTGTAGTCGGTGCTACCGCTGTTGAATTCAAAGACGCCGATTGATTATTGAACGTGCGCGAAAAATCGTTCCAACAACGTTTGTGGCGACCGGGCACCGTTTGCAAAACAGAAGCGGGCAAGCGCAACAGTTGCAACACATCGTCCGCGCACACCCATAGCACCCATGAATGATCGAGAAAAGCGGTGATCGGCAAATCTTGATATTTTTTAGTAATGACCGAAAACGACATTATATTGTAACGTTTTCGCAGTTTTTTTATGGTATACTTAAAATGTAGCGCGCTCGCATTTACAATAGATTTTGCATTTTGCCGTTGTCGCATCAAAGTAAGCACAATTTTGCGGACCGCAACGCGTTCGCGCAAACGTACGCAATGCAAGAGTACTCGTCGATAACGTCAAATCGCGCCACGCACACGGTGTTGTTGAGCATAAAACGAGCGCAATGGGCAATGGTGTGGCTGGGGTGTGTGGCGGCTTGCGTGTTCGTGGCGCTCGGTTGTTACGCCGGCGTGTCGGCGCATCGACAGATCAACTACATTTCCCGAAGCGTGGGCGCGCAATTGCACAGCGAAACTCGTTTCGCGGCAGCCATCGTTGACGCGCTGGCGAGCGGACGAGTGCAAGACCAATATTTGTCGTTGTTGACGCGCTACGGTCATTTGTCGATGCGCGTGAGCACCTTTCCGCATTGGCAACACGACGATTTTGCGTCGATAACCAACGTTACCACCTATTTCGAATGTCCGGCAAGCGCGAAATACAAACAGTATTTGACAATGTTGATTGGGAAAAAGGGGCAAACGTTGACAAACAACGGTGCACCGGTTATTTCAAACATTTTTCTGTTTTCCGGCAACCACGGTTTGGGTAAATCTTTTGCGGGTCAACAGTTGGCGGCGGCGTTGGCCACCTTTCGCTGCGCCGTCGCTTTATCCACACCCATGGATGTGTTCGATAATTTAAATTCTGTGAGCGTTATCGCCGACATGGTGGACGAGGCCACTCAACACTCGTGTTATTTGGTGTGGGTGTTTGACGAGTTGGACTCGTACATTTCCAAAAACCTCGACACGCTTCGCCGCAAAACCATCACACAGATGGCGGAGTACGCCGGTTTTATCGCCGACAACAAACGACGCGTGCTCGCCTTCACCACCAACAACGGCGAAATGCTGGCGCACGATTACTGGGGACGCGACAGACGCGCCATCGAAAAAATGTACAACGATCGTGACAACGGCGTCGTTGACGCAGCTGCGAAAACAAATCGGTCGTCGTCGTCGTCAACAATAAACACCGACAACCTTTTGTATTCGCACAACGACGATTACGAAAAAGCTTTGTTGTTCACCGGTTTAACGTCCAAACAGTTTTTGATCGAAGGCCAGTTGAGCCGTTTGCGATCTTTTATTGGCGATAAAATGTACACATTCACCAAGTTTCAATATGGAGAAGCGTTGGCATACATTGAAAAATATTTAAAAGAACATCAAGTGCCGTACGACGACTCCGTTGAAACTACAATCAAAAGCCTCAACAACGGCAGCAACAGCGTTTACGATCTGTTCACCATGCGAGAGCTGCGCATCTATCTAGACGACATAATTAATAAATATAATGTTAAATGAAATGTAACAATAAATAAAACAATGTTATGTTTAATATTAATTTTATTAAAACATATCAATATTACTATTACAATTCTACAACGCCGTTTAAACTCGCCGCACACAACATTTACACATGCATTCTTTCAAGTCGTCGCTGTAACAAAAACATCGGTCGCATCTCACAAACGCGCTGCCATCGTAGCAAGGGTAACACAGTTGAGTTAAATCGACTCGTTTGTGCACAAACGACACTATCGCAGGATCGTAATTTTCGTTGTCGCCATCGATGTTCGCTTCAACGGCGTCGTTTTTGCATTTCAAAGCCAACGAACAGCCGCAATATGCGCAATCGGCGTGGTGTTTGCAAATGCAATCTATGCAAACTTGCCTCTCCTTGGCAACGGGATGCTTAATGTAGCGCACTTTGTAAAATTCTTTTTTTATTCTGCAACATGCAACGCAAACAACGCTTTTGCCAATGTTTAAGTTTTTTTTATTGCAAGGTTCGCAATACCTCACTAACCGACGCTTCGAATGTATCGGGTCCCAAATTTTCTTGAATTTGTACACGGCGCGCCGGCACAGTTTGCACACTCGACATTTGACGCACCAACGTTGCCGCAACAATGACGACGATGACGACGACAACGAAACGTAGAAATTATTTTTGCAACCGCGAACGCGACACTTTTTAATGTGCGGCATCAGACCCGGAGGCAGCGACGACGACGTCGACATTGGCACTTTTATCAACGCCAAATCCGCCAACGTTTCAACGCGTCGGTGCGATCTGTACAAAGCGAGAGCGCTCGGCTGGTAGTAAGATTTGCAATTTTTATTCATGTTTGCTCAATTGAAGTGTTGGACGCGGCAACGCCACCGACACTAATGCCGATGCCGAACGTTCGTTCCGCCTAGACGCAATCTAATCTTTATTTTGATAAAATTGTGCGCACGAAATTGTTTACGGCAACGGTCTGACAACGTTGTAATTGATGCGGCCGCGCGTTTCCAAGTACACTCTGTAGGTGGGCTCGTCGATTCCGTTGCCAGACATCGGAAACGAACCGGGCAACGTAAAAGTAAAGGCTGGGTCGGTGTTTTGAGTGAACGTGCTGTCGGGACACAGCATGCGAAGCGCTGAAAACTTTGTGATGGGTGTGTCGAGATTTGTGCACTCCACTCGAAAATAATGCGACATTCGTTCGCGGTTGAACCCGTCCACGATGCTGGCGCACATAGACGTGCGATCGCCGGCGACGACGTGTTGCACGCGAGTCACGTTGACATCGCCGCAATCGCACTCGCCCGTTTCAAAATTAGGACGCACATCGGTGTGCACGTAGTTGACTTCGGTGCACACGTTGGGCAAACATTCTATCGGATTAAGCGGATTCACAAACATGCGATTGTGCTTGTCGTCGAGCGCGTTGCAGCGCATTTCAAAACGACGCCCGCTTCCGTCGGGCATCTGTTCGTCCCAATGCGCTCGAAAAGTATTGCGGCTGATGTTCACCTCGGCACCTAGCAGCCTGTCAAACAGCACGTTTCTGTCTATTTGGCCTGGTGCAATTTTGGTGTAATGCTGCCGACCCGCCACTTGCACCATGTTGTCCTGTCCAGCGTAGTAACGCGGATCTTCGGCGATGCACGACCACTGGTTCAACGAGTGCAGAATCACGCTCGTTTCGCGGTTGCAATTACGCGGCAAACTGTTTGTCGTACAATATCCCCCGGTCATCAGCAGTTGACCGTTCACCACAAAACGATTGTATTCGTCGACGAAAAAGTAAACGGCCGCCGGGTTGTCGCACAATTGCGAACAATCATAATTGGCGGTATTGTTTGCACCCACGTACACGGGCACGCTCATACACTTGACTTCGCCCTCGTTGATGGTGCCCAGATTGGTGTCGAAATCGATGTGCGGCAAATTCTCCAACGGCACATAGTGTCGACGTTGCAGAACATTTTCCATGTAATCAATCCTATCGTCCACGGTTTCGTTGTATTCAGTTTGCGCGCGTTTAATTGTTTCGTGCGCTCGATACATGGGCGCGTAAATCAACCATGTAAAAAATCGCTATTAAAACAACAATCAAACAGGTACATGTTGTGTCTCAACAGCACTACCAATAACACTACCGATGACACTATCGACGTAAAATTCGCGGCGGCACTGTTGAATCCGCGACGCCGATGCTGCCGCTTGAACGTGAACAATTTGCAATTTTTTATAAATATCAACGGTGAAACAATGCGTAAAGACGATTCTTAACAACGACGTATTGACATTGTCGTCGTAAAAAGTTGACAAAAATTTTTTCAAAAAAAAAATTGCAACACGAATAGACACATAAGTTAAAACAACAACATTAAGTTAAATTTACAACGCCAACTTGACAATTGACAACGCCAACTTGACGATTGACAACTTGCGATCGACAACGCTAACTTGACGATCGACGACGTCAAATCGAAACGCGGATGTCGTCGATCAAAGTTAAACAATATTTTAAAATTTGAAAACTTTTACACGATAGCATCAAATCAAATTCACAACGCCGACATCGACGTTTGACGACGTTAATTTTACAATTGACGACGCCAAATTGAAACGTCGATGTCGGCGATTAAAATTCAACAAAATTTAAAAATTTGAAATTTTTTTACAATTTGCAAACAACAGCATTGAATCAAATTTACAACGCCAAATTGACAATCGACGACGTTAATTTTACGATTAACAACGTCAAATCGAAACGTGGATGTCGCCGATCGAAATCAAACAATATTTCAAAGTTTGAAAATTTTTAAATTTTTTACAACAATGACACAAAAGCATTGGCAGATAAATTCGACAACGTCTACACATTAACTTGACAACGTCGAGCGTTGATTTAACAACGTCAAAATTGAAACGTCGATGTCGCACAAAACGCAAAACATTTTTCTTTTTTCAAATTTTATACAAACTTTTATAATTTTAACAATCCGGCAATCAACAGCAATTACAAATTTACGACGACGATATACGACGACATACGTCGACACGACGACGACAATTTAACAATTGACAACGTCAACGCATTAAACGATAGCGTCAATATAAAATTTTAATATCAAGCAAATCACAAAACTTTATTTTTTTCAGATTTTTATTACAAAATTACAAATAACAACGGTATTGTCAATTTTAAACAACAACAACGACAACTCAAATGTGACGACGCAAATTTAAGATCGTTGTAACTACAATAAATTGCAGGTCGTTTGATTCCATCCATTCGTTTTACAAACATTGCGTTATATCAACGCGCACGTCGCACGCCATGACCGCAACAGCAGCGTTGTCTTTTCACGCGACGACAAACATTTTTTTGTTTCTGTGCGGAGTGATTCTACTGCAATGGGGCATCGAAGCAATTTTTGATGTCAATTTTGCTCTGGTGATAGACTATTGCAACAACTCGGAAGCCGTGAACATGAACTATTTGGTGTTGGCTCAGGGCGCGCTATTGACTTTACAAACACTGTTGGAAACAATGATGTACACAAACCTAAAGAAACGTTTTTACTTCAAAAATCGTTACGCGCGCACGTTTCAAAAGATTGCACAGCCGTTTGCCCTTTTTTTGTGCACCGTGAGCATTCTAATCACACTTTTGTTTGTGTGCACGATCGAATGGCTGGTGGAGTACGCGCACGTGCCGCGTTTGGATGTTTTGTTTCGACAACACGACATGGAATCGGTGTGCTGGAGCGGCGTCGTCGAGATGGACTATAACAACGTCAACATTATGAAAAACTGTTTTGTTTACAACGAACGCATGATGTGTGCCCAATGTCGTTTGGAATATTATCGCGGAGAAGCTAATTTTTTTAGCAATTGTCGTTTTGCGTTGTTGTTCACGGCGTTGGTGATGTTGGTCGATCTGTTTTATTTTTGGAATATTTTGCAATCCTTGTACAATCCGTCGTTTTTGCATCAAACTGGAAAAAACGTACAATCTCGTCCTCCGCCACCCTATTTCGACGATACGCTGTCGCGTGTGGGCATCAACAGTCTGGAACGTTTTAACGATAAAATATCGTGGACTTTTAACGAAGATTTGACTTTCGCCAACAACACAAACGATTGTAAAAACGCTTATGAGAACGAAAAAATGTTGCCTTAAAATCTGTCAAAAGCATCATAGCATTGCGACAAGGCAAAATACATTGCAACAAAGTATTGTTTGTTCAGCGTTAAACTTTATCGAAACCAAGCAACGTCCGAATCCGGATGGTCGGCATCCATAATTTTGGATGACCGACATCGGCAATTGTCGAGTTTCATGCGATTGCATCATAATGACATCATTTGTTGTTTGCCGCGCACGATGATTTCATTAATTTTATCAGGGGTCATGTGCCGCGATTGTGTTTATCGTTTCGTGGAATTAAATGATCTCATCGCTGTGGTGTACGTGACCGAAAGCGGATGCGCCACAGCGATGAGATCATGATGGCGTCATTTGTTGTGCGTTTGGTCACGTACGCCATTCGACGCACAAGGTCAGTAAACGCGATAATTGGCGCGTGTTAAAAGATTGCCGATGTTCGACATCCAAGATTGCCGATGTCTGACATCCAAAATTGTGGATGTCAAACATCGGCGATTGCGGACGATGTTTGTTGTAAATTTTAAACTATGTGTGAAGGTGTCGATTGAAACAAATATGTATAATTGTTGTAATATTTTATTAATCCTATTGAATAAATACATTTCCTAAATACTGAAGTTTGATTGTTGACCACAATGCGCACATTACTCACTATTATCGTTACAAACTATGGTTAGTTTTATCAAAACGGACAAATGCTTAATGATGAGGGCTTTCAGCAACACCAACTCCTCCAAAAGCGCTTCGTTAATTTTTTTGTTTTGTTTGCGGTACGCTTTGCGTTTCGCCACAAATTGAATCAAATTTCGTACGAACGCGCGAGCGTTCAAATTGAAAACTTTTTGCAAACACTCGTTGAGACGTTTGCCGTTGTATTGATTTATCAACAGTTTCACGCTTTCCGCGAGATCAACAGCCGCGGCCGCCAACAGCCGTTCTATGAAAGCGTTGCTCAATCCCAGCTCGCACAAATTGTTGACAAAATCCACGCGAGTAGAATGCGTCGAATGGCAATCAAGCGCGTACAACTGTTCTTCGTAACCAAATAAAATGGCCTCCAAGTGTTTGACATCGTTTACGAAGCCCGCACTTTTGCTTGTATTATTTTTTAAAAGAATTATAATTTTGTTTTCATATTGTTTTCTCAAATTGTTTGCCTTGATACGGATGCGCAGCACCTTTTCTTCCATGTCACCGTTTGGCTTCAACGAACTTACAAATAACAACCAATACAAACTTTATAATAAAACAAAATGCTTCATCAATTATTATGCTTCATCAATTATTATTTGTTGCACAGAGGGTTGGCGCCTTTGCATTGATCGGATTTAAAACACAAATTCTCCTTTTTTAAATTTACACAATTGGGCGGTTTGTACAAAGTTTCTTCGTGGCCGCGCTGCGCCATCGACTCGATTTCGCGCACGCATTTTTCCTCGCCGCAATACAAAACAATCATGGCTTCCGTCAAACAGCGTCGATTGCATTTGGTGCAAGTGATCAAATTAAAAATGTAGCAATTGAGCACAAAGCGCTTGCGAAATTTCCCTCCGCGAGGGCAACAGTTGATTTCTTTTAAAATTGTTTTGATACACGGTGGCATTTTCAATTTGCTTTCCAGCAAACGTATGACATCGGCTTTATTGACCGTTTTTTGAAAACAAATATTTTTACAACTCTTTTTATTTTTTGTTAAAAACGATTGTTTGTTCAATCGTTTTGACAAAAACGACGACGACGACGATGACGACGACAATGACGACGACGACAAACTTGCAATAATATCGGCACGATTCTTGTTGCGTAGCAAATGAAATAAACGCAGGCCGGACACGATCACACACAAAGCGCCGTTGTTAAATTGCGTGTACGGCGTCAGTTCCACATCTAAATTGTCCACCGGCACCGTGTAAAATCGACTCTTGTCGACGTCGTTGCAGTTTAACGATGGTTTCCAAATTACAAGCGGTTTAATATCACCTACATCATTTTTTCCAGCGTCGCGCACAACATCGGTGTCGCTCGCGACCAACGACATGACAACGACGCACCGTTTGCGCTCACAAACAAACTCAAATTAGCCTTTCGTTTCTCTATTTGTGTTGTATTTTAAATGTTTAGCTTTATCGTATCACCGAGCGATTTATCTTTGTTGCGCGCAAACGAGAGCGCGTTGGCGTTGTACGTTGGCGAGTCTAAAATCAATGGAGCGGCGGCGGTTGATTGATTGGCGACGGGCGAACGCATCGAATTGACAACTTTGGCCGCAGGATAGTTGTACGTCGGCGATGGCAACAAATCGAGCGTCGACGTTGCGTCCATGCTGTTTTTGATGCGCGCGCACAGATTGGCGTCGACGCCCGTCGCCTGTCGACACACATCGTACATCTGAGAATTTAGTTTGAACATGTTGTTGCGGATCATTTCATGTTGGCGCATTATTTCGTCGTAACGCTGATCCTGCAGTTGTTTTTTGACATAATTTTCGTGATGTCTAGCGTTTCCAAACATGACAAGAAATTGTAAATTCGATTTTAGTTTCAAAAAAATAAACAATCTTATTGTGAAGATTTGCGGTACGCGCTCACATTCGTTTCGCGGCGTTGTTGTTTCATAAAAACACTTGCATGAATTTACCTAAAATTATTTACAATATTAACGAGTGTGATTTGATAACAAGCAATATATAATGAAAACGACGTCGTCAATCATAATCATTACTAATTGGAGGGTGACAAGAACAATTTGCAAACATGAGCACCGATTCGCTTCCGTTGAACACTTTGGCATCAAGCCAAAAAATGTCTACACAAGTGACCATTGTTCACAATCGCCCCGTGTGGACGTTGCATCCGTTCGTGTCGTCTATGCAACAAAACATCAACGAAGAATATCAAAAATATTATTTTTTAAATTTATGCGAAAAACTATTTGCTACAGCAAAGATTGTTGCAATACCGCCGCGAAGAAAGCAATCCGACGACGTCGTCAAACCACAGATTGACAATGTCAAAGAGCGTTGCGACGATGACGACATCGTCAAACGTATCGCCGTTGAAAAAGGCTAGCAGATTCACGCAAACATTCTTGCCTTTACAATTGAAGTGTACGAAAAAATATTACAACCAACAATGCAATGTATCGCGACGCGTCACGCCGCCTCTTAAGAAATTTAAATCAACGTTGCCTTCAACGGCGACGCCGTCTGCGATCGCATCGTTTGAAAACAACTTCACGAACACGTACGACAACTTTACAAACACATACGATTGGTCGTCGTTGTCGTCTTCGTCGTCGTCTTCATTGCGAATTTAATCAATGTTAACGGTGTGTATTTTGTGTGCAATTATGTTTGTTTAATAAAAAACGTTATAGAATAAAATGTATTTTTATTGTTTCTTTGCATTTATTATAAGGCTGCTCGCTCGCAATAACATTATAAAAATTACTTTGCAATGTACAAAAACAGCGTTCTATCTTCTTCTTCTTCAATGAACGTGAACCATTCTGCAAATGTTTTGAGCGCCCCCCTTGCTGATCATTCATCGACGGGTGGCGCTTCAAACAATGTTACCAATGTTGCGGTGTCGGGCGGCGACGACAATCGACTGTCGACACGATTTCAATACGACGACGAAGTGATCGAAGTGGTGGTGATAGAAAACGGCGACGACGATCGCGACGGTTACGTGGAGATCGACGCCGCCGCCAAATTGTTGACGGCGGTGGCGACTGTGCGCGGTTTCAACAAAGCCGTCCTGTGGACCAACATGCTGCCTTCGCACAAACTGGTGCGCAACAATCGCAATTACGTGCACGCGTTCGCAATCTGTCGCTACTTGTCCGCTTACAATTTGTCCAACTCCAACCATCCGCCGCAATATTACATTTTAAAACGCCTGGTGGCCGATTTGATTGTAGGCGCTCAAAGTCAAATCGTGGATCCGATCGACGACATCAAAACTCGCTTGTGCTCGTTGCAAGAATGCGTGGAAAACAACGTGTTGATCAACGGCAGCGCTGCTTCTTCAAAGAACGGCAACGCGGTCTATCAACCCACGACCGTGCCGATAACAGGCGGCGCTGTTGCCCACACTAAAACCGAATCCGCGTTAAACAGCAAGCGTTTATCGGTGTGGATGGAATCGATGCGCGAGTTTATACGAGCTGAAAACGCTGCCCTGTTGTCCAACATTAACATCGCAATCGATAGCATTAAAAACATTCCCAACAATTTTGCCAAATTCAACAACGATATCATGGTGGACAGCATGAATCATTAGTCGACGGCGACGCGGTCGCGTTCCGTTTTGTCGTGTTGCAACAACGTCAACAGATCCGCAAACACGGCGGCTTCGGTGATTTTGTTTTTGGTCAAATCTGTTTTGATGCGACGGCTCGTTTCCGTGAGCGCATCCACCATTCGCACCACGGTCTCGTTGTTCAAACGGGGTACAACACTCGCGGCGCCGGATTCCACAACGTTGGTGCCGTTCAATTTAGCATCACCGCCGCTCGTCATGTAATCGTTGACTAGGTTGCCGATCAGTTTAACCACCGTTTCAGCAAAACGTTTGTAATCCTCAAAAGAATAATTGGGCTCGCCGTGCACAAAACCGTTGACGAATTTTACAATCTCTCGCGCCGCATCAAAGTATTCAATGTATTCGCCAAATTTAGAATTTAACCTGTCGGTTCGTTCGCATGCAACGACAACGTCATTCGCATCGTTGGCAACGTCGTTGACAATATTGTTGTCATCGTTCGCATCGTTAATGTTTTTAAATTTGACCGAGCGTTGCAATGAATTGTTTGGACAAGTTTTGTTGTCGTTGTCGTCGTTGTTATTGGTGTCGTTGTCAACGTTTGTAATATCATCGTCAACGTTGTTGCGGTCGTTGTCAATCAATTGTTGCGGATGCGATCCGCGTTCGTTTACGGTTTCATCATTATCGCCAATTTTCACTTCAACACCATTGTTTAATTCTAATTTATTTTTTTTGTGCGGCAAACAACATTCGTCGTCGTCAAAGGTAGCGGTGTCGATAATGACGTCGGTCGCGTTGTCGACGATCCTAACGATGTCGGCCGCATCATTGTTGTTGTCGACACTTTTAATTGACGCTGTGGCATTCTTTTTATCAAAATTAACAGAAGACATTTTGACCAATTTTGCGCTTGGAACTAGTGTTTGTTAAAATTTAACCTTATATTTAAATTTTACAAGTTATTTTATATTCGCGCCATCGGCGTGCATAACTATAAGCAAAGTTTTTAATCTTTTTGTGCAAATCGCTCAATCGTGTTTCAACGTTGCGCCATCATGAATTACTCGGCTGCGGCGCTCGTTTTGCTCGTGGCGTACATGTGGCACACCGGCTCGCTCATGCGCGAAATGCATTACATCAAACAGCTTCTCGTCACCATGTACGACATGATGGACGTCAATTTTAAAAGCGTAATTGCCACGATGGAATCGGCGCGCAACGAAACCGCCTTTCTTTTCGAACGCTTGCAAAACAACACGAATCACATTATAACTTTGGTTGTGCAAAACAGTAAAAAAATCGATGCGCTTAACGACAAAGTAAACGTGATATTGAATAAATTGAAATGACAACAACAAATTAAATTTAAATTTTTTTTGACAAAATGCTTCGTGCAATTAAAATTTTACAGTAACGCTATACGCAACAGATCTTTCCTAATTTTGTCCTCGTCATCAATCTAAATAAGAATGTCGTGTACGTTCATGCACACGCACACGCATTGAATAATCATGTTCAACGTTTGGTACACAATGTTGGCGATCGCTACGCTAATTTTAATCGTGGCATCGCTATGGTTGTGTGTCGGTTTGTTGCAAAACAACCAAACGCCGTTGCCCGATCCCTTGAAATTGTTTGACAACACCCACGTGCCGCACATAGAACCGCCCGACACGATTGTGATCGAAGGCAATCCGGTGTTGTGCCACGAGCGCCTCACGCCGTGCACCACGCACATGGATTGCGACGTGTGTCGCGAAGGCTTGGCCAATTGTCAATATTTCAACGATCGCACCATCATCACCATGCGCGATGAAAACGGCCTCGAAAGCGAACACGAGATCTTGCCCGGCGAATCCTACTGTTTGGCGTTGGACCGCAACAGGGCGCGATCGTGCAATCCCAACACGGGCCTGTGGTTGTTGGCGCAAACCGAAATGGGATTTTCGTTGCTGTGCACCTGTCTTTCGCCCGGACTGGTGTCGCAGATAAGCATGTACCACGACTGCGACGTGGCCGTGGGTTGTCAACCGCACGGCCACGTTGCCGATATCAACGAACGACCGCCGCGATGCGAATGCGACGAGGGTTTTGTGGCCGGTTACAACGAGGAAACGCAAACGCCCTTCTGTCGATCGCTAACCGTGCGCGACGTCATGTACGATGAAAACTTTTTTCATCGCGCTCCCTGCCAAGCGGGCTTCGTGCGCGTCGATCATCCGGCGCTGGACGACACGTATCGCCGCGAGTTTCGTTTGAACGATATTTGCGTGCCGGATCCGTGCTCCATAGACCCCATTTCGGGCGAACGCATTTCGGGCAGATTGATACATTTTAAATTTCTGACGTCCATTTACAATTATTGTTTGTGTCCCTTCTGGGACAACGTGTACACAGTGTACAGTCCCGAAATGACTATGGTGGCGCCGTCCACAAGTACTGTTGGCAACGCTTGCATCAGTCCGTTTACGACGAGCGTGGGCAATTTGCGCAAAATTTATTATAAAATGTTTTGGGGCCATTCGAGTTCTTATGAGTCCGACGACGATATTGTGGCGGTGGTGCGCGATTTTGAAGTGCGCGACTCGCGCTACAGAAACATCATGTACCCTTTTTTGACATCGCTGCCCGACAACACTAACATTGTGGGTTGTAGAATTTTAAAATTTTCCACCGCGCACACAATTAAATTGATCCACGATGATTCGTTCAATATTTTGTTTCAAAATTTGTCCGCGCGTTATTCAATGTTAGAGCGTGAAACCAGCGCGCCTTGTTTCTATCAAGATTTAAGCACCGGTCGGTGTGTGTACAACAGTTACAGAGATTGCATTAGACGATGGCCTAGTGGGCAAGTGTGGACCGCTGAAACCACAACCAATTCATGGTGTTATTTTAGTCGCGAACAAAACTTGTTGCGCGTGTGGAGTCCGGCCACCCGGTATCCCAACGGCCAATTTCCGATTGTTTTTTACGTAGACGTTATGTTTGCGTTTTTGCCCAACGTGCGCGAAAACACAACCATGCATGCGGTAATGGGAGGAAAAACGGTAACGGGCACCGCCGCCGCCAACAACCTCGCCGAAATCATGAACACCTACTCAAATTATTCCATTCGATAACGGCGCAAAGATTACCATTGTAGTATTTTTTGATTAGCGTTTGTATATTTTATAGATTTGGTCATGGTTGAATGTATAAAATAAACAAAATATAATTATAACATTTGTATTTAATTTCACAAATCTTTATGTACAATAACCATTATTATTAAACCTAATTATTTTTGTTACTACATATATTTTTATTTAACTAAACATTGGTTAAAATTGTAATTGTTAAAATGAAAAACGTTAATGGTTAATTTGGAATCAGCGTCCGTGTGCGCGTCGCCACTCTTGTCGACGCCTTGCGTTTGCTTCTCCAACTCTTCTTTTTGAATGTTCAACAAATTGGACACCAAAGCGTTTACTTTGTCGCCGCTCACTGTTTCGCCGACATCGCTGTGAATAATGTTTTTTTTTCATCTCTCTCGTTGGCAATTAATTGCACTTTTACCACAATATTATCGGTAGAGTACAAGTTTTTAGCGACACCACCCGTCACATAATCATCGTTTTCCTGTTTAAAAGCCTTTTGAATTTCATCACTGCTGGCGTTTGAAACAAGCGTTTCGCTTTTAGCGTCAGTGTTTTCATTTTTTGTCAAAGTTAAATTTTCGCTAAACAGATTGTACACGGATTCGGTGGCGTTGTTGCTGTTGTCTTCGTTGTTGTCATTAACAATTTTAAATTCTTGATCAAAAAAATTGTTTGTTTTAGAAAAAGTGTCGCTGCCGCCATCTCCGCGCAACGTTTTGTCCGTGTTGTCGTCTTCATTATCATCGTCGTTATTGCCGTTGTCGTCGTTGTCAATAGTTTCGTTAGTTTCATTATTATTGCCGCCGCTGTTGCCAGCGTTTTCTTTCACACTTTTGTCGTTCAACACTTCTTTTGTTTGAATGCGCGGCACCGTGTTCAAAGCTAGATGCGAACCTCGTTTGTGCTCGCACTGTTTACGGTTGCGCCTCGACAAATAGTGTTTCAAGTCTCGAAACGTTTTTTCGCATCTGGTAAAATTGTCATTTTTGTCGTACACCTGCTCTTGCAAGAATATATTGGCGCCGTGGCCACCGATCGTGTCGTCGTGTTCGAGTTTTACTTTCTTCATGCGGCCTTCCATGTTCACGGCTAGAAAACTGCGCGTGCGGTCGCCGTGAGACACGAAATAGATTGTGTGGCCGTTGATTATGTCGTTGTGAAAGGCACAATCGGCGTTGGGTTTTTGCGACAAATACGCGTAACCGCACATGTTGATGCACACAAAAGCACAAGTAAACGCGTTGCGAATGGCCACTTTGATTTTGGAATCTTGTTCGAACGCATAATTTATCCACACCGGATTGTTGCCCCTGTTGTCGGCGCCGCCGTCGCCATCGTTCAAAGTTCTCACGTTCCAAATGGTGTTGTTGAAAGCTTGCACGCCTAAGTAATATTTGTTTATAAACACATAATGCGGCTTGTTTGTGCTCGTCTTGCGGGAATCGTCAAAAACGTTCACTGGCGCGCACACTGTTCGCGACACCATCAAAGCCGTCGCAAAAACTAATGCGAAATAAAACATTGCAACGCGAACTCGCCAACAATATTAAAATACGGCAGTGTGGCATCGACTAATTCACAGTACCGTTTTTGTTTGCCGCGCCACGTTCGAGCCTCTGCACCGGCCGCGTTTGACTTAATAAACGTTTGCGTTGCGTTAAATTTTTATAACGTTGCACACAAAGGTGTTCAAACTGCGATTAACAACGGATTTGCGCATGCGCAAACGCGCGCGCGTGCATTTAATAAACAATTGGTATTTTTACATTGTTGCGAAATGGCGTACGTGCGCTACACAAATTTTGCATTTTGCGCACGCGCGCTATCGGCTTCCTGCACAAGGATTTAAAGCTTATATAACAGCAAAGTGTAATTGTCCGCACAATTAAAGTGTGAATTCAATCGAGTCGGTGCGGTGCGGTTGGTGTCAAGTTATTCAAAATGCAAAAACCTACCGACGCCGTTGCAATTAATTTGCAAAACGACGCTGTTTTGTTTGACGCAAAAAATGAAAACGTTAAAATCGCTCAAAAATCCAACGTCTTCAAGAACGAGAACCGAAGCGACAAAAAAGAGTACAAGGGTGCGAACGGTGATGGCGAAGACGATTACGACGACGACGAACGCAACATTGTCGTCGTCGATGCGCCGCAACGATGGGGCGCTCGTTTCGAAGATCGTTTTACAACTTTTTTCTTTATACCCGAACGCGACCGTTCCATGCGAATCATGCTGGGAGTGCGCGTCGCGTCGCTTTTCATCGCCACCGTTGCTTTTTCTTTGACGTACTATGTGGCCAAAAGAAAAGGTGATTTTTTTTTGTATTATTCGCACTGGTCGTTCGTTGCGTTAATGCTGATGCTGTCTCTGGGAATCACATCGTCGGCGTGCGCGTACGCGCATCGTCGATTCGCCTACATTGACCGATTTGACATTCGTCGACGCCATTTGAAATGGTACGTGCGCATGCAGTGGTGCGCCTTCAACGTGGCCTGTTGCACCAACATGTTGACCAGCGTGGCTTATTTTATCATGACGGGCGCGCTGGGCAATCGCAACGGCAAACAGTACGCCAACGTGGTGATCACGTCCAGCGCTCATTTCATCAATTCGGCGCTGGTTTTTGTGGAACTGTTGACATCGGGCGTGCCGGTGCGCTGGCGCGACTTTTACCAACCGATGCTGTTCAACGTGGCGTACGGCGTATTTTTCGTCGCCAGCTCTCAACTGATGGGAAGGCCGGTGTACGAAAAATTCACTAGCGTTCACGATTTGACGCTGTTGAGTTTGTGTTTTATTATTATAATGAGCGTGTGTTATTGTTTAGCGTGGAGCGTGAACGCTGTGAAATGTAATTACAAAAAATATGTGATTGCGCATTAAAAACAAAAAAAGTAAAAGAAGTTTTATTGATGTGACATATAAATTAAATATTTTGTTTATCAATAGCTTAGATAAATTAATTAGATTAAATGCCCTGTTTATCAGTAAATTAATAAATTAAATAGATTGTACAAACACTATATAATAGAACGCTATCAGCAAATGTCAGCATTTACAAACTGAACGCGATGTCTGCACAAACGGGATCGGAATTGGCAATCGCGACGTCGGCCACCACCGACACCACCGTCGCCGTTATTGACACCACCGTCGTTTCTTCTGTTGCTTTGCAGTTGATTGTTTGTGATTTTTACGAACAATACTTTACGCTGACTGAGGAACGCAATGAAAATTACCATATGGCGCGCTTGATCCAACAACACAAAGAAAAAACGCACGTAAACAAAAGAACCTTTGTGGAGAACGATCGTTACGTTGCTCGCTGTTTGCTGCAAAAAACCTTGACTGTAAAAGAAGCCGTTGCCCAATTGGATGTGAACGAATCTAGCAAACGGCTGTACGTGTGGTACATTAGTGGCGATTTGAGCGACATGTCGATGCAAATGAAACCGGTGTTGAAGCAAATCGATGCGGCGATTCCGCTGCACAGCAGAATTGTAGAACATATGAGTTTGTTAGATTTAGACAGGCGTTGCTTTGAGAATAATTATCAATGTGATTTTTCTGAAGTGTTTGTTAAAGTGCTTGTAAAATTTTTAAACCACATAGCTTTAGAGCCTTTGTTGATAGCCGGCGTTATTCTCAATCCTTTTATTTGTTCGGCGCATTGTTGGTATTACAAATTTTGCATTGTTACCTTTTTGAAGAAGGAAATGTTATTTAAAAATAAAATGTCTTTGATCAAAATTATCAATAAATTTGTAGAGTACAACAGCAAAGAAAACGCCGTTGTCAACTATCACGAACATTTATTTTTCGATAAGATAGTGAATATATACATTGAATTTTGTAAAATGTATCGGTCGGAATTTGCTGAACACAAAAAATTTGTTATGAAAACTTTGTACAACATCATGATTAAGAATCATGTCCATTGTCGAAGCACCGACAACGAGCTGTTGAAGACGATCAAAGATTTTGCAAAGTCGTGCAAAGAAGTGTTCACGACCAATTATCAGTTTTTCGAACCGTTGTTTTTGCACCAATTGTCGGATAATTGCACTAATCAATTGTTTAGTTTGATGTGTGTGTATGATTTTTTTAGGCTTAACGATGTGGTCGTGTATATTTTGTCACAGAATGTATTGAAGAAAAATCGTAAATGTATTTTAATAAATTTTTAATATAATGTCAGCATTTTTATATTAATTATAAAATAATTTTAATTATAACTAGGTTTATGTTATAAATTAATTTTCAATTACAATAAACGATAATACAATAAATTTACGTTTAAATTCTACTCCTTTTCCAAAACAAATTTTCATTATCGTTTGTTCATTTATTCATTCATTGTGTCGCCGCACCGCGCCGATCGATAATTTTGATGTATTCGCAATCGGCGGCGTGCATCAACACCGTCGTCGACTTTGTGTCGGTGGTGCTTGCATCGCAACAAAAAGTCACCAGCTTGCACGCTGTTTTGTCATCGCCGCTCGCTTCCATGTAAAACACGCCTCGATCGGCGAGACGCGGATCCAGATTCGCCTTGGTCAAAGTTTCCACCCGTGCTTTGTGTTGGAAATATTCGGGGTGTTTGTGTTGAATAATTTTTTTGTTGCGATCATCCTTGTCCGCTCGGCACACATCCAAGTTTCTATGTTCGCGCAGAATAGTATCAACGCGACGCGAACCGGTGTCGGCGGCGTCAATTTCGTATGAAATGCGACAAAACGCACACACCACAACGCCAAACTTGTAATAGAAACCGTCGTGCGTCAAACGCGCAATGTCTTCTTTGCATAAATTGTGCTGTTTGTTTGAAAAGGTGTCGATGCGGCGTCGTTGGTGCACCAGCACCGCGTCGTGTTTGTTGCGTTGCACAAACGTTTCATACAGAACGCGTTCAGTTTCATTTTCTTTGTTGTAAAATTCAACATCTCTGTTCACGGTCATAACAACATGCGAATCTTTGAAACGAACCACGTACACGCACAACGGCGAGTCGAGCACGTACATCTGGCGTTGCATTTGACGGTAATGAGGGTCTTTTGCTTCCACAACGAATATCGGCTGTCCCGATCGATTCACCGAAAGCGCCGTGCGTTTGACGCGGTAGCGTGGTTTTCTAGTGTTCATGGCGTTGCGCACGTCGTCCACGGTGGTGTTGGCGTACGAAGACGGACACTTTATTTCTATGGGCACCAACGTTTCGTCCGGCGTGGCCATGCGCATGTAGGCGTCCGGCGACGCCGAGTTGAGACCGCGTCGCGACAGAAACATGCCGCACTCGAGCACGGTTTCCGCGACGCGCTCGCCCATTGTTTTTTCGACGCATTGACGTATCTGGTTTATGAGCTGTTCGTTTTTTTTGACAATTTTCTCCTGCGCGATTCCGAAACTCATGGCGGCCGTGGTTGGCACCAGCGTTGCGACGTTTGCACTCGAAGCGGTTTGACGATCCAAACGCAACACGTTCCATAAAGCGTTTTTGGCTTGATTGCGAGTCGCCTTTTCCAACTCCATGATGTCGCTGCGTTTTAGCAATTCACTATTTTCCGTCAAAGAGTTTACATAGTTGCTGTACAGGTAGCGGTCGCACAAGAGGCGTTCTTTGTCGTTCAAAGCCATTTGTATGGCTCTAACTTCGTATTCCTTGTTGTTGTCGTGATTTTTGTTGCTGTTGCGACTTTTGTTGCTGGTGTCGGTTTTTTCTAAAAAATTCATTGTAAAAGGTGTTTAATAACGTGCGTGCGTTACTTTCAAATTTGTAAAAATAATAAATGTATAAACTGTTGTCGATATTTATTTATATGTGTAACAGTAAATTAAACAAAAATAACGATTACATATCTAGATTTATTTGATTTAAATTTTCACAAACGTACTTTGCTTTTGTGGCGTCAAAACTAAACAGTTCATTATAAAACAAAATTCGTTCCAACAATTCCTGTAGTAGTTGGGATTGCGCACTTTGTACGGAAAGTTAACTTGACGCGTGTACGCTTTATTTTCGTTGACATCGGCAAATCGGTCGGCGCGATGCAGCGCAATGACGGCGGCGACGCCGCGCTCCGGACCCAGTTGACGCAAAAGAACGCCGATTCGTTTGATGCTGATGGGAGGCGGTCCCGCAATCCACACAATTCTTTCAAAAAAATCGTCTTCAACATGTATTGGCAGCGGCACCGGACAGTTGGGTGTCGACGGCGGTGGCGGTGCACAATTCGATGACAGGATCGGCGGCGACTTTCTATCGTGCTGCCAACGCAAGCCGCGCCATATTTTAATCAATTTGCGCAAATTGCTCAAACGCAAATTGAGGCGAGCGCGGTCGCAATACACAATATTGTACAGGGCGCCTTCGATTTCATCAGCGATCACATAGCTCAACTGGTAAACGTGCACGTTGACACCGAAGAGAGTGCGCATCACCGGCGCCGTAGTAAACTGAAGAGGACGCACGTACACGTCTAAAAAGTAAAAATTAAACGGAAAATATTGCAGCCGCTGCACGGTGCCGTCGCTGCGATACAACCAAATCACTTGCCCTTGTTTGCAGGGTCGCATGTGCACATTTAAAGAATAGCGCAAAATTAAACGCGACGCGGCGGCGGCGTTGGCCTCGGCAACGGCGAGAACACCGATATCGCGCGGCGCAAAAATGTTGAATTCGTTTTGCGTTAAAAATTCGTTGAAGTTGTTTTGCGTTTTTTGACCGATGATTCCGTCGTTGTCGTCGTTGCCGTTGTTGCCGTTGTTCTTGTTGCCGTCGTTGTCGGTGTCGGTGTTCTTGTTGCCGTCGTTGTCGGTGTCGGTGTTGGCATCGTAACACCAAATGGTTTTCAGCGTTTGACGCGTGTCCAACACAAATTCCACAAACTCTGGCGCAAAAACTATTGCTTCGTTTTCGTACGATTTAAAGACTGTACAAAAATGGGATTCTTTGGTTTTGTCAGCAATGGTTTTGTCGGTGTAAAGTTTGTTTTTATTTTTTAAATTCATCATAAAAAGTTTTAAATCCATCTGTTTTAAAATAACATTTATGCTGCATTGTTGCCGGTCCACGATGTGTTTCAGCTTGTCGGTTAGACGCGTCGTCGCATCGGACAGGCCGAAATGTTGCAATTTAGAGCCGGCGTTCACTTCCAACGACAAATGCGTCACTCCAAAATTGTTGTTGCGCTCGCCCACAAGCTGAGCAGCGACGGCGGCGTCGCCTTTCAAAACGCACATGCGATTCAGCGTGGCGGCGGTGGTTTGATAGATTTCTTTGAAAAAATTATCGTTAGCTTTGTCGCCGTCTCCATTTGTACACGCGTTTGTATTCGTCGCCTTTGATTTCGATTGCTGTTCTTTGTTCAACGCTTTGAATGCCCAATTTCCGAGGGCGTCGTTTAACATTTTTTTTGAAATGTAAGGAACGCTGTGGTCGCAAAACAATTGTTGTCGTAATTGATCCATTGTGTGCGAACAAAGTGTATGCGTGTCGACGTACTGCGCGCGGTTTAACAACAACAGCACGATTGCGGTGTGTTATACGTTTGCAAAATGCGCGTTCACAAACGCAACGCAATAAACCGAACACGATTGCAAAGCGTTAACCGCACCGTTTACAACGTTGTCAATAACAAGCTTACTGAATGGGGCAATCGCGCCGCGTTGCCATCCGAAAACAAAAACGAATCGTTGCACAGCATCGTTTTGCAAACGCTTTTTAACGTTCGAGGCGATCGCGAACAGCGTTTGCAGTTTTTGTTCAACACCGTTTGTTGCAACCTAACAAAACGTATCGCAGCTCATTGTCAAAACGCCACAACTCTGTGCGCCGTTCGCAACGTCTTCGACACCATCGTAGAAACGGAACGCGCTTTGTTTGCTCAGAGTCGCATCTTGACGTTTATTATAAACTTTTTGATTCAACGCCTGGCGTTCGACACCGATGGCGACGCCAACGTCAATCATGCCGACGCTGAACATAACGATAACAACGTTCATGTTTTAAATGGCGTTCACGGTGCGCCTCTTCAAACTCTAGTGTTTCAGCGGCTGCTTGATCACTTTTTGTCTACGTACTTTTAAAACTAAACGTCGATGTTTACACATCAAACGTCGATGTCGACAAACATTTACCGGTTGCAATACAATTTAACAACGTCAACATTAATCACGGCAACGCCGAATTTACCTTCGGATGTCGCGCAAATTATGATTTTAGTTTGCAAAACAAAAAAAAATAAATTTGTGTAGTTGCGCGCGCGACATCCACAATCAATTTCAACGACGACACGAATCGAATCGACAACGACAAAACTCGTTGCGGATGTCGCGGCAAACAACGGCAAACAAAATGAGTTTTGTTTTGCAAAAAGTTTGTCGTCGATCGTGCGACATCCGCGATTGCATTTAACGACGACGCAAAACAACTTGACGACGTCAAACGTTGGTATCGACATCAATATTGTATTGTTGCGCGTCGACAAAATATTATTTTTTGTTCTGCAAAAAGTTTTTGCGTTTTTACGCGACATTAGAAAAAAAGTTTTGACAACGTCGTCTCTCGATATGGCGTTGTGAATGTTTAAATTAAACGTTGACAACGTTAAAGCAAACATTGACAACGCCAAATTAAACGTCGACAACGTCAAATCAAACGTCGACTTTTCGAAAATTAAAAATGTTAACGCGACATCCATAATCGAATGTTGACAACGTCAAATTGAATATAGACAACGGTAATTCGCGTGTCGATGTTGACGCGAGTGCTGACAAAACTTTATCGATGTTGCGTTCGTTTTTGTTCATCGGTGTTGCGTTCGTTTATTTTTTATAAATTTTGTAATAAATTCTAAACGCTGATGATTAAAATTGTGCACGACATTCAAATTGATGTACGACGTTGTCGATCGTGTTGCCGGCGACGCCAACGCTTATTGCCTAAGATTATTTTACATGTATAAATATTGGCACGGCGTCCAACAAACTCTGTGATCACATCACACTTTTGCCTCGAACGTTGTGCCACAAAGTTGCGCCATGTTTTTAATAAACGTGTTGTTCGACATTGCTCGAGAATTGTTCAATTTTGTAACATTAAAATTGAACAACGGTCTGCGCGCGCTAGCGTCTGCGTCGCTTGCGTCGTTTACGTTGTTGCGACGCCTAAATTCGTCGTCATCGTCGTCCTTTACTTTACCGCGCAAGGTTTTGCAGCCGATTTTGCACGTCGACCTGTGGCAATCTTACAAAACGGCGCTCGATTGCCTGTGGAAAGTGGAAGAGGTGGACATGTCGCGCGACAAGCACGATTGGGACAACAAACTGGACGACAGCGAACGCTATTTTTTAAAGCATATTTTGGCGTTTTTCGCCGCCGCCGACAGCATCGTCAACATTAACTTGATCGATTACGTGCGCGACGCGGTGCCCCAGCTCGAAGCGCGCTATTTTTACGACCAGCAGATACTGATTGAAAACGTGCACACCGAAATGTACAATTTGCTAATAACCACCTACATTGAAAACGAAGAGGAACGAAGTTTGCTGTTGAACGCTTTCGAAGAGGTGGAATGTGTGCGCAAAAAAGCACAATGGGCCATGAAATGGATCGACGCGCCATCGCAATGGAACGAAACGGTTGCGTCTGTCTACAAAAAACTGTTTTCGCACCGCCCAACCTCCAGCAAATTGGCGCGGCGCATGGTGGCGTTCGCCATTGTGGAGGGCGTGTTTTTTTCCGGTAGCTTTGCGGCAATTTTTTACATTAAAAATCGAGGTTTAATGCCCGGTCTCACGTTCAGCAACGAATTGATTTCGCGCGACGAGGGATTGCACACCAATTTTGCTTGTCTCTACTACAACAAATACATCGAGCCTCAAGACAAATTGTCCGCCGGTGAAATACACGCCATGATCAAGGAAGCGGTGGCTATCGAGAAGGAGTTTTTCACCGAAGCGCTACCGGTCGATCTGTTGGGCATGAATTGCGACAGCATGTGTCAATACATTGAATTCGTGGCGGATCGTTTGTGCGTGGAATTGAACGAAGAAAGGTGTTTTTACGCCAGCAATCCTTTTAATTTTATGAAAAACATTGCACTAGAAGGAAAAACAAATTTCTTTGAAAGACGGGTCGGCGAATACAAGAGGTTTGGCGCTGGGCTGGACAAGTATGAAGTGTTGACAGATTTTTAGAAAGTCAATGTCGTTATTTGTATACATAACTATTTGACATACCGAATTGTTATACTGAATGTATGTTAATATAAATAAAAACTATACCTATATTTTTGTTTTATTTTATTATGAACAAATGTTAAAAAGTAAATTTAAATTGGTTGCTTTGATTACTTTGAAACGTAAACGAATTTTCGGTTTTAGTAATGTAATCCGAATTGAGGTTGTTGATCGTCAACGAAAAATACGACAGCGGTTGCTCGATTTTGTCAAAGTCCAAAGTGTGCACGTTGGTGGATTCGTTGGACGCGTCGCTAATGGTGATTTGTCTCGTTTCGTTGTCTTTTAAAACTATCACAGGAAAAGCGAACAGCGCTTGAATGGAATTTTGATTGGTGGCCACAATAAACGTGTAGTTGTCGACTCGCGTCACGATCGTCGTGTCCCTGTCGACGGTGTCTTGCACCAGCAAACTGTAGCACGCCGTACCGACGCCCTTGTTGACGCTGTCCGCGCTTATGATCTGTTCGAGGGTTTGCATGCCTATGGCGTCGTGGTTGCGCAACGCAAAATTGGCCAATCCCGCGCTGTTGTTGACAATGTTGTGATGCTTGGCGGAAACGCCGTTGTACGATTTGATGTTTGCCGCCACCGTCCATTTGGTTTCGCCGGTGTCTTGTCGCGTGTCGCGCGTCAACACCACGCACCGCGGATTAAAAGCCAACGGCGTAGCGCATTTGATGCGATCGTACAATTGAAACATGCCGTGCCTGTGGTACAGCGTGTAGCCGTGAAACTCGACATTGAGCTCGGTGAATTTGACGTGCATTGCCATGGCGCCCGCGTTGGACGTGGCGACTAGGGTCGTGCGCGCAAACGCCGGATGAAAACTAGACGTGGAAGTGGACGTGGTGGGAACGGGCACAACGCCGTCCAAACTGCTGGTGAGCAGCACGCCCGATTCCAAACCCAGCGTCTCCGCTCGATACCTAATTAACGTGTCGTTGTTGGCCCAAATCTTGCGCGTCATGGCCCACAAGGGCGCGTGGCGTTCGTTGGTCGGATCCGCTTCGTAGTACGCAACGCCTTTGGTTTGTCCCACGGCCGAACCGAAATAGCGTTCGTTGCGCAAAGTCAGAATTTTACTGAAATCTGCGCAAAACACACCGTCCGCATAGTTGATGAAGTAACCGAGTACGTTGGAATGATGGGCGCCGTTGCGCGACAGCACCGCCGGGTTGGCGTATCCGCGCGCGTTGCTAATCAACGAAATGGAACGATACAAATTGTCCATGTTAACGGTGTCGTTGCCGAATACAAAATTGTAATAAGAAAAGGTGAAATAGGAGTTGATGAGGTAGCCGTAGGCGCGAACGTCCGTGTGGTCGAAATAGGCGTAATCGTAATGGATGCCGTTGCCGGATCGCACCAGCGAAAAAGCAATTAGATCGAGGACGTAGCGCACTTGAGTTTGAAGGCCTATGCGGTCGAACGACAAGCCGCGCAACATTTGTCCGTAGCAATAGGGCAAACACATGCGCATCACGTTGCCCGCCGTGCGATTCCAACCCAACGAGTAAGTGGGCGACGGTAGGTAAGCATCTAAAATGGCGGCGCAAATGGCGTCAAGATCGTAATAGTTTCGCAACACGATGCATGTGTTTTGCAAACACTCCGGCATGGTAATGCTGAAATGATACCAATCCGCTTGCGCGCCCCACGGCGCTTGATTCACGGGCGCTGGAAACGGCAAATGACGATACAACGACAATATGCCCGAATAAAGATTGTAGGCTAGTTGAGAGTCGAGGTACAAGGGGTCGGCGGCGTTGCGAAAGCGCACTCCGTACCCGATCATAGTGTGCAAAAAAGTGCCGAAATGACTGACATTGGTCCACGGAGTCAAACCCACAAACACGTTGTCGTCGCGCGAAAACTGCACGGTGGGATTTGCAATTTTTTCAGATTTTTGCATAAACTTTTCCACCAACGTGTTCAAATAATAGTGTTCAAACACAAAAAGATCGTTGTCGTCGCCGTTGAGGTACATCGTGTTGTAGAAATGAGCGTCGGCATCGAGAGCGCGTCGATGGGTCGCCGTCGCGGTCGTTTGGTATTGCGCGGTCGCATTGTTGGCGTTGTGCGCGCGTCGGCGTTGTTGCTGTTGCGCTCGTTTCGGTTTTACAAGAGCGTCGTTGGACGCGTTTTCGTAAAAAGAGTTGTTGTAGTTGTAGTCGGTGTCGTCGTTGTTGTTGTTGTCGTTGTAATTGTCGTTGTTGACGTCGTCAATGTTAGTATTGTAAAAATATGAGTTTTTGTTGCATGTCAAATCGTTTTCATTGTCGATAAAACGCTGTTGACGCAAATAATGAAAATAATTGTTAAAATCTTCGTTGAAACCCATGGACATGTTGGCTCCCATGACAACGGCAATTGGTGCGTTTTTAACGTCGTCAAAATCTATGAGTGAAACTCGTAAACCGAAACCTATAGACTAAAACGTGCACAAACATAAAACACAAAACACGCACAAACAAACGCGACGCGGTCGCTATACAAATTTATGTGTACTTAATGAAACAAGGAGTGTTTATTGCAATAAAAAGCCAAATGTTTACGCAAATAACACACAGCAGCGTTGTCATTTATTTATTTCAATGTGCATACACAAAAAACGGCAGCGCCGACACGTTGTCGAACGGCGTGACAATTACAAAATTTAGCATGTTGGACGCTGCGAGTTCAATTTGCTTATTTGCAAGCATAATTTTGGTAAAAGCTGCATATTATAAAGGTTACATTAATATTCATATTCATATATATTTTAATTTAATTATTGTGTTTAATAAAAATTTTACTGGCATTTTTGTCGTCGTCGTCGTCGTTATCGTCGTCCGAGTTTCGATTGTCGTTGTTGTACTTGTTGCGCAGTTTGTACGACACCGAAGCGTTTTTGTTGAATTTGACAAAGTTTTCGTCGCTTTTGGTCGTTTGGCTGTCGTTGATTTTTTCCATGGAAGCGGGCGGCGGCAGCAAAGAAGGCGGCGGTCGGTTTACAAATTGCAACTTGTCGCGCACTCGCACCACCGACGCGTTGTTGCGATTGCGGCAACGACAAAACAGCGCCGTGCAAGCGCCTGGACACAGGCATCGATACACCCGAAACAGTATTGCGCAAACGATCAACGCGGCCAAAGCGGCGATGAATTGCTCGACGTGACGGCACTCCACGTTAAAAAAAGAGACAAACCAACAGAACCAACTTTCGGCGCCGGCATCGGGAGCCGTCTCCGCGTCGCTAAACACGGTGTTGTTGTTTTCGCGACGCCGCAACTCTTGCAGCCGTTCCGTCATTCCGTTGAGATTGTCGTAGTTGAGATTGTTGTTTTTCTTGGTGTTGTCAATGCGCAGCGTGTCGATGTCGCGCAATGCGGCGTCGATGTTGAAAAACAATTCGAGCGGCGTGCTCAGCTGCGTAAACAGACTTTTTTTAACGTTGGTCAGCGTCAATATCGAGTTACGAGTGACAATTTTGCACATGACGTTGTAATTCTTGCCGGTGATTGTGCCCGTGCCTTTTTTCAACATGTATTGGTTCACTTCCAAATCTTTTTCACAGTTAAATTGCAACGCCGTGTCGCGTTGTAAAACGTACAACCATTGGTTGTGATCGTGAATGGGATGAAAAATTTCAGAATCAAAGCGACCTACGCGCACGTTGCAATCGCCATCCATCGCCGTCGTCCGGTCTAACAGTATTTTGATGTCGCACATGGACGTTTTTTCAATCGTTTGCACCACTGCCGCGTTGTAGCACAGCAAAGCGGTGGGGCCGACGCGACAACGTTTTTCGGCCGTGTCGTCCATGCGCACGTAGTTGCGTTTGTCGCTCGACACAGCCAAATATTTTGTTTCGGGCAATACGATGGCGCACTTGTTGTTTTCGCCTTTGCACATGGGCACCGGCACCACTTCGTACATGGTGTACGTTTCCGAACCCACCAAGGGAACCTCTAGAATGAAAAGCAGCTTGCGATCGGTGGTCATGAACGCGTGGGTTTTAACGATTTTTTCATTTATCAAATAGTTGATGTTGTTGAGGTCCAATTTGACGGGCCATTGCAATCCGTGGGGTATGTTCACGGTCACGTTGGTCATTTCGCTCAAAAGTCGCACGGGCGGCATCACCATGGAGTCAATGTGATTGTTTTGCAGCGCCGATTCCACAGCGTTGTTTAAGTTGATGTACATTGTTTCGATTTCGTCAATCTGTTCGGTGAACAAACTCATTTTGGCCGTCATGTAAACGCACGAATCGGCGCGCTGTTGTTCCACACACTGTTTGTGCTCTTCAAACTGCGACAAAGAAATCATTTCGTCCGTCAACTGTTTCACTTGTTGGTTGAGCGCGTTAGATTCTTGCGCCACTTTGTGCAACAGCGCCGCGTCGTTGGCGTCCATGAGGCCGAACATGTATTTGTAACCGGTGCCGACAAAGTTTAAAACTCCGCGGCGTTTGCGTTTTGCGGGTTTCGAAGCGGCCGCTTCGCCGTTTTCGTTCAGCGTCAGCGCGTCTCGTTGCGAACTGTTCAAACTTTGCAATTTACTATCGAGCGTGTTGTGTTTCTCCACCAAGTCGAGAATTCGAGTTTTTACAAACGCTTTGAATTGTGTCTGAGCGATGGTGCGCGTGGCGCAAGTCAAATTTTTGTTTTCGTCGAGAAAAGTTTCAAAGTTTTTGGCTTGTGTCCACAGTTCGTTGAGCGCCACGAACACGGCGCCGTGGTTCATTTCGATGACAAACGTCCACACTTTTTCCACAAATTGCAAACGATTCGTGTCTTGAAAGTAAAAACCGGTGGCATTGTTGTTTATCGGTTTCACGTCGATCAATTGGTCGGCGTCGATGCGCAGGCTTGCGGTAGTTTTGCTCGCCACCAAAATAAAAAACCCCACAACGACAATGACATTGTGCAAACTTTTTAAATAAAAACACATTGCTCGCCAAGCGTGTATGCGTCACAAAAAACACAACCGTCGCCGAGCGCTTTGTCGAGTCCGTTTCGAGGTGCGCTCGTTTATATAGAATTGCGCGCGCGTCCGCGCTCCACTGTTTCAACTTATTATTCTACAATTGAAATCGTTTAGCGCACAATGAACGACGAGTGCGCGCCTCAAAAACAATAACGACAAAGGTGCCAATAAACATGCATTTGTATTGGGTGTGCGTAAATAAAACATCAAACGCTTTAAACAGTAAATTTTTATTCATCAACAGCAATACATATGTTAAACAAACAAAAAACCAATAAAACAAGCGTTATTCGTAGACATTATGATTGTCAATTTTAAACAGACGTTGTCAACGTTAAAACAAGCATTGTTGCGTTAAACAAACATTGAATTATACATAATTTCAAATATTAATATTTAATTATACATAATTTATTTATAATTATTATACAATTTTTCATTTTTATCAATACACACTACAATTTTACTAAACAGCAATGTTGTCACACTAACAATATTCGTTTTACGTCCGCCACAAATTCAGCGGCATCGGTACCGCGTGCGAATCGAACGAAATTTGGTTTTACGCAAACGCGATCAGCGGTAAATTTATTTTTCGCCACCGACATGCACACACCGATGTCTTGATGCGGATCGCACGTTTTTCTGTACGCAATCACCGACATCAATTGATCGTGAAGCGTGTTTAAACGCACGTGAAATGCTATTTCGTGACGCTTTTTGTGATGCGTAACAATAATCATTTTGTAATTGCTTTTTTCGTTACAAATTTTGCTGTTTGTCAACGAAACACAAATTGGTGTGTTGTTTAAAACGTTGCAAAAAAAAGAGTTTGAGTTAGCGCTCAAACAATTGCTGCGCACTAAACGTTTGTAACGTTTTTTTAATTTTTCGATTCGTCGATCTTTTTTCTCCAAAAGATTAATCATTTTTTTTATGCGCGCCGTGCACTCGTAACGATAGCGCATCAACGCCGCCGAAAACAAACGCGACGTGCGCGCGCTACTTTCTCTCAGGTGCACAAAAGCTTGTGATATGTTTTGTAAATTTTGCAAAGTTATCTCAAACAAAGCACGCTCTTCGTGCGGCGCGGCATTGGTGGTGTGGTTTTGATCGAATCGACATTGGCAAACGTCAAACTGAAAACTGTCCGTTTGTTGTACAATCATTGTATTGATCGCAGCGCTGGTGTCGTTGTCGTCGTCATCGGCGTCGTTTTCGTTGCCGCAACTGCGTTGTTCACCCTTGTCGCGGTAAACGTCGTCGCCTTTTTTGTTGTCGTCGCCGCCGCCGTCGCTTGTCCGCTCGCAAATTTTATTGTGCGACGCGTTGCAATCGTTTTGCATTTTGCGCACCAACATTTTGTTTTTCCACGTAGACATGTCGATGACACCAAACGCACACACGCGCCACAACTTGGTCGATAACGTTAACGCGCCCAAACGAACAAAGCTCGATTGATAATGCCCGCCAAACGATTCTCGATTGTATATAAACGTTTGGTGAGCGTAATTATGTTGGCGCGAGCACAACCCACGTGCGAATGCGTTAAACAAGCAAATTTGTTTAAAAGGTAACTCTGCGTGCGCAATAATTTTAACTATTTACATTAATTGTATTGCGTCAAGCTGTTTACAATGCGTCGTCAAATCTTTGCATCAAGCTGTTTATGCGATGTACACATTTGCCGTTTGAGTTTGTTGCATGAATGTCTGTGTGGTGCTATTGTTGTACGTCGCTTTCGACGGACAGCCATTGAATGGGAACAAGACGCGATTGCGCTGCGGCACCGGTGTTTTTCAACAAATTTTGATTGAAAATATTATTTTTGTTTGCGGCCACGTACTCTGTGTACCACACCGCTCTGCGAATTGCCGATCCTGGTTGACAGCGAACAAGATGACGCAGTTGACGCATGTTGGTTTTGTAGCGTTGGTCGGTGGCCACGCGTTCAATGGCGGCGCGCAACAGATCCGCGGTCACGGTGAGCGTGTCCAACGCTATTCCTACGCCCAACTGAGCGTAGCGTTGCGCGTTAAAAACCTGATCGCCCATCATCGGCAAGGCGACCAAAGGCACCGTTGTTTCGATGGCTTCGTCCGTCGATTGCACGCCCGCTTGTGTGACAAAAACGCGCACGTGTTTATGGTGCAACAATTCGTATTGATCAAACCACTGTTGCACCAGCACGTTGGCAGGTATTTGGTGTTGGGAAACATCATTTTCGAACTTCCAAGCCACGGCGTACGGCAACACGCGAAACGAATCAAGCAACAGTTGAATAAAATCGACGGGCATGCGCGCCGCCGTCAACGACGACCCGAAACTGACGTACACCACTCCGCGCACCGCGGCGTCGAGAAAGGTACGCACCTGCAACGCCAACGGGTGTCGTTTCTTGTTCACCAAATGCAAACCGCCCAAATATTGAACGCTCGGCGGTACGGGTCGATTGTTGTCCAACACGGCGTGCACGTTCACCAACAGCAACTGTACCCGCGCGCGCAATTGTTTCACGTCGGGCGTGTCGACGCCGAATTGATTTTGCATGAGTTGATTTTGTCGTTGCGCCAATTGTTGAAATTCGGTTTTGAGGCGTTTTTCTGCGTTCAATATTTTGGTCCACGACGCACTGTTGTTGAAAAACAACGCTGTCGTCGTTGTCGATGCATACTCGCTTCGCCACACGTTGGGATAGTGTAACGCGTCGCGCGCCACCGCGCCTTGCGTTTCAAAATTTTCCGCTACTCCATGGCCGGAAGACAATTGCACCACAGGTAGTTTACCAAACAAATGAGACAGCACCAACGGATAGTCCAAGTAGGCTTCGGTCACCAACAAATCGAACGGAAAGCGCAAAGCGTGGCGTCGGTCCAAAAATCGCTTCACCGCAGGCAGTTTGAATTGGTCGCTTATCATGCGCACCAATGCCATGTAGTTGTCGGCGGTCACGCTGTCGCTGTCGGCTACAAGTCCTTCTCTTTTTTTGAAACTGCTCGCGTTCTGCATCAAAGATTCAAAATGCGATTGAGACGCAGACGCGTCCACGACAACGATTGCTCCTTTTGCGCGCGTTTTATTGTTGTCGTTGTTTTTGTATACAATTTCGTTGGGTTGTACATTGTTGACAAAAATTAAAGATTCGTCGCCGGTAACAATGTCGTTGTCGTATTTCACGCGCGCCTCGGGTCTGATCACCACCACCGTGTGGCCTCTGCGCACCAAAGCTTGCACGTACACTTTAAACACGGATTGGTGGCTGTACGAAGGCGTCGGAAACACGGCCAGAATGCGAGCGGCGTCCGCATTGTTCAACAGCAAAAACGACGAACATGACAAAAACGACGATATTGGCGACCAAAAAGAGAAACAGTAGATCGTTGTTGAAATCGTTATTGCTTTCCTTAATTTTTGTGTAAACATCGTTGCCCATCAAGACGTTTTGCAAGACTACGCGTAAATTGTGTGTCGATAGCGCAAATGTGCCGTCAAACCCACCATGGTACATTTATATGAGTGTAAATTTTTTGTTTTTTAATAGCAGGTTTGAGGAAAAAACTTATTAAAAGTGAAACGCTGGCAATGACATCATTTACAAACAATTTTACCTTGTTGACACGGATACACACAGACATACGCGCGCACGCGTGCATGTAATTTATAATCGTGTGGAAATGGCTTTGATAGAATCTACGGTTGGTTTTTGACAAACGGATGGCGAGTTGGCGGCGTTGACGTTATAGTTGAACTCTTGAATGGTAATCTTTTCTAAAAGAGCGTTGTCCTTATTCGAGTTATTGGTGTGTTTTTTTTTAAAACATTGTGACAACCTATACATTTTAGTTTTCAACGAAAATATTAACAGCAAACATAATATAATCATAATAATTTTGGTGTAACTGTAGTCGGTGTCTTCATTTTTTTTAATTTTGTTCATTTCCTCCAATATCATCGCAAACAAATTATCAATGTTTTCGTCAACGTCGTTTTTGTCGTTATCGTCGTCGTCTTTATGGTGCATGTCGTTGTTGGTGTAACGAACAGCGTCGGCGGTAAAATAGGCGCTGACGTTGGCGTTTAGCATAGCGGCGGCGACAGAGTCGTTGTTGTTTGTGTACACAATATAAAAAATTCGTTCTGTAGTTTTTGTTTGGTTTGTTTTTTCAAACAAACCATCGGACTTGTTGGCATGTACATTTGCCCACCACAACGGCAACGTTGTCGCCAACATTATTATATTCATGTTAAAATAGCGTGTTTGTGTGTATACTATAATTTTATAATGTAAACACCTTAACAATGTTTAAATTAAACATTTGTTTCATTTCAGTTTTGCTTAACAACAACACGACAAAACGACGTCGTCGGTGCGGTGTTTGACGACGACAACGCGGTGTTTGACAACGACAACGACAACAACAGCAACGACGTTGCGTTTACATAAAATACAATTGCATCCCAACATGTTAAAAATTATTAAACCCCGTTACAACGAAGAACAAGCTCGCGCAATGTGGAATAGTGTGGCTTACAACGACGCGCGATGTTTTGCTTTTTTTGACGGACAGCGTTGGTTTCATCCGTTGCGCGCCTTTTCGACTTTTGAAAAATTCAATCTGTATTTGCGCAAAAACAAAATTAGCGACGTTCACGTAAAACCGTTGCCCAACAAAGGCGGTCGCGAATGGGTTGTGGATGTGGATTTCAAAGACGGCAACGCCGATCGGCTGCAATTGAAAATCGAAATAGCTCATTGTGCTTTTTTAAATTTTTTCGGCGAAAGCGTGTGTCGCATTATGCACACGGGCAATCGAGGCGTGCACGTGTGGCTGCGCATAGATCGGTTTCGCATGAACGCGGACAAGTCTGCGCGAGAACGTTATTTGCGCATTTTTCAAAAACCTAAGAACATAGTGTTGAACAAAGCTACAAAAGGCAGTTTTGTTTACTGTTTGTGCACGGCGTTAACGCGAACCGATATCAAAACTCGCATCATCCAACTGAGCAACAACGCCATTGAAAAAAGTGTGAAGCGACCGGCGCATAATTTTGAAAGCAACAAAAGCAACAACGGCGCGCGGCAAATCGACATCGACGATCGCGTCGTTGACGCGGACGATATGACGCCAACGATAAACGGCAATTTTGATTACAGAGACCACGATTGCGTTTGGTTGATTGCCGTTCTAAACGAATATTGGCCGACGGTAGATTCGCACGTTTTTTGCAACCAAACTCAGATACGAGTTCCGTTCAGTTATAATTTTAAGGGTAAACGTTTTTCTTTTCAATTGTAAACTAGTTCGTTTGATGCCACGCGTTTGCAATGTTTTCCAATGTTTTGAATAAATTGTTGGCCATGTTTTTGCCGCCGTCCGAAGAGCAAAATGAGCAAGCGGATTCGCAACAGCGCGAGCGGCGACGCGAAGAACAAAAACCTTGGCGATCGCAACGAATCATTAGTGTTAAAATAGACAAAAACGCCGTTGCGTTTCAGCGTTTGCTGTTTGTATTTAGACAGGGCGAAAGCGGTATACGTTATGCGTTCGACGCCAACGACACCATGTGGTTGTCGATGTGCGATTTTACATCGAGCGCTCTGTGTCAAAACGTGGAGGATGTCGATGAATTGTTGCGTTACGCTCGCGTGGATTGTATTAATTTTAAATGTTTAACAACCGTCCTGTACGGATTGCATTTGTTGCCTCATCAAAAACAAATTACAATGGCGAAACGAACGGACATAGAAAAAATCGTGCAAGTGCTGGAAAAGACAAATAGCGATTTTGAACATTTACACGCCCACCTGTCGGAGCAGTTAAACGCCATCGAAGAGATTGCTTTGTACAAACAGCGCGCTGACATGGCGAACCAGCATTTAGAGAGAAGTTTTAAAATGGAACAGAATGAAACGCTTTTTAACCAACGCGAATTGGATCAATACATAGAACAAACGCTCGAACGCAAACTGGAAAATGTCATCAAACAAAGTCTTACAAGATTTAACAAAGCCACATTGGAGCAAATGCGCGTCGTTGTCAATGAAGCCGTTGACAATGTAAACAATCGCGAGCGGCGGAATTGTTGGTTTGAAAACGACAACGCCAACAATGACAACGACAACGATAATGACGACGATAACAACAATACAATGGCAAACAATTTTGCCGATCGCGTGGCTGGCAATCTTTGCAAACGTTTTGTGGGAATGTTGTCGACGGCGTCGGCGAACGGTGATAACGACGAAATCAACAAATTGTGCGACAGACTGTGCGACAAAATTCAAAAATCTTTGCAAAAAAGCACACCCGAAGCTGACGACGACCGCAACAACGGCAGCGGCAACGGCGCCTCCATTGTGTTTTCGATCGACAATTCGGCGAACAAAAACTCATCTTTCAACTCTTGGCGGCGTCGTCGTTTGCGCCACACTCGTCGCTTTAATATCAATAACGAAGTCAACGAAATGCGTTACGACACTGTAAAATATCCCAAAGACGCGACGAAACATCCGCGTTTGGCGGTGTTTGTGAAATCAAAAAACACGCCCGCGCTGTCGTATGACAACGAACACGACAAGGCTACTTTAGGTAACGTTGCAACCACAGATGTTGCTTTTTTAACTGGTCAAAATCAACATTTGAAATCCAACAAACGCAAATACGAGGCTGCCGACATGGAGTTGGTGTACGACGCCGTGCACCCCAATCCGTTGATGGCCGTTTTGTGTTTCAACGAAGAATTGGAGTTGAAAAATTTCAAATTTAGTAAAAAATCCAAACGTTTTTACAATGTGGAATGCGATGTAGAAACCATGAAATCGTTTATAAATGAAATTATATAATAAATGTATTGATTGACAAATGTGTAAATAAAATTTTTATACAGTGTATACTTTATTTTTAATAAACATAATTACAATTAAACATTAGGATACATTAGGATTCACAATTGGCACAATTGCTGTCTTTAATTTTGCAAACGGTCACGGCGGCAACGATCTGCTGTTCGTTCTCATCGCACTTTTTGCTTTTGTTTAAAACTGTAAATTTGATAGGTTCAGCGGCGGGTTTTGTGCGCAAATAGTACATGCCTGTTTTTAAACCCATTTTCCAAGTTAAATAATGAATGCTGGACATCAAAGCGTAAGTTGGTGCGGCTACGAACACGTTAAAAGATTGACTCTGATCAATAAAAGCGCCTCTATCCGCAGCCATGCCGATCAGCGTGCTTTGCTTCATTTCCCAAACGGTTTTATACAGCTCTTTAATGTGTTGAGGCACCGCGTCAATGTTCTGAACGCTGCCGTTGGCTTCCACGATGGCATCGCGCATTTTGTCGTCGTAAACGCCCGCTTCGATCAAGTCGCGCATCAAATGACGATTCAGCATTAAAAAATCGCCGGCCAACACTCGTCTCACGTACACGTTGTTGGTGAACGGCTCAAAGGATTCGTTGTTTCCCATTATTTGAGCAGTCGTGGCGGTGGGCATGTAAGCCACCAACAGCGAATTGCGCAAACCGAATTGAGCAATTTTGCGTTTCAAATCGCTCCAATTCCACAAAGAGGTGGGCGTGACATTCCACATGTCGTATTGCAATATTCCGCGGCTGGCAGGGCTGCCCGCGTACGATTCGTACGTGCCCAATTCTCGGGCAAGTTGACAGCTGGCTTCTAATGCGCCGTAATACACCGTTTCCGCTATTTTTATGTTGAGCATGCGCGCTTCTTGGCTTTCGTAGGGGAGGCGCAACATGGCAAACGCGTCGGCCAGACCTTGCACGCCCACGCCAACGGGTCTGTGGCGCATGTTCGATACGCGCGCTTCTTCCAAGGGATAAAAATTGACATCAATGATGCGATCTAAATTGCGTACCGTCACTTGCACGGCGTTTTTCAATTGTTCAAAGTCGTAAGTGTTTGAGCGTCGATCAACGAACGCGTTTAAACACACCGACGCTAGATTGCAAACGGCCACTTCGTCGGGCGCGCTGTACTGTACAATTTCAGCGCACAGATTGCTGCAACAAATGGTGCCCACGTTGCTTTGATTGCTTTTGGCGTTGCAAGCGTCTTTGTACAGCATGTACGGCATACCGGTTTCGTTTTGACATTCGATAATGGCGCGGTGCAGGTCGCGCGCTTTCACTTGCCGCACGTACGCGCCGTCGTGTTCGTATTGTTTGTACAATTGTTCAAATTTTGAACCGTAAACGTTTTTTAATAAAGGGCAACGATCGGGGCACATGAGCGACCATTGTGCGTCGAAATGAACGCGCCTCATAAACAGATCGGGCACCCACAATCCGAAGAATAGATCGCGCGCTTTGCTGTCTTCGCAACCCATGTTGCGACGCAGATTTAGCACTGCGTAAATGTCCGCGTGCCACGGCTCCAAATAGATGGCAGCGGCGCCTTTGCGCTTTCCCCCCTGGTCTACATGTCGCACCGCGTTATTGAACACGCGCAACATGGGCTCTAAACCGCTGGCTTTTCCGTTGGTGGACACGATGCGGCTACCGTTGGCGCGCACGTCGTTTACGTTCAGACCTATTCCGCCGCCGTATTTGGAAATATTGGCGCAATCGCGCAGCGTGTTGTAAATGCCGTCGATGCTGTCTTCGCGCATGGTTAGCAAAAAACACGAGGACAATTGAGGCGCGTTTGTGCCCGCGGCAAACATGGTGGGCGAAGCGTGCGTAAACTGTTTCAAAGACATCATTTGGTACGTTTCCAAGGCGGCGTCAATGTCTTCGCCGTGAATGCCCACCGCCACGCGCAACAGCATGTGTTGAATTCGTTCCGCGCATTCGCCGTTGATTTTCAACAAGTAGCCGTTTTTTAAAGTTTTTACGGCAAAATAACGGTAATCGTAATCGCGCTCGTGGCGCACGCTACGGTCCAGTAGATCTGCGTTGGCGGCAACAATTTCAGCATGACGCTGCGACACCAAACCGTGTTTTTGCAATTCTTTTGTGCACACGGAAAAACAGCCATTTATTTTCTTGTGCATATTGTTGACAAGTATGCGGCCAGCTAGCAGAGAAAAATCGTCGTGAACGTGTCCCATGTTGGCGGTTTCGAGGGCGGCGTGCGCGTTGAGTTGCTCGGTGGTGATGCCGGCGCGAATGGTTTTGACCACGCGCAGAGTGATCGCCACCGGATCGATGTAGTCTTGGTTTAAGTTTTCGCACAAATGTGAAATTCTTGCTGTAATTTTATCCAGCAAAACGTTTTGACGCGTTCCGTCGCGTTTAATAACGTACAAAACGTTCATTGTTGTGCAAATTAATTAGGATAGACGCTGCGCCACCGTTAACTTTGGCGTCAATGTGATTGCAAATTTGTGCAACTCAAACATTTATAGGATAGGATAATAAAAATTGGGTAATTTAAACAATAACATTTATTATAATATTTGACAAGTACATGCTTAGTTTTAATTACATTGTTATAACAATATTCACATCTTTAGAATAAACAATATTTACACCGTTACGAATGACAATACCTACACCGCACATAGATTACATTACATCGTTTTCATCATCTGTGCAGTTTGCTGCGTTATTAATGTTCCTAATTGTGCTGCTCGTTGCGGTGCTTGCTTGGCTGCTACAATCATCGTTTTCCGCGTTCATGGGAGATTGCGGCATTGTTTCGTAACATTTCAGAATTTTTCAGAATTTCCGACAGAGACATGTTGACAGAATAGAACAAGGGTACAATTAAAAGACAATGAAATAATAAAAGATAACAAGCATCGTTGCGTATATATTAAAATTGTTATCATAAATTAACATTACAATCAGATAACGCGACAGATACCATATAAATAATTTAAACGTGATATCATGCTTGTTGATAAGGTCGTGTGCAAAATGACGCAAGCGCTTATTGAGTCGTTGTCATGTGTACGAGACCACAGTCACGTACGCCACGCTATCGGGTCACGTACGCCGTCCGGTCACGTAAGCCATTTGGCCTCGCCCGAGCCTTATCGATCACCGGAACGCTGCGTGCGCACATCTGTGTCATTGAACGTTATCATTCGGCTGGGTGTACAAGAAAATTGACTTTTTTTGCAGTGCAAAAAAACATGTTAGATCGTAGTGTATTCGCAGCGTACGGTACATTGTAGACTATGCACGTCAAAAAGTCTACGATTCGAACTATTAATCAATATATCGAAGTTTAGAATAAAACGACATTTTTTGCACTGCAAAAAAGTTCAATTTTTTTTACAAGTTTATTATTGTCTACACTATGCCTTATGTACAGCACTTATCTTACTATAAAACAGAAATGCGCAATAAAATTTACTCAGTTGCCTGCGGCTCGCACGACCAACAACGTTGACACAATGTTCGAGAACAAGGCGTATCGTAAAATCAAATTTGACTTTAACTCGGTCACCGAGGAGCTGAACGTTTACATTGAGAGTTTGATAGATGGCAGATTTCAGCATGTGGGCATCATTCTAGAGGCGCGCCAGATGTTTAAGTTTGGCAAGGTGAACATCAACAACCGCAACATGTTCACGGACAAATTTGACGTTCTCACACAGCAAATCAAGAGCATGAACCCCGAGAACCCGTATCGTAAAAAGATTATTAATTACACCACAATGCTCATCAGGATGGTGGTGATCGATAACGTTCGCATTTACATGAACGATTACCTGAAACATTACAACAAATTGTTGAAAGAAAAAAGTTTTAAAAACAATTTGGAAAAGTTCTACAAGGTTCTCAACAAGGGCAATCTGGAAGAGACCGTGCTGGAAACTATTCAATTGCGACAACAGTGCGTTATGCTGGGCAAGGAGTATTGCACGCCCAACGCGCGCGATTCCATCGCCGTCATCGTCAACAAGCTGGAAACGTATGGCTCGGCCGTTGTTAGCAATTTGCGCGAAAGTCTGATGATGAGCATCAACAAGCTGAAAGATGTACACTACCAATTTTTGGTGTCTATTAATGCGCACACTATTCTAGACGTTTGTTTCAATTGCAACAATGCTTTCGTGCACAAGACAAATGAAACGTGTCAAAATAACGTGCCCCATCAAATGTGTACCAAATGCTTGTACATGAATTTGAAAGAAAAAAATTGCTTGTTATGTTTGAAATTGAACAACATAATTAAATACAATGATGTTTTGAAAAAATTGCAATCGTCGCCTTCGTTATTGTCGTTGCCGTCATCGTCGTCATTGTCGTCGCTGTCCGATCAACAAAAAAAGAAACGCAAAAATTGCAACAAAAAAAACCGAGATACGGTACAAAATGTTGTTGCCAACGACAACGTCACACGGAATCTTGACGACGGCAACAGCGATGATGACGTGCCTCGCAAAAGAAAAAGCAGTGAAAACGTTTGCGAGCGCAACGATGATTCAAAATTTTACAAGTTAAAACTTGATCAATACAAAAGACAAAACCTTGTCAATAGAATGACCCGTAAGACTCCTGTGGTGAACACAGTGCAGGTAAGGACGGATCTTTTGCAACGCAACAATGTCATAAACGACTATACGGATGATGAAAATCAAGACGACAACGACAGCGGCGTGTTTAATGTCAACGATAGAGAAGACGTTGCAAACGAAACTAAAGTTATTGGCAGTGTCGCACAAGAAAACAATAACGATGAAGAGGAAGAAGAAATGATTTTGAAAAGCGAATTGACTCAAAATGTTTTGCAATCGTCTCTAGATGTTTTTCAATCGTCTCAAAATTCAGTGCAAACGTTTAATGAAAACAATGACAGTCAGGAACAACCAGACACTAGCATTAACGATGGCGATTCCAAAGACGGTTGCGATACCGATGGTCGCGACATTACCAACGTCGCCAATGACGACGACAATGTCGCCGATCACATTAAACAAGAAATACCAGACGATGAAATACAATTGGAATGTGAACAGATAATTATTAAAATTGAATCTGACGATTTAGAAGATGTTACGCTGAAGGGCCCCACAACGCCGAGTCGCGACAGCGACAGCGATTGTCAGATTGTGGATGACGGCAACTTATTTGATGCGTCGCGTTTCAAACCCAAAACGGGATATGTGTTTAGAAAAAAAATTAACGTTGTCAAAAAAAATTCTGTGGACGAAATCAATTTGGAGAAAACACAAAATGGATACTACAAACCGAAACATGTTCGGCGCCGTCGCAATTTCACGCCCACAGTCGCTATGAAAAAACAAATGGACGACAACGACGCCGCTTCTTCATATTTTAACGACAATGCAAGCACTTCTTCAAACAGCGTTACGCCTATTCCGTTTGCTTCTCCCAATACTCCGTTTGCTTCTCCCAATACAGAATTGTCGTTTGACGATGAACTCGATTTGTTGCAAGTGAATGTTTTAAAAGAGATGAGTTCTAAACAAGTTAAAAATGTAATATCGGACAACAACATGGCTGTTTGTGTTTTTACCGATGAATTTGTCTTGGAACAATAGTTATTGTAATGTATACTGTAGGTATTAGTTAGGATTTATATAGTGTAGGGTTATAGGCATTATGTTATGTACAATTTTTAAAATAAAAAATTTGTTAAAATTTGATGATTTATTTTACCCTACAAACATAGACACACACACTCACACATTACAAATCTTTATAATTAAAAACTTTATGATTTTGTAAAAATTTATGCATATTTATTTTTTTATAATCAATCAATCTGTAGTTGATGTTAAATTGCAGCATGTTGGTCACAAAAGATTCTGCATTGCCAGACAAAGGTTTACAAAAACTAATTTTTTCCTGTTGTCGTTTGTACAAATTTTTCAAGTTGATTTGTTCATTTTTCAATTTTTTAAAAGGATGATTTAAATTTGTCAACAATTCAAAAGTCAAAACGCCCACCGCCCACCAGTCAAAATGAGGCGCGTACGCTTGGCCTTTGATTTTTTCCGGAGAAAAATAGTCAATAGTGCCGTCGATCATGGGTTCGTGATTGTAATCGTCCACCTGCATTGCGCTGTTGGATATTTTACACAAACCGTAGTCGCACACGTAAATCTGTTTGTGCGGTTTGTACAACACGTTCTCTAGTTTGATGTCGTTGTGCATGATGCCTTCTTGATGCAGGGCGTGCACGGCGTCCACCAGCTGACAGAGTATGCGTCGCGTTTCTTTTTCGCAGATTTTGTTATTTTTAACATAATCAAAAAGATCGCCCTCTTTGATGTAGTCCATTATTAATAAGTGACCGTGCACCGACGTGAAAGAGTAGTAAAGTTTGATAAAATATTTGTTGTGCTGCATCACAGAGTGCACGTACGGCTCCATCGGTTTGAACTTGTTAATTTTCACATATTTGATCAAAACTTCTTTTTGATTGCGCGCGTGTTTCCACACGCTAACCGGACAGTAATTGCCTTCAATGTTAGGCCAATAACTGTAATTTTCGTTGTCGTTGTCAATGTTGAAACTGCCGTTGTCGCTGTGATTGTAGTAATTTAAATCATCGTCGCTCGCAGCGTTTTTGCTGTCGTTTGCATTGTTGATGGTTTTTACAAACTGTAAATCTTTATTTAATTTTCTGATTTCTTTAAAAAATACCGTCAAGTGTTGAGGAACGACCGGCGTTGCTTTCACATTCGATTCGGCCGTCGACGCCGAATTCAATTTTACAAACGTCTTGGTTCGTTTGAAATTTTTAATTTCTCGCTTTTCCTCCTTGGCTTCCATCATGTCGTCCGCGTTCAACATTGACGCGCGCGATTACCTGCTTCGAATGTTTAGTTTGCCAACGATCGCCAACAACGTTCACAACGTGACCGATGCACTGGCGCAATTTCTTAATATAATTGACAGCGATTGCTCGATCAAAACTTTAAAAGAATCCGTCAATCGAAACTTGCACAACACACACAATTTGGTTCAATTAAACAAACGCGGCGCTTTGGAATTGCTGCAATTTGCCAACAGTTTGTACGACGCGCACGTTACCGTGCCGCAGACAAATGCGAATGCGCCGAGTGCGAAAGCTACTAACGCGGAGGCCGCAAACGCGCCTTCGTTGTCGTTTATTACACACAAAGAAAATTTGTCAATGCCCACCGCCGCGTCTTCTTCGATGATCAATATCAACGGCGCGCACCGTTTTATCAACGACACCGCCGACTCGGAACGCAACGTGGAAACTACTGAAATTCGTTGTCAAACAAACAGTAAAATGACCGCTGCTTTTGCGCAAAAAGTGAAACGCGTACAGGGCATGGTTAACAAAGTGAACGGCGACAATCGAGCAACGCTTCAACGCATCGTGGATTCGATCGTTGAAAGCGACAAAACCAACGTTGAAAAACGTTTTAAAGAATTTTTTGAGGCGTACAAGAAACACGTTGAAGATCGCAATCGGCACAACGATGATGAAAACGCTCTCAACAAAAATATTGATTTGCTTTTCGAAAATATCGTTTCTTTAGATGCAAAAGTTACAAATGATGAAGTTGGTAAAACAAAAAGCGGTGAGTTGATTTTTTCACCGCCGTCGTCTCCGTCGCCACCCGCATCAGCGCCGCCGCCACCGCCATTATTGACGTCGTCGTCGTCGTCCTTGCCATCGTCGTCCTTGCCATCGTCGTCAATAATAGAATCGCCACCGCCTCCGCCTCCACCGCCTCCACCGCCGCCACCGCTTTCGTTATTTGCGCCAACGCCGCCTCCTCAACCGCTTTCACAACCGCCGTCGTTGTTTTCTAACGACAAAAACGACACGGCTGTTGCAAAATTGGCGGAACAGAAAGCACCGACGGAAACAAATTCGAGCGGCGGCGTTATAACAGCAAACGATCTAAAAAATCAATTGGCAAAAATGAAAAAAAATAGTCAAGAAAAAAAAAAGACGCCGTCAACTGCTAGCAGCCACGATTTGAAATCGTCGACATCGTTGAGCCGCAACGACAGCGTAAAATCTTTGACGGTATCGGAAATCTTGAAAAGGAGGCTGGCGCACGAAATGTCGTCGTCGTCGTCAAACAACGAAGAGGAAGACGTGTCCGAAAACAGCGATTGGGAATTCAGCAAGAAAGAAATCAAAACAAAAATCTTTTACAGAACGCTGTTGCAACTGTTGCAAAAAGAATCAAACGTTTTGAACAGCAAAGACAACGATGATGATTTGCGTGAAGCGTTTCGCGTTGTTAATTCCAACGACGCGCAAGCTTTGCGTCGAGTAGACACCATAATCAAAAACATTGAAAGCAAACTACTCAAATGGTATCCCGCTTCCTATCGCAATCCTTTGCTTGAAAAAAACGTTCAAGACCAGCCTCTGTACGTTAAAGATCTGAAGGAATTCTACAAAGCCATCAACCATTTGGTGAACACGCATCGTTTCGAAAAAGCTTTGCAAGAAGTCGAAAAGGCCATCGTCGACGGCATCAGAACCGAAGAGTTGGAAAACAAGAAAAATAAATTAAAAATTATAGTGTTGAACACCGACGACAACGACATTTCAAACGATGACAAGGGCAATAAAACAAACGAAAGCGAAGCGTAACGTTAATTTTAGTCGACAAAATGAAACATTTATTGTTGTAAATTTGTATTGTTAATAAATATTAACCATTAGCGTAATTGTTTTATTAATAAGCGGGTCCTGAGTACAAAGGTGCGTCGGGTGCGAATTCCTTGATTTTAAACACCAACGAAACTTCCATTAAAATCTCTTCTTCTTCGGCGGAATCGGTGCCGATGTACACGATAGGCTTGTAAAAGTTTTCCCAAATGACGCGGTTGATAAACTCCTCAAACGAGTTGGTGTACTCGGCGTGCAGATTCATGACCGGGCATCCACCGCCTTTCTTGGCCAGGCTAATTCTGTACTCGTTGTTGTTGCCCACGTAGCTCGGTTCCACGATACGAATCACCTCGTGAGGCACATAATCGGGATCGCAACGAAGAGCGTGTTGGGCCAAAAATCTGTAACAACGATTGGGTTTGGTGGGTCGCATGGTGATGGTTAAAAACACGTCCATGATCTCTTGGTCGTTGACAATGGGAAAACTGTCCTCCATGAAACGCGTCCACGTTTCCCTCAAAAATTCTTTGCCGCTCCAATTCACTACCAGTTTCATCGTGTCCGGTTTAACGTTGCGAATCTCTTTGAACAAAGTTAATTTTTGATTTTTGCCAGGTCCCAAAAACGGATCTTCGGCAACCAGGTACTTGTCGAGAGGATCGAGCGCGTGCTCTTCCACTTCATGGTCGATTTGATTCTTCTTGCGTTTCGCGTTTTTGATCACCGCTCCCAAATTTTTGTAGTATTTGTTGTCGTAAACGTATGTGCGACCCAACGACGGGTTGTAGCTGTAACGAGTATACAT